CTGAATAACCAACGACTAAAGTCGTTGGGTTCCGAGGTTCAAAAAGCTTTTCTTCAAGCATTTGATTGCCTCATAAGCGTTTCAGTACCACTATTCCATATAGGCTTTTGCTATATGGAGTGAATAATTTTCTCAAATTATTCAATGTCGAAAACCTGCTTTTATGAGCAGTTGTAAAAATATTACCACAGCTCCCACATTTTAGTTCAATTATTTTCATGTAATCACATATAACACGATGTGTGGAGGTGTTCAGTAATTTGGTGGAGATGTAGGGTACTGCCCCCTAGTCCGCGATATGCCCTTATCAAAACTCGTTCACAAACTTAGTCAATATCAACGTCATTGACAACGTTGCTAGATTGTCGCTCTAGCGGGTTATTTACTGTTTATTTCAAATCCACAATCCGTAGCCGAATGTGGACTCTATCTTTAGTGGGTTGAATGTCCTTTGATTACCAAAGCTATCTCATCTGGGACATATCATCATGCGGCTAGCGCAAATGATTCAAATGCATTATCGTTTGCATTTATACGTCGATTACTTTTGGAGGGGCAATCATCCTCTGTTTGCGTCATTCTGATAATTCGTTATCCCGTCGAATCTATGTCATCCCCATTTTTAGTTTTAAGCCATTCTATTAAGTCAACAAAGAAATCAGAAACCTTCTGTGCAGCTTCTTTCTCTTCTAAGCCTAACCCATATTTTTTATCCTGCAACCAATAAGATAGTTGAGGCGAGCCAGGACATTTAGGAAATTTCTGTCTACGAAAACTCTGATACTCTTCCATGAGATCAATCGAGATACTTAGTCATTGGCAACAAAGACAGATAATCGCTCCATCGAGCTATCTACTGTTAATCTTATTATCATACATCGTAGCCCTATATGATAACCAGCTTTGTGGGTTGACGTTCTTTTGATTACTCAAGCAGTCTTATCTCAGAACGTATGGGCCTTACTCAGGCAGCCATAGCATATGCATTATCGTTTGCATTTATTACGTTGATTACTTTGGTAGGTGTAATCGCCTCTGTCTGAATCATTTTGTCAATTCTTTACCACGTCGAAACCCGTGCATGCCCTTAAATAAAACCCGCATTGTGCGGGTTGGAGCTGATGATCGGTACTGCCCCGATGCTATCTCGTTACGAGTGAGATGTTCTGCTATTTAAACTACATCAGCTTTTATAGCGGCTATAACTTCTTTTTCAATCTTATAGCGTTTAGCCCTTTCAAATCTACCATTACCTTTATTACGACCTGCAAAAGTAGGTGTTTGAGCGTCACAATTATGGCAGATTAATCGTAGATTACATATGCTGCTATCATGTGGGTTACCATCAATATGATCCATAACTAAAGGAACGGGTTTGTTCATCCATTCTGTGATAAAGCAAATTTCACATCGAACGCCTCTTGTTTCTAAGAGAAAATTTTTTAACCTGCGTACCGATACATTTCTATTATCAGAAGATAATAATTCTTCTTTACTAGACTTCCACTCAAAATCTTTTTGACAAGAATTGCTACAAAATTTACGATTAGCTCTAGCTGCCTTTTTACCACAAGCTAAACAATTAGAAGCTTCTTGACCGTGCCTTCTAACACCTTTATTGTTGAAAGCGGCACCACATGATTGGTTGCAAAAATCATTATATCTTTTCTCATAAGAGATAGGTGCATTGCAAAACTTGCATAATTTTGGATTGGCATTCCAATCATCGATGCGATTTTGTTTTCGCATAGCTGCTGTTTTTGCAGCTTCAATTCCGCCTAATTTACCAGCTTCACTGGTGGTCAGCCCTTGTCTCATATGAATGAATATATCAGCTAATTTTAGGATTCGAACTTTATTGGAGCTGTAGGTGGGGATCGAACCCACGACCACTACTTTACCAAAGTAGTATTCTACCACTGAACTACTACAGCTTATTCGGTTTCAGCTTGTTTCGTACCCAGTATATTCACCGAAAACTTTAACCTGGGACTTGGAGCTGGTGCCGAGAATCGAACTCGGGTCTCTGCGTTACAAGGGCAGGGTCTTACCATTAGGACGAAACCAGCTTACGTGTACATATTATAACACTTTATTCCCATGTGTCAACCGCCCCAAATTAAAAAATTATTGTGGGGCTCGGAAAATATCGGATCCATGTTTAAAAATATTCGATAAAAAGGATTGGTCCTTGGTGAAAATAGGCAGGTCCGGACTGACCATCCATTTATTCTTCATGGTACCATCTTCCATTATCTTAGGCGCCTTATAACAAGCAGCACCTCTCCTAAAAGCCATGGGGCAGTTATTAAAATCAATGTTGGCTTCCTGATTCAATAAATCAATCTTTTCATCAACACTCATTCCACTCAACATGTCTTTGATGGTATTTTTATCGTACTTCTTTAATAGTTCATAGAAGCAAGCAGATTGAATAGAAGTATGAAAATTATTCTGCTGCTTATGTACTAAAGTATTGATGGCTTCCATAATATTCGGTACGGCAAATACTTGAGAGGTGAAGATTGCATCTCCCATTAGATTCAAGTCTATAGCGCTGGCACACTTATTGAAGTGCAGAGTAGCGATGGCAGCAGTAACCGAGGCAATCTTTTGGACGCGATTGTCATACCATGGAGTCGTTTCCTGACTTTGATCATTGCGGGCGATGATTACAATTTCATCATTGTGTTGGTAAGCAAAAAGGGCGCCTTCAACCTCGGTGCAAAGTTTCAACATGGTTGACATGATGCATTCTGAAAACTTGGGACAGTATGGCTTATCCAATAGCGAAGTCAGCTTAGAGAACGCCCTTCCATTGACACAAATGACAATGGGTAGACGAGCTAGAAGCTTGGTGTCTGACGATTCCCGATAGGAATCGATTCTGTCTTTCAGTTTTAGATTTGACATGATAATGAATATAACTTAACGCAATACTGTCGGGTTATTACTTTTAATACTATTTAGGGTTTGCATCAATCTATCTTGCAAATTATATCCCAATTTTGAGGAAATATTTGGATTAAGCCCAGTTAATGCTCTAAATTGACCATTGCCCAACATAGCGTCTGCCCAAGTATGAATTTCATTAGGGGTAACTTTCCTTCCATACAAAGAGCCCTTATTCAAAAAAGTATCATAAAACATTTGAGCAACAGTGCTGACATTCTTTTGGTCACCAGTGCTAGTACGATCGAGAACTCGGTCTATTATTTTTTGAAAGTTATCTTTGCCTTGGCTAGCGAAGTGCATAGCATCATTGAGCATTTTGGTCAATGTCCCAAATAGATTAACAGTGGGACCATTATATTCCCTTTTCCTATTAACCAATAACATGCCAGGTACAGCTGGAGGTGGTGGCAAAGCAGGAACAGTAGCCGCAGGTTGAGCAGGCTGCGTCGTAGGCGGAGTTGCCTGCGCTACCTTCTCTAATAGCTTAATTCTTAGTTTCCTGTTCATCTAGTACTTTATGCCGAAAATATAGTAGACCCAGGATTAGGAGCCACATAATTCCATACAATATCCAGCCACCATCAAGATCTATCATAATTTACTACCTTTGCGATTCCTATATACCAAAAAGGGGCGTGAGCGATATATTCCTGTTAGAAGAATTGTCGGAGAAATTAATGACCACATCCATAATGTTTGTAACCTACAACAGATTAGATTTGACAAAAAGAATGTTGGATAGCTTAGTCAAAAATACAAACTCCCCGTACCGACTAATTATTGTAGATAATGCATCTACAGATGGTACGGCAGAGTGGCTTATAAAATTGAAGCGCTCCTACCTTAATTATCTGTCTGATTCTACGCATTGTCAAGGCTTAGACATTCATATTAACGATAAAAATCTTGGTATCGGTCCTGGTAGAAACAAAGGTTTAGAAATCGCCGCCCAATACAAAGACCCATGGCTTTCCACGCTGGATAATGATGTGGAGCTGAATCCTGGTTGGTTAAAAGAATGTATTGAAATTATGGAAGTGAATCCTAGATTGGCATTAGGTCTCAACATGGAAAATGTTGCATACCCTTTGGTAACTAGGGGCGGTAAGACTTTTCAGGTCAAACCAGCTGGAAATTTAGGAACTGCTTGTACGGTTTTTCATCGTGATTTGCACGATCGCATTGGATTCTTTAATACTGAATATGGGCTATATGGTGAGGAAGATGCCGACTTCTTTTTTCGAGCCCGTTTAGTTGGCTGGGATCTTGGTTATTTAAAAGATATGGGAGTTCACTTTGGTCAAGGTGAATTAGATACGGGTGAGTATAGAGAATTTAAAGATTCTTGTCGCGGAAAAAATCTTGTCAAATTTAGGCAAAACTGTAGGGATTATGCTGCTGGGCAAAAACCATATTACATTCCGTTGCCCAAATCCGCCAATAATTCATAATATATAGTGGTAGTCTGATTAAGAATGGAAGAGGTCAGTTTTGTTTGACGGAAAATACCTAGAGTGGAATCAGAAGCGTATTAAGGGAATCCTTGAATTTTATGGCGGACATAAGTTTTGGTACTTCAAAAAAGTATTAGATTTAGGTTGTGGTCAAGGCGATATTATTGGAGCCTTGTATCGCTTGGGAGCAGATGTTTTAGCATTAGATGCTAGACAAGAACATTTACAAACAGCTGGAAAGAAATTCCCCGGATTAAAAACAATCAAAGCCGATTTGGATAGAGATTGGCCTTTTCCTAATAAGAAATTTGATGTTATTTTAGATTTGGGATTGCTTTGTCACGTAAGAGACTATGAAGCTCATTTGAGGGCAGTATGTGCATCTACAACTCACTTGATATTGGAAACAGCTGTCTGTGACTCAGATGATCCAAATAAATGTATTATTTCTTCTGAAAATAAAAACATTTTTGATTTGTCAGTTAATGGTGTTAGTTCAAGACCAACAGCGGCAGCAATTGAAAGAGTGTTAACCGAATGCAGTATGAACTTCAAACGTGTCGATAATGCTAAGTTCAATGCTGGTAATTTTACATATGATTGGCAAGTTCAAAATACTGGAGATACTAGTATTTTAAGAAGAAGAATTTGGTTTGCAGTTAAAAATAGCAGCCCAATTCAATTTGCTAAGCCAGCGGTACAAAGTACTTATACTCCTCCTCCAATGGCGCCTCCTCCGATAATGTTTTCTCATCCTGCTTTTAGCGGCAATAATCATGCGCCAAGACTCGCTCAAATTCCAAATATTAATGACACTTTGCCACATAACAGACAGATTAGTCAGGCGGGCGCAATTGTTGGAATTTGGAAGAGAGATGGTGCAAATTGGATTTGGGATAACGGCGCCGCCCCAAGTACATCAACAATTCCACCACCCACACCAGCATCGAATGGAGTTCCAAATTGGGATAGTCCAATTAAGAAATTCGTAATTGTAATTCCAAGTTATAATAATAGTAAATGGTGTGTTCAAAATATTAATTCTGCATTAAGTCAAAACTATGATCAATTTAGAATTATATTTACTGACGACTGTTCCAGTGATGATACTTTTACTAAAGTAAGTGAGGCAGTTAATGCTTCACCTCGCGCCGACAAGGTTACACTAATTAAAAATGTGAACCGTATCGGCGCACTAGCAAATTTGTATAATATGATTCATAGCTGTGATGACGATGAAATCATTCTTACACTAGATGGTGATGATTGGTTTCCAGATGACAATGTGTTGAATCGTCTAAAACAGATTTATTCTAGCCGCGACATTTGGATGACTTACGGACAATATAAGAATAGTACGGATGGTAGCACTGGTGTGGCTGCACCTTATCCGCCTCACATCGTAAATACTGGAGCATTCAGACATACAACTTGGGGAGCTTCTCACTTAAGAACTTTCTATGCATGGCTATTCAAGAAGATCAACAAAGAAGACTTGCAGCAGAATGGCAATTTCTTCCAAATGACTTGGGACTTTGCTATCATGTTCCCAATGCTAGAAATGTCTGGAGATCATTCTCAATTCTTGTCTGATATTCTATACGTTTACAATCTTGATAATCCAATTAACGATCATAAAGTCAGTCGTCAATTGCAACAAAGTCTGGATTCGTACATTAGGAACATGCCGAAGTACGCCAAAACAGAGAGACCACCACCACCAAAGATTGCGGTTGGATTGTTGCTTATTGCAACCAATAAGTATCAAAAATTTATTCAAGGACTCATCTCTTCGGCAGATAAGTATTTCTTAAATGATAGATTCCAAGTTACTTACTATGTATTTAGTGATACTAATAATCAAATTGAAACCAATAGAAATGTAGTACAAATACATATTGATCATAAGCCTTTCCCACATGCCAGCATGGATAGATTCAAGCATTTTACAAATTACGCTAGCCAATTTAGCAAACAAGATTTCTTATACTACGTGGACGTAGACTGTTTGTTTGTTGACAACATATCTACCGAAATTCTTGGCAACTTGGTTGGAGTAAGACACTGCGGATACTTTAGCTCTCAAGGTCCATATGAGCATAATCCACAATCATCTCTTTACGTGCCAGTTGAATATCCTAAACGTTACAAATACTACTTCGGTGGTGGTTTCAGTGGTGGACAACGCGACAGTTATCTAAACTTATCCCGCTGGTGTAGTGAGATGATTGACAAAGACTTAGCCAATGGAATAACTCCAGTTTGGCATGATGAAACGGCTATCAATAGGTATTTCTTGGACAATGAACCAGATATAGTATTGTCTCCAAGTTATCACTACCCTCAATCAAATATAGAGTATTATCGAAGACAGTGGGGTTCCAATAACTTTCATCCTAAAATCTTGCTCTTAGATAAAAATCACCAGGATATACGCGGATGATTTCGTTCAAAAACTTAGGAAATATGGGAAGGTTGGGAAACCAATTATTTCAAATAGCTACAACAATATCGTTGGCTGTTGAAAATAATGAAGAATATATGTTCCCAGAATGGGAATATTCTTCCTATTTTAGCTTAACTCGTTGTTTTTCCAACAACATTCCTAATTTAGAGACATATAAAGAATCGGGTTTCGTGTACACCCCGATTCCTTATCGACCCAACTTAAATTTGGAAGGATTTTTTCAATCCGAAAAGTATTTTATTAGGTCTCAAGATATAATACAAAATTTACTAACTCCTAAAGTAGGTGGACCTATTCAATGGGATCATACTGCAGTACATATTAGGCGTGGTGATTACTTAAATCTTAAACAGGAGTATGTTCAGTTGGGTATGGATTATTACTCAAAAGCTATGCAAATGACAGCAACTAAGAATTATATTATATTTTCTGATGATATGGCTTGGTGTAAAGCAAATTTTCAAGGTGATAACATTACATTTTCAGAAGGCAAGTCACCAGTAGAAGATTTGGCATTGATGTTGAGCTGTGAACACACAATTATAGCTAATAGCAGTTTTTCTTGGTGGGGAGCTTACTTAAATAAGAATCCCTCTAAAATTGTAATTGCACCTCAAAGATGGTTTGGACCGAATTTGCCACATGATACGAGAGATTTGTTGCCTTCCCAATGGACAAAATTATGACGATATACGAGAAAACCAGCAACTTCTATAATCAAAAAATAAATATTTCTAATATTAGAGAGTGGAGATTTGAATTCTTCGCAAAAACATGTCTTGGAAAGAGGGTTCTACATATAGGTTGCGCCGATTCGATGGTGTATGATCCCGAATCTAATCTTCATATTTATCTATCAAAAATATATCAAAATAGCGACGAGTCACCCGCTCCCACTACCGTCTTGCACGGATTAGATATTGATGTTGAAACTACCAAAAAACTTTTAGAGGCATGTCCTGGAACCTATTTTACATCATATGAGGATGTAAAAGAGGAATATGATATAGTTTTAGTTCCAGAAGTAATAGAACACGTTCCAAATGTTAATTCTTTTCTTAAAGACATATTTTCAGTTAAATCTAAAGAATATTTAATTACTGTACCTAATATGAGTGTTGCTCAAATATTTTGTGATGATGAATATGCATTAGAGATGGTTCATCCTGATCATAAATATTGGTTTTCACCTTATACACTATATAATACAGTAATACCTTTCCTTCCAGAAAATTTCAAAATGAAAATGTACTATCTAGAAAGAAAAGCTCAAATAGGAATACATTTCCAAAAGAAAACTGATTGTGAACTACACCTAGAGCAAAAAGAACAAGAGAAGGCGGCAGTATGACAACTTGGTGGAATAAAAATGTAGTAAATAGAATGTCTGACTTTGAGGGTTGGATTGGAGATTTTGATCAACCAACAAAACTATTTTGTAGAAAATATGTTGCTGCCACAGGTTACAAATCAATTATTGATTGTGGTTGTGGACTTGCGACAGAATATTTTGGATATAAAAATGATCAGTATGATGTGGATTATACTGGATTAGATAGCTGTACATACTTAGTTGACAAGAACAAAAATCTTGGTATCAAGATGGTAGAGGCTGAGCTTGAAGTAAACTTGCCACTGAAAGACAGCTCTTATGAATGTGTATATTGTCGTGGAGTTATAGAACACCTTTCCTATTATGAAAAAACTATTAATGAATTCATCAGAGCTGCTAAAAAGGAAGTTTTAATTGGTTGGTTTATTAAACCAGATAATGCAGATGATAAAATAGATTATTGGGTCGAGGAAGATTTGTATCATAATAAATATAATAAAGACAAGTTAGAAAAATTCATTATGAGCAACCCTAAAGTTGATAGAATTTTTTGGGATGAAATTGATGAAAAAGAAAACGTTCTGCACATCATGATAAAGGAAGTATGAGATTTTTTAATATAGATCAACACGTTTCAGTAATTGCCGACCTTGCTCATATCTTTAAAGATTTTGGGCATGAGACGGATGACTGGACGCTATCTGGGCACAACTGGGTTTTGAATAAACCAAAAAATACAATTAGGCTAGGCACCAGTGCTCTCACATGTTCTGGTGTTTGCTCAGAAGAAGTTTGTGATATTTTTTATGAAACTTATAAAGAAGAGTTCAAAAAATACGACGCTTTTATTGCTTGTTATCCAGCAGAATTTGCAATGCTTTATGAAAGATGGAACAAGCCCATTATTGTAATCAACTGCATTAGATATCAGCATCCCAATACTTTTGATAACCCACATCTAGTAAAAAGATTAGAAGATTTTATGGCTAGAAAAACTGCTGATGGAACATTATATTGGGTATGTAGTAATAGAGGCGATCAGTGGTATACAGAATATCATACTGGTATTAAGGGAACATTTATTCCTCATTGGGGAACTTACACGAATCTAAAATATACAGGAACAAAAGATAAATATATAATAGCTAATAGAACTGAAATATCAGTCTCTGGCGATTTAGCTATTCCTCTTTCTTCAATAAGAGATTCTAATTGGAGATATACTTGGGAAAATTTATATAGTTATAAGGGAGTAATTCATATCCCATATGCAAATTCCACGTCATCAATGCATGAACAGTATACTGCAAACGTTCCACAATTTTTTCCATCTAAACAATATTGTAAAGAGATTTACCATCAAGGTAAAGCATTAGAAGAATTAACATTCTATAAAATAAACAAAAAACAAGAGCCAGATGATATTAATAATCCCAACAGTCTTCGCAATCCTGCCATTTTAGAAAAGTGGTTAGACACTTCAGACTATTATGATCCAAAAGGTTTTTTGAAATATATTCAGTATTATGATTCGCCTGCCCATCTAGATCATTTATTAAGAACAGTCAACGCACGTGAAATTAGTAATGATATGTCATTTGCTAATATTGCAAAAAAAGAATACGCATATTCTGAATGGAAAAAAATACTTGACAGTATTAAAAATAAAACCTAATTAATGGAACTAATATGAAAATCTCTTTATTTTCTTTTGCCGTAAATGAAAAATTTCCAATTGATATTGCACACAGGCAATTCAAAAAATATATGAAGGAAGATTTTGAGTTTATTTTATTTAATGATGCCATGGATGTTCAATCAGAACAAAATATTAATATGATTTGTTCATATAACAATATAAAATGTGTAAGGGTACCTCAACATATTCATAGAGTACAAAATCCTTCGGAGGGATATGCTGCAACATTGAATTGGGCAGTCCATGAGTACGCCCCACAAAATGGCTGCGAAATAATTGTTCTCCTTCATACGGACGTATTTCCAATTTGTGATGTTGTAGTTTCTGACATTATTGGAGAGAACATTGTAGCAAGTACTAGTGAATTTAGAATTATGGATGGCAAAGGAGTTAATTATTTTTATCCAGCTTTAACAATGGTTAATATGAAGCGTCTTGCAAACCCTCATGAATTAGATTTTGGATTAGCTCCTGGATTAGATTGTGGTGGAAAAACTAAAGATTTTATCAAGTCCCATGAATCAGCAGTAAAATTTTTGAACAATCATCAAATTTCGTACATGATTGCTATACTGACAGGGCAACCAATTGCAGAATATTTTTCGAATGATTTAGCAATTTGCAGATCACACGGTTTAAGTGCAGGTTGGGTTGCCGATGGATTTTATCACTATATGGCGGGCTCACAATGGAACAATGCAGAAAATCCAACTTTCGCTGCTGGACACAAATTAAGAATGGATCTGTTCTTAAATTATTTCTATTGATATTTATTTCTTCAATAAATGGGCTAATCCGGTAGTAGCATTAATAACATCAACAATTTCCCAGCCGTCAAAGCTTTTCTTTTCCAGATATTGCTTGACAAATGTTCCGCGCCCGCCATCAACGGTCCAATCATGCAATAGAACATTAGTTCCAGGCTTTACTTTTGCCTCTAAGATTTTAAATGATTGTAAGTTTTCAGAAATATCTGGATACAGTTCTGCAGGAAATGGCAGCTTTGCATCCCATGTTTCATCTCCCCATCTAAAAATATTACAACACTATTATCTTCAAAGTTGTATCTCTTAGTAGCATTGATAAAATCTTCGTTAAATAATGAAATGTATGGTTTGTATACTGACTGCTCATAAAAATTATTTGCACACTCCCAGTATGGAGTATAAGTTTCATAGGTGTGAAGTTGCCCTGCTTTATTTTCAAATAGAGCTTTTACTAAAAATAAAGTGCTTCCGCCACCCTGCCAAGTTCCACTTTCTATAACTAAATTTGGCTTTAAAGAAACGACCAAATTAAATAGATAGTCTCTTTCAACATTGCTGAGTTGCCCGTCTGGTATTTGCATAAATATCTCCTTTAAATCCCTGGGGCATCCAAAACAATTCCCTTTTCGCGAGCGTAGTTTCTTACTACTTCTAGGGCTCGCGGCGGAATGTGTTCTGTAATTCCTCCAATAAGAACTGGATGGGTTTGTCTGCAGTGAGCACAATGGAAAGCATTCATTGAATTAGCCTCTCTAAAAGAAAGACCTGGAACTGGTTCATCCCACTCTTGATAGGAAGGTATGGGGGCACGATGACCGTCCTCACCAAAATAACCATTAACTAATAGTTGTCCCTGATTATTATATTGAGGATTTCCAAAATGAACTAGTAAATTATGCGTAACATTTGGATAGATCTTTTCAGCTAAAAATCCCTGATCATATGTGCCGGTTTTGCAGAATTCTTCCACCAAATCTTTCATCTCTGGAAGCATATAATTTCGAACGCCCCACATGCCGCCCATTATTTTTTGGCTGTGATAGCAATGATCTCTGATGATATGGAAACTTCTATCACCTTCGAGCCACTGATCAACACACACTTTCTCTCTGACAGAAACCCAAGAGTCTGCATCTCTAGAGATCATAACTGTGTCGTATTCAGAAGCTGGCAAGAATCTCCATAGCATAGCCTCACTTCCACGATGATGCGGCATAACTACAACTTCAACATGTTCAAATGTTCTAAGAAGTTGTTCTATGCTTGGTGGTACAGTATCATCAATGTAAAATCTGGCAACCCAGCCGGGATAAATTTGTGGAATTAAAAGGCAGTTAATAATTGCGTTGATGCAATCTTTCGGACGGTTATTGTACAGCGAGTAGCTTACTATCTTCTTCATCATACTAATAAGGTTATATTGATATGGTGAGGCATAAATGAGCAAGGGAAAAATTGGTATTTTTTGTGGTGAACAGCATGGTGATATTGGACTCTGTACAGCTGTTTTAAAATATAAAGATGTGTTGTGGCCAGATAAAGATATCGTATGGTTTGCCAATTTAGCTCCTGAAAAAGCTACTTATGTAGACATGCTTAAATTCAATGATGCAATTTCTGAAATTAGACAACAACCTCCAATTTGGTTTAGAGATATAATCGATAGGGACGGGCATCTTCTTCCAGAAAAAATGACAGATTTCGAGCAAACAAAAGACTTAGATGCAGGCTATTATCCAGCCCCATGGGCAGTGTTACCTAATCCAAAATTAGATAGTGTAAACTATTCAAACATACCTAGAATGGTTTGTGGAGCCGATCCTTCGTGGGAATGGCATTCATATTTAGGATTTTCTGATGAAGAAAGAGAAATGGCTAAAGATTTTTATGCCAGTTTGCCTCACGCAAAAACAGTTATGCTGGAAACCGAGTTAAGATCGGCTGGCAATTTTCAATTATTTGAAGATTCAACTAGAAATATAATTCACCAATGTCGAAGCAAATTTGGCAAATGCAACTTCATTTTTGCTAGCAAAGTTGATCATACAAAGTTTGCAGATGACATAGGCGTTGTTTCTGGATCACAATTTACAGTTAGACAAACTGCACTGTTACATGCTCAATGTGATTTGTTCATCGGAGTAAGTAGCGGCATCACAGTTGCTGCAAATTGCTGGGGCAATAAGCCAGTTCCTAGGGTTGAATTTTGTGGATCTACTATCGTAAGCTCAATAATGGCTCATGGTCCAGTTAACAGCTTCATTTGTGACAACCTTACCGTAGAACAAAAGAAGGCAGGGCTAGAGCGCACCTTGGCGGATACCTTAAGTAGAATTTAAGGAATTCTTATGGTTAAGACTATTTGTATATTTGGTGCAGGCGGTTTTGCTAGAGAAGTCTTTTGGCTCGCTAATCAGTGCGGCTGTGAGGTAGACGCTTTTATCGATGTGCAGGCAGGCAAAGACTATTGTGGAGTAAAAGTAGAGGACGAGAATTATTTTGATCCCAACAAACATTTAGCTGTAGTTGCTGTTGGTAATCCGCGTATCCGCGAAATTATTGTAAAAAAAATTATTGACCACCATGGAGATAGTGTCTTCAAAACACTTATTCATCCCCGAGCTATTTTAATGGATCCCAATATTAGTATTGGCTCTGGTTCAGTTATTTGTGCCAACTGTCTATTAACATGTGATATACAATTGGGGGCATTCTCACAGCTCAATTTAGCCACAACTATTGGTCACGATACTGTTACTGGAGATTTTTTTACTACCGCCCCAGGTGTTCACGTTAGTGGTCATGTGAAGACTGGTAACAGAGTGTATCTAGGCACCAACTCTTCAACCGTTGAAGATATTGCGATCTGTAGCGATGTAACTATTGGTGCGGGCGCATGTGTGGTAAAAGATATTGCAGAAAGTGGAACTTATGTAGGTATACCTGCTAAGAAATTAAAGACATGATTCCAATTTATAAGCCATACTTGCCAAAATCTTCTTTAGCATATGCACATGAAGCCCTGGATTCTACCTGGATTTCTTCGCAAGGAAAATACATACAACTAGCACAAGAAGCGTTACAGGAGCTGCTTAATGCGCCTTATGTTATTTTATTAAATAATGGCACTAGTGCCTGCCATCTAGTGGCTAAGTGTTTAGCAACCAAACAAAATAAGAATGAAATTATAGTTCCAAACAACGTCTATGTGGCAGCTTGGAATGCCTTTTTATTTGATAGAGATTACAAAATCTTCACTGTGGATGCCGACCTCAACACTTGGAATTACAATCTAGATGAACTAGATAAATCCATTATCGCTCATCCAAATGCTGCAGTCCTAATAGTACATAATATTGGAAATATTATTAATGTGCCTAAATTAAAAAGAAAATATCCTAATACATTATTTGTTGAAGATAATTGTGAAGGATTTTTAGGAACTTATGAAAATGTCTTTACCGGCACTGCCTCTTATGCTTCTAGCATTTCTTTTTTTGGAAATAAAAACATAACTAGTGGTGAAGGTGGCGCCTTCATTACTAACGATGAAGATGTATGTCTTTTTGCAAAGTGTGTGCAAGGTCAAGGACAATCTGCTAAACGATTCATTCACGATGAGTTGGGTTATAACTACCGCATGACCAATATTCAAGCGGCTATTTTGTATGGACAGCTTGAAATTTTACCAACTATCTTAGACCTGAAACACAAGATATTTGATAGATATCGCACCGAATTTCAAGACCGCTCAGACATTTTTATTCAAAAGAATGCAGATAATACAAAAAATGCTAATTGGCATTTTGGCGTTAGAGTGCCGGGGCAAACAAGCTATGAAGTGGCTGAGTCATTTTTCAAACAACGCAGCATTGAAATTAGACCAATGTTTTACCCTATGCATGCACACAAATATATTAGTGACATGGATTGCATACAACAAGAAGATTCGACTAATGCCGTTCTTCTTAACAAAGAGTGTTTTCTTCTTCCAAGTTATCCAGAATTAAAATCGGATGAACAGGACTATATATTAAAATCTGTTAACGATTATCTAAATTCTGGTAAAAGATAAGTGTCAGCCCTCTTTTTCAACATCTCAACTATTTCATCAGGATATTGATTTGCTGCAGATATGCTGTTTATTTTGTTCATATCAAAAGCGGCAGGATCTATCCACCAATCTTCAAATGGAAGATTGGGACCCATACCACAACCAAGTGGCGCACATACGTCAGGAAATACTCGTACATAGCCATAGCTGTCCAAAATAGCGCGCTCCGCAATTCTAGCAGCGTCACCAATTCTATAAGCATCATGCTCTATAGTAATAGTAGTGAATCTGTAATCAGCTAGCGGTAATTGTTTAAGTGCATCTACACTGCTATCATCACAATCTAATGAAAGATAATCTATTCTAGACGGATATCCTAAAGATTGAAATACTTCTTTATAATTAACTTTAGTTGCATCCTCATTTACAAAGTGACATGTTCTTTCCTTATATTGTTCTGCATATTGTGGACCTATTTCTACACAAATACCTTTCCAATTATATAGGTGTTCTAGAAGCCAAGAATTATTTAGATTCTTAGCATCATTGCTGCCAATATCCAAATAGGTTCCATCTCGCTTAAAGCTTAACATATTCCAAACAAAACTCTCTTGCCATGCCTGTGATCCGCCCATGTGTTTTTCCTTATATTCCAATAATTTCAAACTGAGGACATGGTACAATGAATTTACCACCTGCCCTCAAAAAATCTATTTCGCGCGCCACAAATTCATTAATAAAATGCCACGGTAATACCAGTAAATAGTCTGGTTTATTTTTTCGCATATCTTCTTCCGAATAAATCGGAATATTGGTTCCGACAGTATGCAAGCCAAATTTGTATGGACTACGTTCTGCCACACCATCAATTACAGTATGATCTAATCCAAAATATTGGAGCAGTGTATTGCCCTTAGTCGAGGCACCATACGCCCATATAGTTTTACCTTTGGCTTTTTCAGATTTGACAAAATCAACCGTTTGTTCGCGGAGCGCATTAATTCTATCATAAAAATGCTTCCAAGTTAAAATAGAGTCTAGGTGCAAAGTATCTTCAAACGCAAGAAGTGAATTAACTCTAAATTCACAAACATCACGATATGGCTGTGTCGCAAAATGTTTAGGATTGGAGCCTTGCTTCATAATGTAAACACGAAATGAACCGCCGTTTATATCATTCAATTGACAGTCCATTATTTTAAAACCATGCTTTTCTAGTAAAGATTTTAAATTAAATAACGAGTAATAGTAAATATGTTCGTGGCAAATGTTGTCGAAAGCGAGCTGCTGCAACATAAGAGGAGTATAGCTTAGTTGCATTACCCAAAGACCATCGCAATCCAATACGTCATAAATATCTTCAATAAAAGCATCCGGATGTTCTAAATCATAGAACATAGCAATAGAGGTGATTACCTTGGCTTTTTTATCACCAAATTTTGATTGTTTAAAAACGTCAGCACTAAAATAGTCTTGAATAATTAGATCGGCACGTTTTTCTGACTCTGCCTTGTAGGTATCATCGGCTGGATCAATTCCCACTTTGACAACATTTGGCAGAATAAAACTAAGAAGCGTACCATCATTACAGGCAATATCTATCCAAAGATCATTATTTTGCAAACTTATTACGCCAGTAATGGACTCGACAATGCCTTTAAGTTCATTGGTCATGGTAGCATTGATGCCAGAGCGATACCAATATCTGCCATACATTGCCTCTTTAGGAGCCTGTTTTTCTAGGCGAACAGCCCCGTTATCATCGAGCAAAAGTTTCATTTCTACCTTATCAGCACGAGGAGAATCCTCTGCTTTTAAGAAGTCAGAAACATATAGCTCGCCCAAAGAAAACAATTCTTTCATTATTTTTCCTTGCCATACATCTTATTTTTTCCCTGACCATATAGCTTTTGAACGGTTCCATTCTTTACCATATCATTTAGACATTCATCAATCTCCTGTATTAAATCATTTCTTTGTTGATTTGCTACATTAGTAAGGCGAGTTGCATCAGCAATTTGTTTATCAGTAGCATTTGGATCACGTTTAATATCTTCTGCCATCCAAATTCTAATATTTACAATGGTCAATTGGTCAATTAGGTTGCCTATGGTAACTTTCATGTTATGTCCTTTACATCGAAAATGTGGATATATACATAGATAGCAAGCTATTGAAATTGAGGCATTAAATGAGTATTTGTTTAGTTACTGGTGGAGCGGGATTCATTGGTAGTCATATTGTTGACTCTCTCATTGATAAGGGTCATCAGGTAGTAATTATAGACAATCTTGTTACTGGAAATATCAAGAATCTTAATCCTAGAGCTACCTTTTACCAGCAAAACGTCATCAATCCTCTAAATTATATTTTCGATAAATTCAAATTTGATTATGTTTTTCATTTAGCTGCACAAATTAATCTAAGACATTCCATCAAAGAACCGGCTGAAGACGCTCTAGCCAATGTAGTTGGCAGCCTCAACATCCTTGAAAATTGCGCGCGCGCTAATGTAAAACGAGTCATCTTTTCTTCCACGGGCGGAGCCATCTATTCGCCCCATGAAATTTTACCATTTACCGAACAATCCCTGGCATATCCGGAGTCGCCTTATGGCTTAGCAAAACAAACAGTAGAGAAGTATTTGGAAATTTTTCAAAAACTATATGGTCTACAATATACGGTATTAAGATACAGCAATGTTTTTGGTCCCCGTCAAGATAGCAAGGGTGAAGCTGGCGTCATCGCTATTTTCATCCAAAGAGCGCTTGCGGACGAAGATTTGACCATCTTTGGAGATGGAAAGCAGACCAGAGACTTTGTTTATGTGCAAGATGTAGTTCAGGCGAATATGTTAGCATTAGAGCAAGAACTGAATGGTACTTTTAATGTCAGCTCTAATTTACAATACAGTGTGAATGATGTTGCTCAAAAGATAGTTCAATATATTCCGACATCCTCTAAAATTGTTCATACAGCGCCTATTGTTGGAGAATTACTGTACACTCAATTAAGTGCCGAAAAATTAAAAGCCAGAGGGTGGAATAATTTCTGGTCTCTAGATAATGGAATAGTTGAAACGATCAAGTATTTTGATGATTTGATATAATCAAGATAAAGGAATATTAAATGGCACCTACGGCTTGCATTACTGGAATTACTGGACAAACTGGATCATATTTATGTGAATTACTCTTAGAAAAGGGATATCAGATATACGGTCTTAAAAGACGCAGCTCTTCATTTAATACAGAAAGATTAAATCATGTATATGAAGATCCACATGCTGATAGTAAACTAAAATTGGTTTATGGTGATTTGTCTGACTTCTCTTCTTTATCTAGTTTAGTTGCTGAGGTGAAGCCTGATTTATTTTTTAATCTTGCAGCTCAAAGTCACGTGCGTGTTAGCTTTGATATTCCAGAGTATACGATGGATGTTACCGGAACTGGCGTAATAAGAGCGCTTGAAGCTATTCATAAGCACAGCCCTCAAACCAAATTTTTAACGGCATCAAGCTCTGAAATGTTTGGTTCCACTCCTCCACCCCAAAGCGAGACCACACCATTTCATCCTCGCTCTCCATACGGAGTCGCCAAAGTGGCAGGCTTTTGGGCAACCACCAATTACCGCGAATCTTATGGAATGCATGCCTGTAATGCTATTTCTTTCAATCATGAATCTGGCAGGCGCGGAGAGACCTTCGTTACCCGTAAAATTACTATGGCAGCGACCAGAATCAAGCTTGGTTTACAAGACAAGCTCTATTTAGGAAATTTGGAAGCTAAGCGAGACTGGTCTCACGCCGCCGATGTGGCTGATGCAATGTTTAAAATTATCACAGCGCCAGAGCCAGATGATTATGTGGTAGCCAGTGGCGAGATGCATTCAGTGCGCGAGTTTGCTGAAATGGTCTTCAACAAGCTTGATTTGGATTATTCTAAATATGTAGAATTTGACGCAAGATATTTGAGACCAGCCGAAGTTGATGCTTTGTGCGGGGATCCTACCAAATTAAAAACTAAATTAGGATGGCAGCCAAAGTATACCTTTGAACAGCTCGTCGATGAGATGATTGCTTCTGATATGGAACTGGCTCGTCAAGAAAAGATCTTAAAGGACAACAAATGAAAATCTTGGTCACGGGTGGCACTGGTTTTCTTGGAAAGCACGTAGTACCAAAATTAAAAGAGCAGCATGAGGTTTGGGCACCTTCAAGCAAAGAAGTAAATGTACTAGACTTCTACGCACTTAATCATGCTGTAGTGCAGTCTGGTCCAGATGTAATTTTACATATGGCTGCCAAATGTGCGGGTATCCTTGGTAACCGCATCAATCCAGCTGACTTTTTAAGAGATAATACTCAAATGGGTCTCAATGTTTATGAAGTTGCCCGTATTTTAAAAATAGAGACAGTTTATACTTTGGGTTCAGTATGTGCTTATCCAAAATTTTGTCCAGCCCCATTCAAAGAGGAAAACATTTGGAATGGTGCAGCAGAGGAAACAAACTTCCCATATGGTCAAGCCAAAAGAACGCTAATGATGTTAGGGCAAACTTATCGCCAACAATACGGCATGAAAGGCGCTCACCTTATTCCTGTAAATATGTATGGAGAGTATGACACATTCGATCCAACTTACAGTCATGTTATTCCGGCACTTATTCGTAAATTTGAAGAGGCGATCCGCAATGATAGCGGAGTTGTTAAATGCTGGGGAACTGGTGAAGCTACCAGAGAATTCTTGTACGCTGGCGACTGCTCTGAAGCCATTTTAAAAGCCGTAAACGACGGACTCGATACCGATTTACCAATTAATCTTGGAGTTGGCAAGGATATTTCTATTAAAGATCTGGCTCATTTGGTCGGGCATCTGACTGGATTTCAAGGAGAAATCGTCTTCACGAATGAGGTGTCAGATGGGCAGCCTAAGAGAATGTTAGATGTTTCCCGCGCTAAAGAAATGCTTGGCTGGGCAGCAAAGACAGACTTTAAAGACGGACTACTTCGTGTCATTCAATGGTATCGAGATAATAGAGACCGGGTTATTGCGCAGGACGTTTCTTAATTATTACGACTTCAGGCTCTTTTTTATCAGTAGCATCAGCATTGGTAAAGCCACACTGATTACACTTTACTTTTTTATTAATGGCACGATCATTGCCAACTATTTCCACTTCGCCACGACAGTATTTGCATCTAAGTAATTTCATATCTTCCTTTATACAAATAACAAAAGTTTTTGTAATCTGGGTTCCATATACTTTTTATCTAAAGATATGCCAGGGTGCTCTTTGATAAAATTCATAATTTCTGTTCTACACGTATTAAACATCTTCTCACTAAAATTACGCTGTTTGAAATTAGCCATCATTTTGGAAAATCTAATAATTCTCCTGTAATTTCCCGCCTCAAAAGTATGATCAACATAAACTAGTTTATTACGGCGTGGCGTAGAGAAAATCTTTACTGTTTCTGATTTATTATTGTGAGTGAATTCTAAATTAAAATAAGGGCTCACATACAACATTTTATTCCAAGTTTCGAATTCAAAATCAGTGTAGTTTTGATTAACTGTTTTGGAAGAAAATTCTCCCATCCAATTAACAGTAGTGTCAGGAAACTTATCTTTCACCGCATTATGTTTGGCTAAATCTAATTCTAGATGTTCTATTCGTTGTTTGATTTTCTCGGTCGGCATAATTCGCTCTTAATAATGAACAACATTAAAGGCTTTATCAGTAGCATACTGAACTGCAGTTAGAACTACTGCTGCCACAATTCCGATTATCCAGCTTCCAGATAAGCCCCAACCAAATACTACCCACATAGCAAATAATGCTGCTTCGCTAATAAACCATATTGCTTTTCTTTTATTCATATCATTCCTCATGATCAAACGAAACAATGGTAAATCTATCGCCCAAGATTGGAGCAATAACTGGCTTCACTTCCGCCCAAGTCAATCCCCCGATCCCTACGCCAGGTCTCGGCAGGATTATTTGCTTAAGATCAAATTGTTCGGCGTAGTCCGCCATAATCGTTGCAGATTGTTTAATTAATTGAATATTGGATTCCTTTCCCAAATTATTAATAGTTGGGAAGCTAAAGATTAAACACTTATATTTATGATCCTTAATCATCTTTGGTGTCATATCTAAATGATTTCCTTGAGCATCAACAGCGCCAATAACAAAAGGAATGTTATTATGATACTGCTTAAGTAGCTTTCCTAATCTTTTAGGAACTTCTGGCCAACGTCTTGCAGCTACACCAGCACATCCACCACCCATGCAAGCTAATCCGCCAACAGTATAGTTTCCATTGGTAGTGACACAAATAGCATCTACACCATCATCAGCGATACACTCGAAAAGATCTTTCTTAATTTCTTTCATTTGATTATCTCAAAATCTGCTACCACACCCTTAGCATACTCTCTTAGAGTTGGTGAAGGATCATTGGTAGCCAATGCCTTTAATCTATCCAATATATCTTGAGGCGGCTTTCTATCCAAATAAAAAGTAGAAACTCCAATAGCAGCACCTTCTCTAACAATGGCGTTCACATGTTTGAGAAGCTGTCTAAATACAGGGACGACCAACATTTCATCAGTTACTTCGCCTCCTAAAATTTCAGCCCCAGAAGCCAACAATCTCATGTCGGCATTGGGGCTGGTTAAAATTCGTACTAACTCTTTAGGATTTGCTTTTGCTAGACTGATTAGTTGGGCGTCTGAATATTTCATTTTATTTCGAAGTCTGACTTGTAGTATGTCCGCTTTGCTTGAACCTGAACAATTTCCTTAGTCTCTAAGATTAAGGCTGTTAGCCTGCCGCCAAAGCAGCCGCCAGTATCCAAACCATAACACATCACACCCGGTACCACCTCTTCAATAAGCGGATCTTCATATGAATGTACGTTGTGCCCATACACTACTGATTCTGGACCATCCCAGAACTCAGTCCAAAAGTGCGCGCCCGTTGCTTCTATTCCAAGCTTGCTAATTTTCTTCAAGCTAATAAATTTGTTATCATGATCCATGTACCTAATGTAGTACAGATCATCTTTCTTTTGATCTTGTAATTTGATGCCTGCTCTTAGTCCAGCATGAACCACAATAGTATTAAATTCTTCCAATACAATGTAAGAAGACATACGAGCAATATAATTCACATCCTCATCTGAGAATTGTGTGTAGTGAGGGTGTCGATCATAAACTGCGTTCTGAGAGCCAAAGCTTTTGTACCACTTCATGAAGTTGTATTCATGGTTGCCCATAACACATTCCAAATTCATTTCTCTAGCACGTTTAACCATGCCAACAGAATCAGGACCACGATCAATCAAGTCACCTAACAAAATGAGCCTATCTGACTCTTTGTCATAGTTAAGCTTCTTAATTAGCTCATCAAACTCATCCACACAGCCGTGGATGTCTCCAACTATAATAGTTCTCTTAATTCCCATTCCTCTTTAATTCTTCTTTCTTTGATGGGTCAGGATCATCGAACACAATTTTGGTTCTACCCTCATGTCCATGAATAAATTGAACGTCTGCGAGACTGTTGTATAGGTTGGTGCTTGAATGCGCTCCAAACCATTCCAAGGCAACTTTGCCATCGGAGAATACACAACCCTCAGCAACAACTCCACAACCACTTACTCCAGACGCATCTTCCAGTCTTTCAAAATGAAATCTACGCATTCCCATTTTATTATCCTTGTTCCCCCTCGCCTCAATATCTCAATATTCACATAATAAGCACGAGGCGTCCGGTAGTCAAGATGGCTTGAGTTTATTCTTAATGATTTCCTGGTCTTTCCAATGATCTGAAGTTTGTACATGATTAGCTCTAACACACTTCATAACCGATTTGGAGAAATCCTCATCACTAAAATGACTTGCGACCCTGACCACTACGCCCTCCCTTATACCACCGCATAAGGAAGGTTGAATCATAAAAGATTCGACTAATTCTTTCAATTCCTTTTCCGAATGGACTATTCCTTTGAATAAGACTGGGACGGTAGGAACACCAAGCTCCTCTGCCCAAAGCTCAACTTCTTCCCAGCTTTGCCATAGAGGCTTTTCCTCATCATATGGTTCCAAATCACGCACATTAAACAAAAGGAAATAGCCAGGAAGCTCTTGATAAGCAATAGAGTGTAAAGCAAAGCACCATTCCCCAAACAGTTGTATACCTTCAGGAATGCTGTATTTAAGAGAAGCATGAAGCGCCTTCAATCCATCAAAAGAGGTGTGGCTAGGAGGTCCTGAGTGAGTTCTGGCAAAACAGCCACCAGATTCTAGGGAAGTGTTGCTGCCATCTATTTTCTCGGTAATTACAATTTGTACATTGAGAAGGCTGTCTACAGACGCAGCTATTTTGTCATCGTTGGTACACCCAGGTGACCACGGAAAATGCGGCGTTCGATTATATTTTGGAGAATCCATGATTCATTCCTTACTGCCAATAATAGCGGATATAGTATACAGGATAGCATGAAAATTCAAAATCTTCTTCTAATTTTCACCCATATTGTAAGTATTTTAAGTCTAGGTATACTTTTTAATTTCGTAGTAGAAATTTACGATCCAACCTATCCTAATGTGGTTCATAAGACTTTATACATAGAAAGAAATTTTAATCAAGATGAAGTGGCTATGATTACTAATGCAGCAATCGCATGGACTCAAGCAACTCATCATATTGCTGAAATTAATGTTGTTACTTTGCCTACATCTGAAAAGATGGATTTAATAAATGGCATTGTAGTGCTTAAAGAAACCTCTGACTTTCCAGAAATTATCGTTTTAGACGGCGCCAATGAGAATTCTACAGTTGGGTATTGCAACAAACACGGAGTTATCCCATACATCGCATTAGTGTCTGACAGATTAAAGGATGACGACGATGAATTTCAAACGGTAATTATACATGAACTGGGGCATGCACTCGGTCTACAGCACACCCACGGAATAGCTGGTATGAATTCAGTTATGTATCCAAATGTACTGGTGAGTGCCGACCACATTACTTCGTTAGATTTGGAACAGTTTTGCTCATTATATCATTGCGACGCTAACAAGTTAAAGAACTAAAAAGAACTTCTTCATCTTAGAACGCCTAACATATTTTGCAAATTTTTTGATCTCATTTATATTATCAGAATCCAAAACTACTTGCTCTATTTTTTCTACATTAGCTAGCTTGATCTTTTCAGCAAATAACTTCATGTAAGTGAATGAACCTGATTCAATAATAAGATTTTCTATCTGTTCAATATCTTTTGGATTAGTCAAATGCTTGGCGAGTTCAAATAAATATCTTGGTTTCTTGGACGAGATTATAATATCTTTAAATTTGTTGACGCTAGATCCCCTAACATGCTTTAGAAACATGTGAGCATATTTGACATTCTTAGATTTAAGAATGATAGATTCGAGTGGTTTACGATCCGCATTCTTCACAAAACAAGCAAATCTACAAATATACTTTGTCTTTTTAGACTCAACTACAACATGCCGCAATGCTTTGACATCACAATTGCGAATGTTTTGGGCAAACAATAGAGCATACTTGGCATTCTTATTATCTAAGATTACTTTCTGCATTCGATGAGGTTTGAAGCCATATTCAAATGCAAAAAAATAAGCCAGGGCTGAATCATTGTTTCTTATGATTTCTTCTTGAACCTTGTCCAATACTTCATCTAAATTGTTATGGGCAGTAATCTTTTCACATTTCTGCGCCCATCTTAAAGAATCAGCACTATAGTCCCTTTCAAATAAGTATTTACTCATACCTATTTATATATCAGGGGCTATTATTCTAATCCAATCCAGTCTTTCATAAAGAGTAAGCCAGCTTTATGATTAGATTGATAAAAATGTCCGCCTTTCAAATGATAAGACATTCCTTTAAAATGTTGGTTTAAACAGTGTGAGTGGTCTTTAGGTGGAACGATAAAATCATACTTGCCCTCAAAAGTTAGGGCTTTGTGGGGACCAATAAGGTTAGGATTGGGCGTTTTACGTGGAGGATAATGTCGCTTTGTCGCGTTGAAAATAGGATAGTCGGTAGTGTCACCTAGTGGTGTCCAAAAGACTAGCTTACTAATATTTGCATTGGGGCTGCAAGCTAGATTAGCTGCCCACCAGGCACCAAGCGAGTGCCCCGCCAGAATAGCATCTGGAAACAAATTAACTAAATGACAAAGCTTATCTAACTCCCTATCAACCATAGAGTCAGACAATGGAGTTTTGCTAGGAAGATAAATACGACGATAATATTTCCACAGAGAATCGTTCCACACAAACCTGCTTTTGGCAAGCCATTTGGGAACCATAAATCCTGATATGAAAATAATTGTACGCATGGTTTAAATCAAAATGCTCAGTTCATTTTAGTCTCGTACTTTATTGTAGGCATAATCTGATATGAAATTATGCCCTATTTTATCTATGTTCTGCAAAATAAACTCGATAATAAATTGTATGTTGGTTATACGTCCAATTCAAAGAGAAGGCGTAGAGAGCACTTCAAATTTGGATATAGACCGATGCTAAACAAACATCTTTACAACGCTATGAAGAAGTGTGGTTCCGACAATTTTATTTTCACAATTTTAGAAGAATTTGATAATTCTTTAGATGCTTTCGAGGCAGAAGTTTTTTGGATTGAATATTTTCGCTCTTGGGATCACGATTTTGGTTATAACGATAGTCGAGGCGGTGAAAGCGGCAGTAAAGGAAGAAAACATAGCCCAGAAACTAAAAAGCGTTATAGTGAGGAACGCAAAGGAAGCCTCAACAAATTTGCCTCTCTTAACGAAGAGATAGTCTTATCAATCAGACAAAACTATTCTATAACTGATGATCCACTATTTGTTATTAGGACTGCTGAACAGTATCGAGTATCTCAAGCCTGTATCTACCAGGTTTTACAAGGTAGAAGCTGGAAGCACGTCCCAATGGTCGAACGAACCAAACCCATAATTAGGCAACAAATTAGTAAAGAAAATATAAGTAAAAGTAAGAAAGGACATACCACTAGCATTGGTTCTAAAAATTCAAGGGCGCAGTTTACAGAGGATCAAGTAAGAGAAATGAGAGAGCTATTTGCTATGAGTAATAAATCGGTAGAAACCAAGAAAAAATTGGCACTACAATTCAATATCACTTACAAAAATCTCTCTCAAATACTCTCTGGTCGCAGATGGAAACACGTCAAATAACTGATAAAATCTTATCAAGAAAACTATTTGACCACGTTCCGTCTTTACGATTTTTCTCAATGAAGTTTTTTATCGAACCTGCTTTATCATCATAAATAGCAAACAGTGCCGATGGTAAAGCTGGCTGATATTTTTGCACCGTCAAAGCAAACGTCTTCTTGTCGGGCGCAATGGATTTTGCTTCATTTGAGATCACTTGGACTAAATCTTCTTGGGTTTTCAGCCATATCACAAATTTCTCTTTCAAAGAAACAAGATTTGCTTGTATTTCTTGTGGCAAAAAAGATGCTGCATCATCATCTTTACCCAACAAGATAAGCTCCAAACAATTTCGGGGAGAAGTAGCTAAAGACTCCCTATTTTTGGACGCTGCAACGTAGGCTGCGTTCTTGACCTTAATTCGGTTGAACTTCGAGTCTCGAACCACTACACCTTCGTGCTCCATTGGATTCAATGAAGAAACCCAATCAACAAGTTCGTTCACAGACGTGTACGTATGTGCCTGAACAACTGGAACTCCAATAACGGACACCAGTCCAAGACCTGCCGGATTTTCTTCTTGCATAGTCTTCATATTGCGAGCAGCCAACAAAGTTATTCTGTTGTTTGGGTAAGCGACCACGATACGATTGTATAGGGTAGTTAACTCAAAGCAATAAGTATATGACTTGTCCAAATAAGAAGAAAGATCGTTGAAGGTAAACTTGCAAGTCTCTTCTAATGCCTTCTCGAACAAAGTTCGGAAAGTGAACAGTCCGTTATCCATTATCAAGTCAGCTTCTGGCACTGAACGAGTAGCTACGCACCACCCATTCACACCCGTAGGGTCCTTGAATGGATCCCAATAGACGATGCATAAGGTTCCATCTAACTTTTCCAAAACAGCCAACTTTGGATCAGACCAATCGATATTAGCTGCGGAACCTTGACCATGATTGAAGAAGCGCTTCATTGGATAAGCAAGAACAGTGGTCTTGCCTGGGATCATGTTATCTCTGATGATTTTTCCATCTTTCATTTCGCCAAAAACTGGGCGTCCATCTTCACAAGATAAGACTAATCCACGGCATTCTTGTGCTAATGGATCAGATTCCTTAGCTTCAATCTGATCATAGTTCAAAGAAAACTTGTGTCCAGACTTGGAAAAGGACGCATAAACGCCGTGCTCTTTTACTAAATCACCAAACGTCTTGTTTTCTAAAAACTTTTGCACCAACAACATAACACACCTATTACTTAAATCTTAAACCTGGGTCAATATGAAATGAAGGAGTATTCTTCAGATATTGTTCACGAGCTTCGGCTCCTTCTTTCAAAGCTTGGTCGATTGCCGCATCAGACATCGAATCCATTTTCTTAACTCTACCGAACTCTTCATCAGTAATGCTTATGAGCATCCAATTCTTACCGTATTTGGCTTTCATGTAAGCAGTGAAGTGCTCATCTGTCATAGCGTCTAGTTCGTTCTTCAAAAGAACTCTAGCCAAAAGTGTATCAGAAATGAGATCTCCAATTATCTTACCTAGATTAGCGCCAAGTGTACGAAGCTCGTTCTCTGACATACTTTTTACAGCCTCCTGCATAAAAGTGACAGCTAAACCAAAATTAAAATCTTCAACAAGTTTTTTACCTTCTTCTGACAAAAAACCATTATCCGTAAAATACTTATTCATGTTATTCCCTTGTGTGAGCCAATGCCAACAGCACTACAACCGTTGGAATAATAGACGCCCAACTAAATGATTGTCCTGAAAATGTTAAAGGGCAATGATGCAACATGGGAACAGAACTGAGAAACCAGTACATCCCCAACCAACCAAAGACACCTAATGTTAACTTCCAAAGCGCTCCCTTAATCAAAAGCACCCATAGAAGATATATCGCGATTAATAAGCAAACGCCAAATACCATCATGTTAATATTTCGCTTCCTCCAAATTGTTATAGACAGGAACCCTATCTATTAAATGACTACCTGAATTCAAAATCTTCTGAAGAAAATCATACCTAACATATTTGTATCTATTAAGTACTTGAAAATCATCTTCATGTTTAATGTATAAACCTTCCATCATTCCAGACTCATCAGTCTCCGATAATACCTTGATGAAAGGAAACCCATACATATTACACTTATCTTGCAACTTGTTTTGCCAAAATGCTGACTGATACTTAGACCGTCCAACCAAGCCCGTGATTTGCCACATAGCGGATGGCTTAAAGGCAGATATTACTGGAACTCGTTGAATATACTTGTGTTTGGACAGCAAGCTATTACGAGCGCTGGTAGATAACCAAATTCCCTTATCTTTATCATAGACGTCTGACTCTAGGAAGTATGCCGGAAGCTTATCATAGAAAATGGTATGTTTATGGTACATCCATTCACCAAATAGCACATAACGCTCGCCCAATAGGTCTAATAGGTCTTCCCAATGGTTTTCTGCCCATTCGTGGAGTAATCGGTACTCCTTGCCGGTGGCGGGGCTGCCACGATGGTCAATCTGGAGGTCCCAGTGGGTGTCTAGGCTGATGGAGACACCGCTGCCATCTACCTTCTCCTCGATAACCAGGAACTCCCCACACAATTTACTAAATTGTATTGCGTCGGGATCGGTCTGTCCCTCGGCGAGACGGGATCCTTCAATGTGTAGAGTTCTGGGCAGTTTCATGGTACACCTGTAGCATAATCATTGGAAATTGGGTGTCAAGCCGTTAATTTTATAATTTAGACGCCCTCCACATGAGAATCAATGATAGACACCACTTCGGCATCAATCAGTCCCTTATTGAGTTTCTCCCAGACTATTTCTGGGAACTCAATAAGAACTTCTTTGCTCTCTGGATATTCTTTTAGAATCTTGACAGTCTTGGTTTCAAAGAAGGAGTTTAGCTGTTCTTTGAATTGCTTAATAGCGTCATCAAATACTTCTTGATGCCTAGCTTGTCCCTCTGATTTCTTCAGCCATTCAACTTTTAGTATTATCAGTCTTTTCATTAGTCACCGATAATTGTGAGGCGCTTTCAGAACCATTATTTGATTCTATTTTCACTTTTGTATGAAATTTGGCAAAGAAATTTTTAAATTCTTCTGCGTCTTTTTCATTGGCACGTGAGATACCAGCATCGGTAGCTTTTTTATGAGCTAACAATTTGTCTTTTAAAGAAGTTCCAAACAATCTATCTACTAGTCCACAAACCTTTTCTTTTGTATCAAAATCATTGGGTGTACGCCATACTTTATCTTTTTTCATCCAAGACCCATCAAGGAGTTTTATCTCCTTAATGAAGACTTCGTTGTATGGCACTTCCACATTGATCGAGTGAGAGTGTCTAGTTCCATGAAGTCGAGTATAAATATAAATTCCTTTACTCTCGTCTTTTAATAGAGATTTGTGTTTATCATAGGTCTGACCACATTTAAGTTTTTTAGACATAATACCCCTCAAAAATTACCGGGCGCCACTTGGAAGCAAGTCAAGCCCTTTTCACGCCAGAACTGGACAACAGAATTTCGATCGTCTAATACGCAAAGCACATTATACTTACCTTCGATTTGACCTTGGTAAATCTCTTCCTTGATGATGGCGTCCTTACGGAAATCATCAGTCTTGCGCATGAAGAGTTGGTATGGGATTGGTGCTGTGACCATTTCTGCACCCAATACATCTGGATTGCTTGCCCACTTATCATACTCATATGTGCAGTGCTTTTCAATAAAGCGAATTGTCTCTGGTCGATATTTATCTTCACGCCCGGAGCAGAAAATGATCTTTCGACCTGCTGCATGGTGAGCTTTAATGGTCTCGATAACTGGAACATTTGGAAGATCCTTAATATCACAGTCAGAGGCATCGTATGGGCTTCGACCATGAATCAAAGCTAGCGTACCATCCAAGTCACAGATGATCGCTTCTGGAGCGCCCAGTACATGAGCAGGAGCTTCCACTGCAACATTGTTGCCTCTGTGTTCAGTAAAGATTTCTACACGTGGGTGATAGAACTTGAACTGCTTTCCGCCCGAGTCCTTCCACCATTTGCGAATTACTTCTTCCCCGACCTTAGCCTTACCTTCACGCTTTGAATCGCGAGCGATTGCTTCATCCAATTCAATGTAAAAAGCCTTCTCGAACACTTGAATGTCAGAGTTGACCGACTTAGCGATCTTGCAAACATCATCGAAGTGACGACGATTAAGATTTAGGTTGTCGATAACAACGTTCTTACCACGCTTGAGAGCGTCTCGGATCAAATAGTTACGAGCATCCGTAATCATCTTTTCATAGTCCGCTGACCAGACAGATCCATTCATCATAGCACGAAGGTCGTCATTGTTGACGCGAACCCAGTTGTTTGGATCTTTGGAAACTAATTGCTTTGCATACGTGGACTTTCCTGAAGCAGGCAATCCCACCAACATTTCTACTCTAATCATAGCTTTATATCCTTGGAAATAACTTTCATTGCGGCTATAACGACACGATCTGCATCATCTATGCCTTTATCATCTTTATTTATTCCGTTACCATCTTTGGCTGCACTAATAGAATCATCCATGCATTTAAACTGAGCTAACAACTCATCTTCGGGCAAAGCATAAACCGCATTTACTATGTCATCTACTAAAACATCACCGTGATTTGGATAATCTGACTTAATCCAATTAAGTGTTTTCTCTTTATCAAAATGACCCCATATAGCCAACTTAGCCATAAAGATACAGTGCTTTCTAGTCAGAACTTTCATCGACTTATCCTGTGTGAAAAGAAGCGCAGATGATACCTTTTTCAAGGTGCTCTGCCGCTTCGCCTAAATACTTCTAAAGCTTCTTCATACAATGCTTCATAAATTTTATCAGCTTCTTTGCTGGTCTTCTCAGCTTCCTTGTTCAAGCGAGCTGCTTCAAGCGCTAGGCGAGCTTGCTCTACTCTTTGCTTAGCCTCTGTTAGGGCATCTTTTCTTTTGGGGCGGAGATCACGTATCATTTTAAATAAAGGGATGCCAATAAAAATTGTAGTGGTCCCTGCCAATATTAGCAATATCAAAGTTTCAAATAACATAATGTCACCCAATAAAAAAGCCAGCATATAGCTGGCTTAGAATTACAAGTAGTACGATAATTACTTACGCACCAAAAGCTATCTTCCTCAAAGTATCTAATGTAGTTAATCCAACTTGAGAAGCCTTCTTCTCACCATGTTGGAAGACTAACATTGTAGGAACTCCCTTAATGCCAAACTTAGATGCAATGGCTGGAGATTCATCAACATCAATCTTACAGACTTTAACCTTATTCAGGTTCTCAGTTGCAAACTTTTCTACAATAGGCATTTGCCTTTGGCATGGTCCGCACCATGTCGCACTAAAATCAACTAATACGGGCATTTCCGACTTTAGGACTTCAGTTTCAAAATTATTCTCGTCAACGTATACTACATCGCTCATGGATGCCTCGCTTATTATGTGTGGGTAAAGTAAATCTTACAAATTGGGTGTCAAGGACGGGGCATCACTTCTTTAGCGTAACGTTTTCATTAAGCTTATTGAAGTGTTCGAAGAAAGCTTTACAAGAATATAATTTATGCTTGGTTATCATATCAAAATCAAAGGAATTATAAAATCCCATGACTTGAACCTCGTGCTCCACACTATAGTCTGTAAGAAATTTACATAAGTGTTCTAGATATACAAACCTATTCTTAGATTTTGCAGCTTCTGAAAAAACTTTTTGCTTGGCAAAATAGCAAGCAGAAACTACGAAAACAACCTTCTCACTTGGAGCTAATGACTGGAAGTCAAACTTCATCGTTCCAGATTCAATTAGGGAATGAATAAATGGTTCAAATTTACGATAATGCTCATACCAAATTTTGAATCTTAGCCCCGCCTCATTTCCAACAAAGCCGGAAATGATTTGAGTGACGGTCTCTATATCAACAATCTTTAGGTCTTTAGCCTTAATCAAAGCATCAGAGGCTTGAATCCAACCTCTTGGAGAAGGGCTGGCATAGCAAGAGTCTTCAATGCTTCCACAAGCAAAAGAGGGATCACTTCTTAAGAACCCCAAAATCAAATCATGAACCTGATTGGCTTTCGCCCAATCTACCCACCTTTCAAAATTAAAAGATAGGATATACTTGGATCCTCTATCCAATAACGCACTGCTAATCTGATTGGAGTATGCTCCTTCATTGGAAAGATTTCCAGTTAGAATGCAAGAGGCAGCGTTGATAGGAATCCCGTTAATAGATTTGAATTGCAAAATTTCAAGTAATGGTGCCGTAACTTCTGATGGCGCCTTATCTACTTCATCGAAAAGAATAACACTATCGGGTTCTTTTCCCTTCTCTAATCGCGGCAAAAAGGATGGTGATTTGAATGTAATAACTTCACCAGGAGCATTTATATTAGGGTATCCGGCTAAGTCGGGTCGTTCAATTACACTTAAGTTAATGTAATTGACTTTCATCTTGCACTCTTGTGCTGCCTGAATTACTATATGAGTTTTACCAACGCCCCTTCTTCCGAAGAGGAATAAATTTTGTTGTGCCCTGATAGAAAACTTACTAAGATTGAACGCCTGCTCTTGGTCTATTTCCGGCAAGTTGAGTGAATTGGTCATGCTTTTCTCTGAGATATCATATGACTATATATCTCAGCCCCAATCACACATTACAGCAAAGGCAATAAAGATTTGTACTCTGGAAAATTTTTAATGAATTCTACCAACCATTTTTCACTCTTAAGTTCAATTAATTTTCGTAAAATCTTCCTCTTTTTACTAAAGGAAACTTCTATCGCATATTTTACAATATGATCTGGGTCGGCATTATCTAAAAAGGAATCTTCAAATTCTTCCACTTTATCTGGATAATGATCCTTTAAATAAAGACAAAAGTGTTTTACTAATTTTGTATTGAAGGTAAGTCCATTAATAATCTGTGACCACAAAGCTGCCTGACATTTCCACTTATTATCATCTATGAGGGAACGAGTAAACTTATCGGTTATTGAAATAATCTCAACAATAATAGATAAATAATGTTCTAGTCCATTATCGTAATGTTGTATAAGGGTTGGAATTATATGATTTTCTAGAGTCTCGGGCTCATTTGCTATAACTTCAGAAATATAGCGCTTAACTGAGAAATTCCAGGACCTGTCTAGTTTAGTAACCAATAATTTTTTAAGAAAGTAACTTGGATCCTTATCAATAAGCCGAAGAAACTTATTTATGACTTTTATCTGAGCCTCTCGGTTCAAATAGATAAGTTCAATAAAAATTGTCTCAGAGCTATCTGTATTGATACCTCTAGCAATTTTTTCTTCCAAAAATACAAAAAAGTGATCTGGATGATTGTGTTTGGCTAAATGAGTCTCAAGCTGTTCAATCAATTCATTGTCGCCCAAATCTAAAATAACTCTGATTAATTTTCTGTAAGATAGAAAACGAGACATATCGTGGGGCTTAATGATCTTCGATGCCTCGCAGACCTTATCATATAGAACATCAATAATAAATTGTTTTAGATCAACATAAGCCATAAAAGTTTTTACCGTTTCAGTAAAAACAACTATATCTTCGTCTGAGAAATTATAATATATTAATTGATGGATTACAAAATCTAATTTCTCAGCAAATTCAATTTCTAATTGAGTTCGTTCTTCTAAATCAGTCATAATTTAATTATATAGTACTTTTTGCTCTTTTATATCGTGCAATATTTCTGGAATGAAGAATGGAGAATCATACACTTGAACAGCAACTTCTGCTTGGTCATTGCCTTCCTTTTTTGCTTGTTTGAGAAACTCGGTCAAATCATGATTGGCAGCTTCCTGAGAGATAGCCAATGATACCAAGTGCCACGCTGCTTTCGGTCTGCTCTTCAAATAGATCCCATGAATCATATCATTCCTTATACGCTAAAAGAGTGTCCACATCCACACTGGCTTTTAACATTAGGATTCAAGAACTTAAATCCCTGATTCATTAGAGATTGTTCCCAATCTAATGTACAGCCATCCAAATACAGAATGCTTTTGCGATCCACTATTAAGTGAATGCCTTCTACTTCAAAAACTAAATCTTTAGATTTAGAAGCATCCTCATATTGTAAAACATATGAGAAGCCAGAGCAGCCTCCACCCTTAACACCTAACCTTACACATGCATTAGGAGTTCCTCGGGCAACAAGTTGCTTAGTAATTTGTTCAGCAGCTAGGGCTGAAACAAAGACTTGGTACTTCTCTACTTCCATCTTATTAATGCAACTTTATTATCTTTTTGCCTTCTTAGGGGCTTCTTCCTGAGCTGCCACCATATTTGGAATGGCATCGATACGAGTCTTCAAATTATCTTCAAAGATTGCTTTGTCAGCATGAAGAAACTCAATACGCTCTACTAACTTTTGGACCATCTCATCAGATAGGTTGTGGGCATTGTCGGTTATGAACTTTTCAATGTCCTTAGCGCTATCTGATGTGAGTTTGACTCTGGCAATCTTATCAGAATCAGAAATGTCACTCTTGCGTTTGCGAAAAGATTTCCATCTATCCGAAAGAGAGTCTGAGATGAAAACATCCCACATTAAGATGGCAGCGCCGACTCCGAAAACTATTTCAATAATATGTTCCAACATGTTACCCTACTAATCGATTAATCATTTTTTGTACGTTATACCAAGAGTACTTCGATAGAGATTTCTCTACCAGTTCAATGCACAGCTTATCTAGCTTCTCTTTGTCAGGAGTCTTAGGTAGAACATTAGTGCTGTTGTATAATGAGTTGAGTTCTTTATCTTCTCTCTCAGCAAATTCAATTAACTGATCATAACTCCAAGCACCATTACGAATGGATAGTAGTTCCTCGCGGTCGGGACGTTTGACGACTACTTTTCCAGTGGTCAGAACCTCACGACACATACGAATCAATCGAACCAAATGATAGGCATGCTTGGTGTCATAGCCATATTTCTCTTCTAAGGCAGAGCGGGTTGGGTTACGAGTCTTCTTCCAGTTTTGATACTGATCCCACTCACGCTTAGCGTTGGTATACATACGCTCGCGCTGCATGAGTTCAATGAAATTGTCATCGAGACCAATCTTACGAGCCGCACTCATCCAGTGCTGATCGGCAGTAATCTTCAGCTCTGCTAACATTTCGGTGACTGTAGTTCGGATACCAATCTTCTGAGATTCTTCGAGTCCTTCCATAAAATCGAACTGGAATCGGTCTAACTCCTTCTGGATCTCCGCGCTAGCAGCTGCAAGCTGACCCGCATCAATTAGAGTGGTTTCCGGTAATCCAAAGCCAGTTCGTGTCGGCTCATCGACCGGAGGAGTCATAATCCATCGTTTGTGGGTCTTAATTCTCTTTAGCTGTGAAACAGAGTAGCCAAGGAAGGTATGCTTGATTTTCTTTGATAGGAAGTCATCTTTATGTTCCAGAATAACTTCACCAATGGAATCAACGACGAAGTGGTCGCTAGGATCTGTATGTAGAACCTCTACAATATTTGGATTGCTATCTGCTGCCAAGTTAAAAAATTTTCGTATATCGTAAATTACTGCATCCGGATCTGGTGCTTTTAACTCTGCTTGTTCAAATCTTTTGGTATAACCAAAAAAATATTCTTTGGTAGGAATACAAACACCTTTAAAATCCTCATCAGAGGTAGCGACATTAGTTCCATATGCATGGCTACCATGCCTCACTAAGAGGCAGGTGCCTTTAGTAATCCACGATAAATGTGGAGAATTTTTCACAATAGTATCTAAAACGGGATGATTTTGCATTATTCTATCAATTCTAACCCATGCTATATATCGCTAGGGTTGCAATCATGAAACAGTGTAATACGTGCAAAGAAAACAAAAAGCTAGGTGATTTTCACAAAAAGAGTTGTGTGCCTGATGGTCATAGCAATAAATGTAAAACGTGCCAAAAGAAATATCAGCAAAGTCATTACTTGCGAAACAAAGACAGAATTTACCAAAACAATCTTTCTAAAAGAAAATACCTTGCTCAAGAAGTGGATAAACTAAAAGATTATCCTTGCAAAGATTGTGGCAAAAAGTATGAACCATTCTGTATGGACTTTGACCACTTATCAGATAAGATCATGGCTGTATCAAAAATGGTTCACGAAACTTTTTCTTTGGAGAAGATTAAAGAAGAAATTACCAAATGTGAATTGGTTTGCGTCCTCTGTCATAAAAATAGAACCTACCAAAGATTACAAGAAATAGAAAAGAAGAAACTATATCCTTGTTATGATAGGAATCGAGAAATTATCAAACTTGCCAAAAATCAACCATGTGCCGTTTGCAATATTCAGTACCAGTCATGGCAAATGGAATTTGATCACATTGCTGATAAAGAAAAATCAGTCAGCTTGATGTTAGGCAATTCGCAACAAAAAATAAAAAATGAAATTAGTAAATGCCAAGTTCTTTGTGCCCTTTGTCATAGACAAAAAACTAAAAAAGAACTATGGTAAATTACTCTTAAAATGAAACGCTGTTTCCGCGCCCACACGACCCAGTCGCTTTTGGATTAATAAACTTGAAGACGCCACCTATCATACTATCAATCCAATCAATAGTAGAGTCATCTAAATACTGATAAGATATCACATCAAATAATAATCTTAACAGTCCCATAATAATCAGTAACTTCAATTACCTCATCAGAATCAGTGACTTGATCATCAAAATCCATGTCATAACTAAACCCAGCACACCCGCCGCCTCTAACCTTAGCTCGAACACAACAGTGTCCAATGCCTTCAGCATTAGAGATTTCAATAATTTTAAGGGGTTTGGGTTACAGTCAGCAGCCAGGCTAAAGAATTTACGGATATCATAGATTACCGCGTCAGGGTCAGGAGCTTTTAGCTCTGCCTGTTCGAAGCGTTTTGAGCCGAAGAAGTATTCCTTAGTAGGAATGGCAACACCCTTGAAGTCCTCGTCACTGCTAGCTGTGTTGGTACCATAGGCATTAGAGCCGTGGCGAACCAACAATACTGTGCGGTCTGCCATCCAGCCTAGATGTGGACTCTTTTTTACGATAATATCAATTACAGGATGCTTACTCATCTTACACCTTAAAAACTTACAGAACTCCCACAGCCGCAGCTACTTTTGACGTTGGGGTTCAAAAACTTGAATCCTGTACCAAACTGACTCTCTACAAAATCTAGAGTGGTTTCATCCATATACTGCATAGACATAGGGTCTACTAGGATGGTAACGCCGTCCATCTCTATAACTTCATCTAATTCTTTTGCGCCAATATCATCAAAGTGCATATCTTGCGTAAATCCTGCGCAACCACCACCAACTACCTTGAGTCTGACAGTAAGGTGTCCAACACCTTCGGCTTCAGAGATTTCTTTGATTTTGCTAATAGCTTTATCAGTAATGTGGATCATTTTACCTCAGGCAAAGTAATTCTTAAAAATTGTATGTCAAGGCTCGCCATCAAACGAAGGCGGCTAATTTTTTCAATTCGGGGAAAGAAACTAAAATATATTTGATATCCGTCATATTATTCTTAGAGGATAAGTAAGCTAAAATCTTTTTAGGAACTACCTGCGGAATCATCTTCATAAGTCTAATCAATCTATCTGCATTGGCTTTCTTATGACCAGTAGTACGCATGTATAGTTTATTAGCATACATGATCGCCAACTCATCAGCAAACGAAGGATCCAATGTAATTACATTTTTGAAATTACGAAGATGATTTTCTTCTAAAAGGCAATGATCACAAGTTCTTAATAGATCGCGAAGTCTATCTTTGAATACTGAATCATAGTCATTCTTCAATAGCACCATCATCTTAGGATCATTAAGAATAGCAAAAAAGGCGCGACGGTTCTTATCGTTTTGTTTGCGAACCGTCACAATTTCTTTTACAAGGCAAACAATGGGCTGTCTATCAAAATGTAGCCCACGCTCTTCTAGTGCCAGCAATAACTCGAAGCTACGAGCTGACTTGGTAATTTTTTGAGCCACTGCCCCGGCATATTCATCAAGGTCTTTGAAGATAAATGGAGTGAAGTCACGAACAATAGAGACAAGCTTGTCTACATTAATATGAGACGGCATCTCCATTAAAGAATTTTTAATGGTAGCAAGGCTCTCGTGTCGAGCATGCTTGACTTTACAATACTCCACAAACTGAAGGTATTCAATGTCATACTTGACATTAACCTCTGGTTTGTCGCGGAAAGCATTAAAAGCTCTCGTTTCTAGATACTCATCTAGACGTTTGGTTAGCGCCCTATCATTCAAAGATAGTAGGAAAGATAGTCTATTGAACCAAAACTCTTCGCCGTTTTCCCAGAAAATTTCGGAACACTTCAAGAAACGGTCCCAAGCATATGCAAAATTCTCGGGCTTTTCTCTTAACATAGCCCTATAATTATTTAGATCTAAATCCATTCTATCAGAAAAGAATAGAAGATCTGTCAATTGTCTAAACCTTGGATTAATTTGATTAAAAGACTTGACCATATACAATCTATATCAAGATAGTATATGTCTTTACAGGGTCATTAGTTTAAACATTTTCCAAGTAGGAGAAATGGCAATCCTTTTCATCAATAACTTGGCTCTTTTACTTGGTTCTTTGGTTAGAAACCCAGTACCACGACCCTTACTATAATCGATAGGAAATTTGAATTGGTCAGCGGTCAAGTCTAAAATGAACCCAGACTTGTGTTTTAAAAACCAATGAGAGCATCCCATATGCTTGACATAATGAGCTTTCCATCCCTCTTCTTTGCCACCAAGCAAATAATAGGCAGCTTCACTTGCAACATAGCAGTGACCAAATGAATGCGGCAAATGCTCTGACCTGCCACGTATAGCCCTATACTTTTTATCTAAAAGATCTTCTGATAGATTATCAACGATGAGATCTCTAAATTCTTCCCAGTTCATGTTAATTCAATGCCATACATACTAAAGGGAACAAAAATGCCAAGTGAATGATTTGATCGATTGCAATCATAAGAATCTTACCAAGTGGCGTCGAAATGAATTCTACAAATCCTTTTTTAGGATCGGGCGGCAAAATGGTAACATAACCATCTAGTCCGGTCTGTTTCGTTGGCATCACCATCTCAGGTGGTCTGCGAATGTATCTTGCCCAAAGATACACTGGAATATAAGTATCTTCGACAAAGTGAGACCAGAACAGAATGTTTAATCCAACAACCCACTCCCAAGCCTGAAAATGAAGCAACACCATCATAGGAACGAAGCCAATCGTATAGATGAGGCAGTGGCGTGCTCGAACCCAAGGGTTGTTATGTTTCGCCATAGCTTCAGCGTGCGTTTGCAAAACCCAGTCCACAAAGAAGTGAACAAAAGTAAATACTGCAAACAAGCCACCAGCTAGGGCAACTTTTGTTACGATATCCATTTTACTTTCCTAAATTGTTAATCGTCTTTACGTAAATTATAATAAAGAGCTACTGCAAGAATAACTCCAAGAATTATGTAGCTCATTGTATCCACATCACCCTGCTTTGATTTGTGAAATATTTGAATTTAAAGAATTTAGATACTGATCTAGTTTGCCCGATTGATCTGGAGCAATGCTCTTTAGGACCGGAATAACCTGTCCCACATCTTCCAATACAGAACTTAAGAATCTTTTTATATTAACAATTTTAGTGTTATCTAAGTCGTATCCTTGAATTGATGGATTCCAGGCTCTTTGCATCATAGTACGGATTGCATTATAACCTGTAAGTATATTAGTGGCTGGCACTTCAGCAACAGGGTATGTCTTCAATCTATCCTTGAATCTCTGAATCATGGTAACTAACTCAGTTAATAATCTGAATGAATTGGTAACCTTAGACACGTCATCTAAACCTGTACCAAAGCCTTCTTGCATTTGTGCTTCAGATGCAAGATACTTTTTCTCTAGTTTTTCCGCCACTTTGAATAAATTACGAGCACTCATACACAGAATGCCGCGTTAGTAGTCGGTTACAGGCTACAACATAAGTCGGAAAATTAGGGCGTCAAGGGAGGTCAAATTTTAGAATTATGTGATCCGGGGCATTTTGGCGCCCATAATCATCGTCTAGTCTGACCACATCATCCAAATGTGGAGTAGAAACCTCTACTACATCAACATCAGTTGCAGCAACCATACGATGAATAGTATTTGGTGGGCAATGAAAAGAATCGCCCGCCTTCATATGAAGAACAGTTCTTTGATCATCTGGACCAATTTCTAGATCCATTTCACCACTTTGTACTAAGAAAGTTTCTTCCTTGATATTATGATATTGGCGAGATAATTTATGACCTTGATTGATGTGCAGAACTTTCCCCACATAATCTTTAGTTTCTGCCCAAATAAGCTCATATCCCCATGGTTTATCTACGCGTCTCATGATTAACTCGAACGAAGATCAAAAGCTCTGCCGAATGGAGGCTTGAAAGAACTGCCGCTGGTAATCAACCAGATAACGTCTTTGCCAGGATGCTTCATCTCGGCAAGGTCAGTATCTAGCAAGAATCCGTCAGTAATGACAATTAGGAAGTCACAAGTACCAATGTTTTTCTCGTAGTCATCAAAGAAGGCTGCATACTTGGTTCCACCACGCCCAAAGATTTTAACCTTAGATAGTTCCTCAAAGTTGGCTTTCTTGACCTTGGTTGCCTTGTCCCAATAGATATCGGCATCTGCTGGCACGATAGTGCCCTCAGAACGCTCGTCTAGGGAGGCAAGCTGGGACAGACCAAAAGCCATGTCATCCTTGCTCATAGAGCCGCTGGTGTCCAGCAAACAGCCAAAGTGAGCGTAGTAGTTCTTTCTCTTAGGCACTAACAAGCCCGTGAACATTGGGCGGCTTCTGAAACGGGTCCAGTCGTTACGACCGTTACCAGCTCTAGCCTTAAGCAATCTGGTGCGGATAATATCCTGCCAGGTCACCTTTGGCGCCGTTAATTTACCAAGCTCGTCTTCCAAGGCAGCTGGTACATAACCAGCCATCTTCTTGGCAGATTCCATAGCATCAGAGATTCTTTTGGCAAGCTTCTCTTCGGACTCTTCAGTGTCCATATGATCGTCTAGTGTGCTTCCAAATCCGAAAACATCGAAGCCGCCACCACACTCATCGCATCCGTGGTCACAATCACCACTACCTTGTCCTTGACCATTTGGATCGTTCTGTCCCTGTCCGCCTTGTCCTTGACCCTGACCTTGGGCATCACCATCACTCGGCTGACCTTGACCGTCTCCATGTTGGTGTGATGGGCAATTACATGGCTGACCGTCTCCATGATCATGCGATTGGTCTTTGTCACCATCTTGACCCGGCTGTTGGTCTTGACCCTCTTGCTTATCTTGGTCTTCGGACTTATCGCCCTTGCCCTTATTCTTGTCTTTACCCTTTTTCTTGTTTGGCATTTGATAAATACCAACACGCCCACACTTTGGACACTTTGGGAGAAGGCTATACAAGTAATCGTAAATAGCTTCGGGTCGCTTCATATCATCAGATAGATCTGGATCGGCATAAAAGAATTTAACACTCTTCTCGCGACGCTCCAATTCCTTTAACTCTTTAGGAGTTAACTCTCTATCTTCGTTAGGTGCAGGAAGTGCAACGTCTGAGGACCCACTTTGACCCATTGGCTCTAGTTCTTCGAACCCTTTGATTTTGGAGAAAGGATCTTTGAACATGTCAGCATATTGTTGCAAGGTCATGTACTTGCCAAGATGCTTGGTGAACATTTCCTTTGGATCCATTTTTCTGGCTTTGAAATCGTCCATCACGGTTCCATTGACGATGAAGTCAACAGCGATGTTCCACAGCTTAGGAATTCTAGATCCTCTTCTTTGTGGATGCATATAGATGGCGTGCCACGCTTCGTGACCACAAACAATACGCAAACCAATTCTAGATTGTTTAATAACGAATTTTGGATTCCAGTAGTATCGCTTGCCATCAGTTGCGGCAGTAGGCATGTTCATAGTACATACATGCTCTACTGGATACATCAGGCTGAAGATGAGCGGGTCACCACCCATACCAGTACCTACATGCTCGTTATTGTATCTAGTACCAAGCTCAAGGAAAACTTGTGATAGTTTGTCTTCTGCCTGTTGTACTAACTTTGGATCAACTTTGCCTATGATTCTGGAAAATTTCATTATATCTCCAATACCTATATATCTAAAGAGGAATAGGTATTTTCATTCATCTACTGACTTATTGATCCTATTAAGAACCTGCTCCCATTCTGGGTGCTCATCAAGATTGAACTTGACCAAGCGATCGATTTGAATTTGGCTTCTAACAGCCACCAATACGTTTTCATACGAAGCCTTTTGCAAGAAACGACCTACGTGTCTAACTGCTGGCGGCGGCTCGTTCTCGTTGGCACCATCTAGGTGAGTTGCCAAACGGGCGCAAGTAATCATACAAGCAACTAATTGCTTGCCTGGTTCCATCACATTGTACTTGGATGAAACATCCTTGCCATGATAAATGGCTTCGATCATAGGAAGAAGTTCTTGGTAGTATTCATAGTAGTTAGAGTACTTGAGACCAGCATCTTTACCAACGCAACCACAAACCTTCTTGTTCAACATGGTGGTGGTCCAACCAAGCTTCTCACCAGCATACAAAAGCTGGGAAGCTCTCTGCCAACCACGAGGAGAAGGATCGGCATAACGATCTTCTGGATCTACTGCACCGAACAAATCCTTAGGATGGTCGTTGATGTAAGCAGTAACAGATGGGTGAATATGATTTGACTTACCAGCCCAATCCAACCAAGAGGTTGCATCGGCTTCAACCAAATATTTTTCTGCTCTATCTAATAGGGGTAAGCTGGGACGAGAGCCACCTTCAGAGATCAAGTTACCAGTCAAGATACTTGCTCTCAGCTTAGGAAGCTTACGACCGTTGATGGACTTGAATTGAGTGAACTCTAGCAAAGGTGCCCATAGGCTTGGGTCAGCCTTGTCCACTTCGTCTAACAGAGCAACTACATCTACATCACCATCGAACATTGGCTTGTAGAAATGAGGGAGCAAGAAATCGACGAATCTTTTGCGATTATCTTCTTCAGAAATAACCTTGCCCATGATATCTGGATAACCACCTAAGTCTACTCTTTCCAAAACGGACAAGTTAATATAGACTTCGTGCAGTCCTGCTTTCTTAATCTCTTGTTTAGAGATTTCAGTTTTACCAGTTCCTCTTCGACCGAAGATTGCGATGTTACTACCTACATCAATGGCAGCTTTAATATGAGATGCCAAGTCTTTAGTATTTAATTTTTCCAGATTAAAATCTGAAGTAGTCATTTGTTGCGGGGCTGGTGTCGGCATTATGTTTTCTCCAATTAGTGGAATGTACTTACCAATTTGCTCACGTTAGCCGCATGTGTCAACCGCTCTAAAAAAACTAAAATACGGTAGGAGCTGGAAATTTTCAGAAACTTAATTCAGCTTCTCATCCTCATCAGACTCAAAGCTCAACTCACCTTTTCTATAACCATCCAAAAGTGTTTGCGCCGCTTTCCATGGATCGCGCCCGAAAGAAAGTCGCCCATGAGTAAACTGAATTCTTACAATTATGTCTTCGGGACAATTTGAATTTTCTAGCTCTTCCGCTAGCCATAGCCCAGCAAAACAAACTTCTTTTATAATGGCTGAGGCAAGTAATGGCTTGGGCAAGCGATCATCGTTATCTAAAACATCTTGCCAACGAGCAATGTCTTCTTCTGTAACAAATTCTGGTCTTGACATATTATTCCTCAATCATAAATCTCTTAAAACTCTTTTTACCCTTTTTCACTATAATCTCTTTGCCAAATTGTGATTTAGAAATAATAAGTGTTGGATTATCTAAAACTTGAGTATTAATAGTAATACCTTTATTGTTAATTAGATTTCTTGCATCAGTACGAGACTTAGCAAATTCACATTTAACAATCAAGTCTAAAACATTAGTATTGTCATCGATAGGCGCGGCTTCCATGATAGACGGATCTTTCTTTTCAAAGAGAGACTCTACCACCTCAAGCGTGATATCGGTTGCATCTTTACCATGTACGATGGTAGTTAATTCGCAAGCCAATCTTTTCTTTGCCGCATTGATTTCCTCTACAGTAGTAAAGGGTATCGTAGCAATTTCCTGCAGCGACAAGAAGGTCAGCTGCTTAAAGCACTTCATAACCTCTGCGTCTGGAATGTTACGCCAGAACTGAAAAAAGTCGAAGATGCTCGTCTGCCCTTCTTCCGATAGCCACACTGCTCCCTTTTCGGTTTTCCCCATCTTGGTTCCATCCGAAGTAGTTAGCAAGGGGATTGTCAGTCCGAAAGATTCCTTGCCTTCTTTTTTATGAATCAAGTCAATACCAGCCAAAATGTTGGACCACTGATCATCGCCACCGATTTGAAGGATACAATCTCTCCAAACGAATAGACGGAAGAAGTCAACCGCCTGCATGAGCATGTAATTGAATTCTAAAAATGAAAGTCCAGTCTCCAATCTGCTTTTGAAGCAATCGGCTCGCAGCATGTTGTTTACTGAGAATAACGGACCAAACTCTCGAATGAAGCTCAGGAAAGTAAAGTGCTGGAAGAATCTTTTGTTGTTGATGATCTGCCAGTCATCTACGCCCACAATCTTTTTAATCTGCGGAGTAATGCTTTTGATGTTCGCTTCTACCACATGTTCTTCTAACATGGGGCGCATGCTACTCTTTCCACTCGGATCACCAATCTGTGCGGTAGCCCCACCAATTAACATGATTGGTATGTGACCAGCATTCGCCAAGCGTTTAGCAGTAATCATCTGTAATAAGTGCCCTACATGCAAACTGTTTGCAGTGGGATCAAATCCAATGTAAAAAGTAACTTTCTTTTCATTGAGAAGTTCACGGATCTTTTCCGTGTTGGTTGCCTGTTTCACCAGCCCACGCGCCTCTAAATCTTCAAATAGTTTCATGTCTTTTTATAGATTAAAGTAATTTACGTACGTACCTTCACGATGTGTTTCGGAAATGTTCTTAGCAATGACTTCACAAATAGATTTTAAATCTTCTAAAGTTTTGTATGGTCCTCGATACGAAGTTTTGGTAGGTAGTCCTGGACTTTCCCAGTGTTCCATGCTGGTAGTGTATCCACCAATACCTTCTTGATCAGTCGGGCAAATCATTCCAAAATCATGCTCAAATAAATCTGATTTATCTCGCATGGCATGACCAAAAAATCCGATACAATCTTTAATAGGTAAGGGAGCCTCTATAACGCCAAACCATGCTCCACTTTTTAAACGAGAACACCATGCAGGGTATCCGACAGCAGTAGTCCATTCAGCATAGTCTGGTTCATTATCCCATGGACCAGATTTCCAATTAGAACGATCTATCTTTTTAGCTTTTTGATATTCTCGATCCATTTATAATCCACAAATAAAAATAGCTCCTTTCGGAGCTTCTGGTATCCCCAACAGGAATCGAACCTGTACTGATCGTTTCGAAGACGATCGTGATATCCTTTTCACTATAGGGACATACATCTCTTATGTCAAGGGATCAATCTCAAAATAAGAGCGGTCTTTGACTCGAACGTTTCTCGATGATGAAATTCCGAATATCTGGTTCCTGCATGTAAATGCTTCATTCGCTCATCTTGCGAATGGGATCCATGCCCCGTCTTTCCTTAAAAGAAACGGCATGACAGCGACGACTGCCCTGGTACGCCTGGAGGGATTCGAACCCGCAAAACCTTCGGTTCCGTAGACCGACGCTCTATCCAGTTGAGCTACAGGCGCATAATTACAAACGTATGCCTTTATAGTAGTTGAATTGCTTTGCTGTTTTCTTTTTGTGACAGTTGGCACACCTTACGTCACATTTTTGAATTTCTTGTTTTATTGTCTCCAAGCTGAGCGTTCGCATCTCGCTCACATTATAAGTCTTGTCGCTACGATGGTCAAATTCTAAAACTATCGGATCTGTTTCTCCACAATCAATACATGGATTTTCTTTCAAGTAATCAATCATGAACTGCAAATTACTTACTCTAATTTTATAATTGCGTTTCTTTGCTTTCGCAAGGTAATAATCTGTACGTAACTCGTAATGTTCTTTGTGAAGAACAGCTATACATTTCTTGCAACGATGCTGAAGTCCGTCTTTCGAGCCAGCTCTTTTATTGAAATGATCTTCTAATGGGGTAGGATAATCTGTTTTACACTTCGTACAAATCTTCATACAAAGGATACGAAACTATTGATACATTTCGTATCAAATTCTGGCACGCCCGCTCGGAGTTGAACCGAGATAAAGAGTTTCGTAGACTCTTACGTAGACTCTTACGTAGATCCGCTACGACGGGCGTATTTGGTATCTCTGATTGGACTCGAACCAACATAAAACTGCTTAGAAGGCAGCTGCCTTTCCATTAGACTACAGAGACATAAAACAAAACTTACTTGGCATGCCCAGAAGGATTTGAACCCTCAACCTATCGGGTAGAAGCCGATCGCTCTGTCCAGTTGAGCTATGAGCACATAAAGAAACCAAAGTTTCTTGGTGATCCCTACGGGAATCGAACCCGTGTTAACAGATTGAGAATCTGCCGTCCTAGCCGCTAGACGAAGGGACCATCGTATCTATTATATCAGCTTATTAGCCGATTAATGCCATCTAATTTCTTGTGGCTTTGGTTTGCAAACCGCAGGAGAATCAACTCCGTAAAATCCACAATACTCACCACGAGAACACTCACCATCATTTCCACAGAATTTTGCACCCTTAGGAACCGAACTCATGTCTACTTTATAAGCACATCCGATAACAAAAGCAACTGCTAACAAAATTAATACTTTTTTCATTGGTGATCTGTACGAGAATCGAACTCGTGTGACAGCCTTGAAAGGGCTGGGTCCTAACCGCTAGACGAACAGACCGTTGGTACTCCGTAGGGGTATCGATCCCCTTTTTCCTGGGTGAAAACCAAGTATCCTAGCCACTAGATGAACGGAGCATAACTTACTGGGGTGAGCGACGGGATTCGAACCCGCTTATCGAGTGGTCACAACACCCGACCATTACCAAATGGAAACGCACACCATAAACTTACTTGGGGTGTCGTACGGGTTTCGATCCCGTCGAAGATTGGTTCACAGCCAACCGGGGTCACCAGCTCCCTCACGACACCATAATCTGGTAATATTCTTGCTTAATTATTAGTATATTTCTATATATCCTAGTTCAAGGGGTTTTTAATGTCCTACACAATCGAGCAATTATTAACTTTAGCCACTCAATTTGATGAGCTATCTTCGGAGTCTTTGCAGAAAACTGCTGCAAAGAAAGAGAAAAAGAAGCTAGATCCTAAGGCTGAAGTTCGTAATAGAGGCAACGTTTGTGTTCCAGCTGAACAAGCCAAGGACAAGAAAGACCATTTCCCAATTAATAATGCCGATCAAGCACGTAATGCTTTGTCTCGTGTTCATCAATACAGCTCTGTTCCAGAGTGGTACAAAGGTTCTTTGAAGGGTCTTCAAGCTTTAGTAGCAAGAAAAGTAAAAGCTAAGTATCCAAAGATTGATGTCGGCGGTAAAGATAAGAAATCCAAGAAAGCTGCTTTGGATGAAATCAATTCACTTCTTTCCAAGTACGCTGCTGAGTAATTCTTTATATTCTTCACCACATCTCTTCTCGTGAGTTTCATAATTCACGACATCAATATTTGTGTGACAAGTAGGGCACTCATAGCAGCAAGGCATGATGTGAGCAACATCAAAGTCGCCGTCATGACAATGACAATCACATTCTTCACCGAATAACATTTATTTAGCCTTCATATTTTTAGAACAAAAATTATCTGTTTGTGAATGACAGTTAGGGCAAAGGAATCTAAGATTTTCTCTGCGATTATCAAGCCCATTACCATTTTTATGATCAACTTGAAGAACTAATTTCTTACCGTTCCATTCTGATTTCAAACCACATTCACACTGTTCTGGAACGCCAGACTCTACTAGTGCTCGTTTTATTTTCCAACCATGATCTCTGCGACCGCCCAGTCTATCAAAAACAAGAATAGTTTCAGCCGATAATTTTGGAAATCCACCTTTATGAGGTTTGCCTTGGTTAGTAGCTAAACCTGTAAAATGTGAGGTATCTATGTTATAAAGTTTAAATCTGGATTTCAAATGAGAACTGCTGCCACCACTTATCTTTAAACCAAGCTCTCTCATTACCTGCTAGTAAGAGAAACACTTTTTTAACAATTGGCTCTAATAGTTCTTTGGAATATTTTTGATTGTTCTTACTCATTTAGAATCTGGTACTACTGGAGGGACTTGAACCCCCATGCCCTTACGAGCGCAACGTTCTTAGCGTTGTGTGTCTGCCGTTCCACCACAGTAGCATAAGTGGTGCTATCAGAGGGACTTGAACCCCCACGGGATTACTCCCAACAGGTTCTAAGCCTGCCGCGTCTGCCGTTCCGCCATGATAGCATTTTGGTGCTCAAGATGGGAGTCGAACCCATAAAACCTACTTTCTGAGAGTAGTACGTATGCCAATTCCGTCACCTGAGCGTGATGCCTTTATATATCGTCTTATTCCCAGATTTCTCGGAGAATGTCACCCACTAAGATAAGTCGGCAGCACATGATTGTCAAGACTGACAATTTTAAAATTAATGGTGGTCATGGTGGGAATCGAACCCACACGGGATTGCTCCCAACAGTTTTTGAGACTGCCGCGTCTGCCTATTCCGCCACACGACCAGTAAGACTATACCAAAATATTAATATAACCACTATAGTTAGAGTGTCAAGCGTGATTATTTTAAGAAATGGTAAGCTGCCGTTGTTAAAAATTCTTCGAATCGTTCAGCTGTAGATAATGAAACAAACAGATCACGCGCTTTATATCCATTATCAAAATCCTTAGTTTCTTTTTGAAGAGTTATCATTTCCTCATCAACCATTTCTAGAAACCAATCTTTAGTTAGTGTTTGTTTATCTTCATCGGCAGTTACTATTGCCACCTTATGTCGCAACCACTGCCAAACCTGGGAGCGGGATATTTCTGCCGTTGCAGCGTCCTCCATTAAGTTATAAATTGGGACACAGCCTTGTCCGGACAACCATGCTGCCAAATAACGGATGCCGACGCGAATGTTATAACGTAAACCAGCTTCAGTACAAGTCCCTTCTGGTACAGCCAGTAAATCTTGTTCAGTCACTGTTGAATAGTGAATGTTGCCAATTTGATTAGAGTGAGGCATGTATTCGTCAAAAATTTGACGAGCTACTGGAACCAATCCAGGATGGGCTACCCACGTTCCATCATGACCAGCTTTGACCTCGCGTAGCTTGTCAGCCTTTACTTTAGCCATAGCAGCTTCATTGGCTTTTGGATCGTCCTTAATTGGAATCTGTGCAGCCATACCGCCCATAGCATGGACATTTCTCTTATGGCAAGTCTGAATTAGGAGCTGGACATACGCATTAAGAAATCCTTTGTCCATTGTCAATTGAGCGCGATCGGGTAGAATAAATTCCGGTTTATTCGCAAACTTTTTAATAAAGCTGAAAAGATAATCCCAACGCCCGCAATTCAAGCCAGCTGAATGATCTTTTAATTCCCATAGAAATTCATTCATTTCAAATGCGGCATAGATGTTTTCAATTAAACAAGTTGCTTTAATTGTGCCTTTTGGAATTTTGAATTTCTTTTGAGAATAAACAAAAATATCATTCCATAGACGAGCTTCCAAATAACTTTCCATTTTAGGAAGGTAAAAATAAGGAGCAGTTCCTCTTTCCATCAATTCTTTAACATTGTGGAAAAAGTATAAACCAAAATCCAATAGAGCTGCTGGAATGGGCATATTGTCTAACATAAAGTTCTTTTCGACTAAATGCCAACCACGCGGTCTGACCATCAAGACAGCAGTTTTTTCATTGAGTTTGTAGTCTTTACCTGCGTCTGATGTGAAGGTTATGGTGCGACGGACGGCATCCATCAAGTTAACCTGACCTTGCATCATGTTTTCCCATGTAGGAGAGTTAGAGTCTTCTAGGTCAGCCATGAACACATTAGCGCCCGAATTAAGGGCATTGATGATCATTTTGCGTTCGGTTGGTCCCGTAATCTCTACTCGCCTATCTAATAAGTCAGCAGGCAATGAAGCTACAGTCCAATCCGAACCACGGATGTGTGCGGTATTTGGTAAGAAGTATGGGAGCAAATCATGTCTATCCAACAGGGCTTGTCTTGCCTGGCGAGAAAATAATATCTCATTGACTCTTGGCGCAAACCTATTTACCAAATCAACCACAAAAAAGATTGCTTCATCTGTTAATATGGTGTCTTTATATTTATCTAAATTAACTATCTCTATTCTCATTTTAGAACTGCTTTAGAAAATTTTTGATTCCATTCATCAATGGAACAGCCTTCAATTCGAAGCTCTGCTTCATACCAATTTTGGTCTTTCGCAGTCTTCTTCATATGACAACTGGCACACCTTATTACGCACTTTTCAATTTCTTTTTTAAGTAGTAGAAGAGAATGTCCACCATTCGCCAAAATTCCTACATTCATAAACTTAATATCACTCACGTGATCGAATTGTAGACAAATTGGATTACTTTCACCGCAGTCTACACACGGATGAGATTTTTTATATTCCCATAAAAACTGTCTCTTCCTGCGACGAGACTTTTCTTTTTGCTTCAATCCATTTTTCTTGTCGCATTTTTTACAAAGATATTTAGTATAAATACCTTTACCGCCCTTATTTCTATTATCCTTAAAACAATAAAAAATCAGAAACAGATTTTTCCTCTTTGCAGACGCCACATATTTTTGTATTTTTCATGCCATCATACAGAAGTATTGATAGGCACGTTGATGATATTAAAACTGATCTTTTTCAGTACTGTCAGGAAGTGCTAAAGTAGAAGAGCTGCCTGAAGAAATTACAGTGGAAATTTGGTCAAAATAATTTGCACCAACCTCGCGTTGGTGTTTTACTGCTGTATATCCCGCTGCGACATTTTCGAATTCAGCTTCTTGCAAAGATGAGTAGGCACTCATGCCACTTGTCTTATATGCCTGCGCTAAAGTAAACATTGAATGATTTAGAGCATGAAATCCTGCCAAAGTGACGAATTGGAATTTATATCCTAATGCTCCTAGTTCATCTTGGAAAGAAGCAATTTGAGATTCTGATAAATTCTTTTTCCAATTGAAAGAAGGAGAGCAATTATAAGCCAAGGGCATGTTTGGGAAATTTTTATGAATTTCATCTGCAAACTCTTTAGCTTGACCAATATCGGGCGTAGAAGTTTCCATCCACAACATATCCGCATAAGGCGCATAAGCCAAGCCTCGGGCAATACAATACTCTACACCATTCTTAATTTTGAAAAAACCTTCGTCGGTACGCTCAGAAGATACAATGAAGGGACGATCTCTTTCGTCAGCATCTGTAGTAATTAATTTGGCTGAATCGGCATCTGTACGGGCAATGATAATAGTTCTGGTACCGCAGATATCGGCAGCTAGGCGAGCAGCGACTAATGATTTTATAAATTGATTCATGGGGACTAATACCTTGCCGCCCATATGACCGCACTTCTTTTCAGAAGATAATTGATCCTCGAAATGTACGCCAGCAGCTCCCGCCTCAATCATACCCTTCATTAATTCAAAAGAATTAAGAGGTCCACCAAAGCCTGCCTCGGCATCAGCTACGATAGGAGCAAGCCAATATCTTTGAGGACATCCCTCCGCGCTCTCTATCTGATCAGCCCTAAGAAGTGCTGAGTTAATCTTTTTGACAACACTTGGAACGCTATTAGCAGGATACAAAGATTGGTCAGGATACATTTGACCAGCTAGATTAGCATCTGCCGCTACTTGCCAGCCCGAAAGATAAATCGCATGGAGCCCAGCTTTTACTTGTTGAACTGCCTGGTTACCAGTTAAAGCTCCCAAAGCTTTTACATATGGATCTACATTAAACAGAGTCCACAATCTTTCACAACCTAATTTTGCTATTGTATACTCGATTTGAAAGGAACCCCTTAATTTATCCACATCTTGCTTAGAGTAAACACGGAATTCATTAGGCTTATAGACACTCATTTATTCTCCATTAGGGTCGATAAAGATGATTTGCTTACCAATAGATTTCGCATAATTGATACAATTAGCAGTACCACCTGCTGTTCCGTCCCAAATTGCGATTAAGATATCGCAATGGTCCACCATCCATTGATTGCGAATCTGCATTTTTGCCGCAGAATATCCGCCAGGAGAAACAACAACTTTTTCAATTGCGAATCTCAATAACATTCTGTAAATGTATTGTGAATGAAATGGCCAAGCATTATCTTGGTTTTCAAAAGGCACGGCTGCGGTAAAGGGAATATTTAATTTAATAGCAATGAAAGCTGCCCATTGATCTATACCTAAAGCCATTCCAGAGATGACTCTATCAGGTTTTAGTTCACGGAGCTTGGCATCAATTTTCTTACAAACACGAATATAAGTTGGATTGGGAATCTTATATCCGCCGAGTTTGTCAGGTCGATGTCCAGTAAATGCTATTATCATTTAGGAGTTCGTTTTCTTGGTGAATAATCTTTGTATATGTATCGTTTGCAGTAAGACTTATATGATTGGTATGTGCCACCAATTGCCACAACAACTTCTCTCCATTTTTTACCATGATATGGAATATTATTAGAAGTACAGCTAATAATATGTGCAACCTCATGTAGCAGTGTAAATTTTTCTCTTAATTGCGTTTTACGGCGCAAACATATCCAACCAGGATAATCATTATGATTGCAATGTGCATGTGCCGCATGATGCTTATTAATTTCACATTTTTCTACACATTCACCAATACAAATTCCCCTAACTTCTTTGAAGTGTCGAATACATTTAGGAAATTGTGAGCGTCTTCTAATTTTCACTCCAATCATTTTTTCGCTCTAAATCCTGGACATTCATCTACGCCACAGTATTTGCAGCCCACTGGAGCCATTTCATCATAACTATCAAAGTGGCGATAATATGGATGATCGCATTCACATGGAAGCTCATCACCATAGAAGGGATCATATTTGGAAGATAACTCTTCATCTAGGTTATCTTCCTCATCGTCTGCACCTTCTTCAGGAGGAGGCATACCTAGTTGCTCTTGCTCAATCATTTGCATAAACTGCTCACTCAATTCTGTAAATTCGCCATTACGTTGTAGATAGAACATGCCGACAAATTGTCCGCCCAGCGTGCCCAATTCTTCTACTTTGACTCTTACTTTGCCATGAATCAATGTATTAATGTATTAATGTTCGATGCAAATTCGGCAATTTTGGTACCGTCATCGAACATTAATACAATTGGAAGATTAAGTAAGACTTCTTTCGGCTTGACTTTCATTCTACATGCTCTCTAGTAGTCAATACTTCTTTGATATTTTTATAAGCTTCCTGCCACGAAGGGTGGGACTTAGTAATCAGCTTATTCTTATAAGCCAACAATCTTGCAGTAGTAAGTCTTTCCATTTGAAATTTTGTTAAAAACACATTACACCTCAATTGTAATCGGAGGGTTAGTTGGAGCATATGCTTCGGTACAGCATGATGCATTAACAAATTGCACATTAGCAAGTTGCATTTTGCCATATCCATAGTGAATATGTCCACAGATATGAGCCTTTAGATTAGGCAACTCTGTAATACGCTTTGCTAACTCTTCACAGCCCACGTGCTCTACGTCAGCAACACCACGTGGAGCTGCATCCAATACATTCATAACTGGACCATGTGTAATCAGGACATTGGTATCCTCGGGAATCTTTGCCCAATGATGAGCAATATCCTTGCCCCTCATGGCATTGAAAGCCCAGTTATGAAACCAAGGCTGCCAAGGGCTTCCCCAAAAGTTAATGCCACCAATCTTGACACCACTGTCTTGAAGATAGGTGATTTCATTTTCTTCGCACAATCTGAGCGCAATATTTCGGCTATTGTTTTGGAAACACCAATCATGATTACCAGAGATGATAATCTTACTTTGGAAGTTTTGGGCACTCATCCAGCGCAAAAATTTGGATAGCTTGCCAATATCACCACGATAGGTAATGTCACCAGCATGAACAAGCACATCGCCTGGCGGCAAAAGAATTTTCTCTTCTTGCTCATGTGTGTCGGAAATACATACTATTTTCATTTTCGTTACCTTTTCATATCATTCTTAACATACGCAACAATACCACCAAACAATGCCATCAAACGGTGTCCAGGTTTGACACAATTGTCAGTATTGCAGGTTGAACACTGTGCTTGCTTAAAATTGACGCCACGCGGAGTATTGCATGGGCAGCCGTCATCCACATACAAATTTTCTAACAATATAGGCTTTCCACAGCCATTGCATTTTTCTGGAATGTTAGGATTCATTCTTGTTCTGTTCTTACACTAATTCCATCAATAACGGGCGGTATAATTTTTCTTGTTTTATTATCTAGCCGTTTAACTAGCACTACCACAGCATAACCATCATCATCAGAAATGACTGTGCTGGAACTATACCAAGAGTGTACTGAAAGTTGCATTTTAAGTTGCAAACGAACTTGATTGGCTTCTTTAAAGGTAGACATATGAACCTCAACTAAATACTAACAATGTTTTGATTTTATTAACTACTTTACGTGGCTTTGAATAATCAAAAGAAATTATTGGAAGAGTAAATGGTTTATTATCATCTATAATGCCACCATCATCATCTTGATAGCACTGAGAAATAATCATCTCTTTATCGAGATACATTGTGGTAATGTGAAATTTATCTTTTTGATTTAAAAGATAAACGCTATCTCGCTCGATTCCAACATTAGTAATTTTATGGTTTAAGAAATCAAATTCTAAATCGCCGCTATTCGAATAAGACGAATTGCATTTGCGGCAATCGCTATTGATTATGAAATAAAAATAAGCTGAAGATGCGCGAGTAACACTGCGCTCCGACAGCTCAGGTTCCGATATATCAAATGTAAAACTGTTATCCAAACAATTAATTTGATATTTGTTGAAAAACTTTCTATTACCCAAATTAAGTTGGCAATGTAAGTGCAGGATATGATTATCCTTTTTGAAGGATTGTAGCTCTGTAGCTTCATCGGGACCAACTGAAATATAGATGGATCTCGTAATATCTTGACAGACGGGACAGAATAGACAATGTGACCACAATTGTTGTAAAGTCAATATTTTCATATTACTACTATGTCCAGTAAAATCCTGCTCGCCCGAATCAAGAAATTAGCTGATACTTCTACTTTAGACAGAAACGAACAGTTTCGTCTTCAAAGAGAAAAGCTAGAGCAATTCTATCATGACTTGCACATGAAGTTTAGAGTTATGCTTAACGAGATGGAGGGAGATCTAAGGACATTAAAAGAGAAAGATTTCCCCAAAAACCTTTTGAAATCTTTCTTTCAAGTTTGGTACGATTTGATCGATATCTCCAAACAGTTGGATGTAAAAGATCCATATGTCGCCGCCGACAAGTTAGTGCAATATGTCAAGCAGCGCCCGCATCGTTCAATCATAGACAATCTAGATTTTCTAATCCAACATCATATGCAGAAGAATGAAATAGATACTCAGACCGGATCAATGTTGCAGCAAGTTCAAGTTAAAAGCCTAAAGTTGCTTAAAGAGCTAGCTAGCAGACTAGAACAGTACATGACGGAAAATCCGCTAATCACTGGACCAAGCGGGATACCAGAAGAACCAAAAGATCTAAAAACAGTTTCTCCTGTTTTCGTTCCATCGAATATTCCGCCGCAAGAAGACACTTACATTCCTCCGGTCAAAAAATAATTACTCTTCGCCTTCAAAAGATTCAGCAAAAGTAACTTCTATTTTGATTTTCGAACCCATCCTAACGCCTTGAGCAGCCAATTTTTTGACTGTAAGGGTTCCCTCAATTGCAGCTGATTTAGCTGCAATGTTTTTGGTTTCTACGCTGCCATCATTGGTTTTGAATTCAATAGTAACGTCGCCACCATTAACTTTAAAGGAGTCAATCTCTCCTTTGAATGTGGCTCTCATTTTCGTGGAAAGAGAGACGGTTGAGAGTTAAACATTTGATCCCAAAGGTCCTTAGCTGGCATAACAGCCGGTGGAGTAACCGTTGGAGCAGTCATGCTAACTGGAGGGTTAACACTTACAGTTCCATCAGAAGCAACACTTGCAGGAACTGGAACTGTAATTCTAGCCGAAACTTGAGTTCGTTTTTGGTCATCATATGCCGTATCCAAATCCCAAGAGGCAGACAATGGATGATACAATAACGCTTCAACCTGCGAACCATCAGCCAAGGTCACAGTAATGGGACTTCGCGCCCAACCATGTGGCTCAATGTGGCTAGTAAATTTGGAACGAACCATGTCTCTAACTTCACGGTGACGCGCATTTGGCATCGCCAGTTTCACTTTATTGCTGACATCCAGCGCAGTGAACAAAACCTCATCCTGTACCAAACCTTCGAGCACATCATCAACAATATCTTCCAACGTTTGCATTTTTCAGATCTCCTGTATTTTGTATAGTAAATTCTTTGAAATTAAAAGCAAGGGGTAGTAATTATAAAAATAATCACAAGTGTTTATTTAGCCAATCAACTGAGAATCCGATTATGGCTATAACCGCAAATATTGGCCAAATTATGGCTGCCCAAAACATAAACCAAAAATCGTAATAGACACGCAAGAATTTTGTTAAAGCATGTCCCACAAATAATCCAATCAAAAGGTAAAGCAAGAAATAAATCATTACTCTCCCTGTAATTCTTTACGGACCCTCATCAAAGTCTTGCCAAGCATATTTTTGCCTGTACCATCTTTGCCACATCCCCAGTACCAGTCCACGGGCGAATCTTCAATAAGCTCTTCATTGCCAGTAGCCATTAGTTCGGCGCGCAAGTCTGCATGTTGTAGAAATTTAGCTAGAACACACTGATACATAACATCATCTTTGACATGGTTCCAATCACCACGAAGTTTTATTTTCTGTCCAAGATCACGAGCTTCGCGAGGAGTCTTAGCTGCCCAAATCATTTCTTCGTCTTCTAGGATAACAGTTTTGGCAGCTTGATAAGCCGTTTCAACATTGTCACACCAGCGCCCGCCACCCGGACCAACTATAAACATTCTGGCTTTCTTGAAGTTATTCAGAAATCCATATGGTTCATTGGTCTTATAAAATTTAATAGCCATCGTATTCCCTGTTAATCAGTTTTGTAAAAGCTTCGTTTTCTTCAAACCCGCGTGCCAACATATCCTGCCTAATTTCTTCGACAGATCTATCGCCATCATTGTCCCAAACACTTTCCATACACTCAGAAAGATCGTTAGACTGATCCCACATATTATTTTCTTTGTGAAAATACAATTTTGGTGTTATGAAAACCATAACAAAATTTTCCGGAGTATCACCTGGAGATTCAACAAACGAACTCTCGCCTTTAACTAAGAAATAAAAATCTGATGGAGTTGATGTTTCGCATAATTTTTGATATGCGTCTCTGTCGCCATATGGAGGATCTTCCCAAGATACATTACTCATTCATCACCTTCTCTGCGATAAATTACAACACGAACATTCTTATCTTCAAGATAATTTGCGAAGTTAGTTAGCGTGCCTAAATAGTGTTCCCAAATACCACCACCAAGATTGCATCCAATTTTCCATGGGAATGCGATGCTTTCCAAATCAGGAATCTCTGCAATTCGCAACAAACACCTATGGAAACATTTGTCTCGAACTAATATGCCATCCAAAGTCGATTTGGGATACTTGGGCTTGCCAGGATAGTATTGAGCAAACATGTTGATGACATATCGCTGCTCTTGACCATCACCCAATATTTTTATTGTTCCAAGAGCATCTGGTTCAGTCCTTGCGACATAAGTGTTAGCATGAGGAAACTTATCAAAAATAGCTTTGGCTGTTCCAGCAGAATTCTGTGTCAAACAATTGCATTGATGTGCAATATATTTTTCTTTAGAATTTAGCAAGTCACCTGTAACAATTTCAATCATGTGTCTATCTGTCATTTAGGAGTATGTATAACTGGTAATCCTCGACCTATTGAGGGTCTTGCAAACTGAGGATTATCTCTCATCCAAGATTGAGTCATCCATAATTGTCCGCACCCACTCCCGACATCATCTTGTCCAGCAGGATCAAACATGCGCGTAGAGAAACCACGTTCCAATAATAGACTCTGGAAATTAGCAGCTAATTCACGTTGACGTGCATTTGCAGCAGCAACCGTTTCCTCTCGTTCGCAGATAACTGAAATGGTAGCTTGCCAAATGCTTGGATCAAAAAGTTTCATGAGTCTATCAGCATCTTCAGCCGAAGAGTTTTTCTCATGAGCGCAGTAGTTGAAGAAGGGTTGGCGACCAACTTCCATTGCCCACAGAGTTCCTTGGCGAGCAATCTCTCCCAAAGTTAATTTCTTTTGGAACGGAATGAGTTGATTGCGAGCTTCATCCGTGCTTTCATGAACGGAAAACTGCAAACCAACCTTATCCACTTCCTTGGAAATGTCAATGACTGGTTGGTAATCGACACGCGGAGCTGAAGTTGAAATCAGCAGTGCGGCTTGTGGATACAATGAATGCAGCTTGCGAATTGCCGGATTCAGCTCCTTAAGATTGAGCATGGGCTCGCCCATGCTCATGAACATGATTTGCATACGCTGGACCTTGGTAGGGTCAATGCCTTTATCGGCAAACAGGTGTTCCGTTTGCGAAACAATCTCATCCGCTGTTAAAGAGCGGACGAAACTGTCACCAGCACCACAGAATCGGCATCCAATTGGACAACCGCTTTGAGTGGAACAGCAAACCACTGTTCTGGCTTCAAAAGTTGGATATTTGTAGAGGACAGATTCCGCCACAGCATTATCCTTTTCGAAGACATATTTGAAAACATTTTCATCTATGCTAGGAATACACCTGGTTTTATTCCATAATTGTTGCATTTATTTCATCTCAATGATTGAAACGGTTTTATTTCTTTGTTGGGCTGCCCATAATCGGGTTGTTCTAAAAAATACACAAACTCTTGATTGTTAAACATATTTCCTCAAAATCTACTAATTTGGTGATATAGATATACCATCACCATACATGATCACGGAGCATTATATGTCGCGACCAAAACGAATTATCACCGAGCAAGAAAAACAAAAAATTGTGGCAGACTACAAAGCTGGCGTATCACTCAAAAAATTGCAAAAAGAAACGAAGTTGCAGCAGAAGCAACTGAAATTCATTCTTGACCAATTTGATGTTCCAATTCTAACAGCATATGAAACGCAGAGACGAAAAGCGATGTTAGAAGAACGAAACTATTTTGACGAGTTAGACGCGCTTCAATGCTATGTGTTAGGGTTGATATTCGGTGATGGATGCGTTCATTACAATCCTAAAAGATACAAATATGCTACAACGATTGTTAGCAATGATATGGATATCTTAGAAAGTGCCAGACATTTATTAGGGACCAACTTTCCTATTACTAAGAGAAAGAAAGCCAAAGCTTATAACCTTGTCATCAACTCCAAACATTTATGCCAAGAACTAATCAATAAGTTTCATCTACAAAGTCCCAAGAGTAGTAAATTGATTTTTCCTAACTTACCACAAGATATGTATCAGTTCTTCGTTTCGGGACTGTTGAGCACCGATGGGTGTGTCAGAATTGACGACCGCAGAAAAAATCAATCATGTGGTATCGAGTTTTCCTATTCTTCTAATTGTTTAGATTTCGTTCAAAAATTGCGTCATTATCTATCTAATACGCTTGATATCGCCGAAGATGGACATATCAAAACGATAAAGCGAAGTAAGAAACGAAAGAACCCCAACTACTCCTTGCGATACTCGGGAACCAATGCAACTAAGATATTAACTTGGATTTACGAAAATACCTCACCAATAACAAGATGTCAAAGAAAATACGATATCTACCGTAATCATTTGGCTTGCGTTTCAAATTCTATAATATAGCGGATACAATGTTGTTGTTCTGGTCCACTTGGCGTATATGTAATCAATTCTTCATTATATAGTGACCCGCCTGTTTTAGCCCAAACACTATGTGCTGGGTTAATATTCTTCTTGGTATAGAAGTGAGACTGTTGCGTGATCTTTTGATTTCCAAAAGCCACATCTGCTAAAAAGAGATATGCTGTTTTATTTGTTCCTTGAGCCCAGTAGCTACCTCTAACATCACAATAATTCATACTCTTGGTAGAATTGGTTGCCCAGTAGATTCCATCCCCAAATGCAGACCCAGCATGGATAACGCCAGAAGGACGAATCAAAAGACCTTTGGTTGTGATACCAATCATGTTTGCACGACGAGTACCGTGCCATGCAGGAAGAACGTTTGCCTTCTTATAAAGGGCATCCATTTCTTTGGTAATGTCAATACGTTCTTTTACCCACTTAGCATATACTTCAGAAGGAGTGTATTTGCCACATTCCTTAGCAATCTTCTCGGAAGCTTCCATCCAATGCTTGTCTTCATCGTGACGAGCAACACGGAAAACTTTATGAGTCTTTAGTTTGCCCAAGCCACCATGATTGCTTGCACGGGTACCATGTAGCATGTTATCAATCCACTTGAACACCGGATCGGAAGGATCAACGTACTCCAAATCAGCTTTCAAAGTCGCATACTGCGAATCTACTGCGCTCTTCTTGGAGATAACTGCTTGAACGTTCTTTGCGTCAGCAAAGACGTCGAGAATGTCGAAAGCTTTATTGAGCTTATCGTCGTCGTCCAAACGTAATACGTCAGCATCAATCTTACGAGGGAGGACGTGAGGAATGTTAGAGTAGTATTGGCTGGTAAGCTTATTCAACTCCTTGACGTCAGGCTTCTTGACGTGGATTTGCTTACGAGCTTCATCCAGAATTTGTTTGGCGAAATCAATTTGGGTTAACGACAATTGACCCAATGGACACTTGTTGGTATCAAGGTTCAATTCAACGAACTCTTGTGTAACGCCGAACCAAGTACGAACTAAGTCCTGCACTTGCGCATGAAGTTTACTAGCCGATTCGTCTTTCTCAGTGACAGTTGCGCCCAATCGTTTGAGAGCTTCCACAGAAACGGTAGAGTCTACTTTAGATTTACCCATATCAGAGCCAACGTCAGCCTTAACCAACTTGACTTCAACATAGCCCTTTTTGGTTTTGGACTTGATAATCTTCTCGGCTTCTTTTTCGGCATCAGCCTTATCTTCGCAGACACGATACTCTTTGGCGCCAGAAACACCAACACGCCCATACTGCGTATAGATATAGTACTTACCATCATTGGATTCAATCAACTCCAAGTTGTAATACTTGTTATTGTTATTGATGATGTCAGTAAAATTTAGAGTATAACGCTTAAAAACGTCTTTGATGGAAACTTGAAGTTCATCTTCTCTGATAACAGGCTTAGCCATTTTTAACCTTGGTTCGTTTACGTGGTTGAGGTGCCTCAAGTGGAGGCTCGGGCTCTGACGCCAGTGGCGCCGTGAGCCTCGTCAAAATCAAGTCCATTATAAGGCTGATCATGCCGCCAGCAAGACCCCAGCAAATTAATAAATTGAGGCTCCATATTTTTTCGTGCAATAAATAGACGAACCAACCACAATGGAAACCAAGGCAGAAATAACAATCCAGTAATTTATAAAAGAATGTACCCACATGAGGGTTTTTAAAGAGTTCATTACGGGCTCTTGCCATCAAACCCCAGGGACCGTCTGATTCTTTAATAAAGAAAGCTAGACCAAAAATGGCACCAACAACAATTATGAAATCCAACATTTATTACACTCGATTCATGCAGTCAGTATAATCCAATACAGTGTCACCATATTGAACCTTTTGATACACATTAAAAGACTTCGCCGTGTATCCTCTGCCCTCTTGATCGCGAATAAAACTCCTCAATCGTGGAGAGGCTTTCATATCATACTTCTTCAATGCAACCAAAGATTTAGAAACACAAAGATACGGGTATGGATTGGGCTCGTAAACAATATCAAGAACCCTTGATTCCATTGCTTTAGTAAAGCCTTTGTCCAAAATTGCTTTATCATCTAGGCAATAAGCAACAGCATCTACATTCAAGAAGACTGTCTGTGGAATGGTCTCTAATTTTTTAGAGAATTTGGGATCATTTCCAAATGCCCAAGTAGAATCCAGATTCCAAATATCAAATTCAACCTTGTCAAGAGTTAACTTGTAGCCGCCAAAACGATTCTTTTTGGCTTTGTATTTAATCAAAGCATCTAAAGCCTGAGATGGACAGTCAACTACTACATCAATGTCACGAGGTTGATTACCAAAAGACCAATCTCTAACCGCACCACCGAAGACTGCTGCCTTCCCCCAACTCTTAACCTCTTCTAACAGCTGAGAAATTTTAGGATTCTCACAAAGCTTTACCAAATTTGACTGAGTTGATTCTGCTAAATTCATCTATGATGCCCTCCATGAAAGTTTCCTCGATATCCTCCACCACTACGACCATACCAACCACGATGATAGTATTCGTGATATCTTGGAAAGCCTCCACGATAATAACTACCATGCCACCAATAACCGTGTGGTCCAATCCAAGCACTGAAATGCGTGTCCCAATAAACAACTCCATCAGGAGTTTCATAATATTGTACATTACATAATTCGCGGCAACCATAATCATCGCAAATAGTAGTACAACCATATTGATATGCGATGTTTGGATTGGATGGATCGATAACGTATTCCGCACATCCAGACAAAATCATAATCAAGCTAAACAAAAAATACTTCATCTTAGCTCCCCATAGTAGAAAGAATGATTAGTTCATTCTTATGTTTCCAATTTTCTTTCTTACCATTGATGCAATAGCGGGCGGCTAGGTCAATAACTTGCTTTGACTTATACATCTGCCGCGTCTCATAACAGTCATCGTAAGAAAGAACCCAATTGGTTCTGTTTTCTAGAATCTTTGCCAGATTTTCATGCTCCTGGGGCTTCATAGTCTCATGATAAAGGATGTTTCCTTTGACGAAATATGGCGGGTCTAAGTAGACTGGCATGCTCATCTGAGTCAGCACAGGATAAGTCGCCACATCTTGATTGTCAACCGTAGTGCGCCCTGCTAATAATTTGTGGCAGTGCAGTATTTTTGCCTTTAGTTTCTTGTAGTTATAGCGACAGTCAACTGTATATTTCGATTTTTGATCTTTACCACCGATGGGTCCGCTATAAAAGATACCTGAAAAGGTGGTTCGATTGAAGAAGATAGCCTTGTAGGCACACTTAATTTCGTCCCGTGTATCCTCTTCACGTAATTTATAAAATAGTTCTAGCGTCGGGACAGCCTCCATGAGCTTCAGCAGCTGGTCCAATTTATTGGTATCTGTGTCAGCCACGACCTTCCAGAAGCAATACATCCAATAATCTTTGTCATTGGCATACAATTGAACCTTAGGATACTTACGAGCAACCTCTAGAAGTACCGAACCCCCACCCACAAACACATCTGCAAAAGAACTCTGACCTTCCATCATCTTATCCATATGTTCCATCAGTATCGGCAGTAGCTTATTTTTGGAACCAGGATATCGGAAGGGAGTTATAGTTGCCATAATTCGTTAGGATGCTTTAATAGGTCGTCGCAATATACGGCGACTTTGTTTCCGCGCAAGGACTGCTTCTTCATTTCTTTGAAAAGCTTCTTATCGTGCAACCATTGCACTTTAACAATAGCTCTGATTGTACCAAATCTTTTTGGTACATTCAAAGAAACAAACGCTACATAGTGATTTGGATCAACTTCTTTAAAGACTCCAGTATCACAATCATATTTTCCGCCATTACCAAATTGAAAAACCCAAGACTCACCGAAGCTGAGGGCAGATTCAATGTCTTGGGACTTGACAGCAACACGAATAGACGAGCCAGTATCACTCAAATCAGGTGACCATGACTTATCTCTCTTATCATAAATGTTATGATCGGGTTTAGATAAGTTGGGAAGCGTAGCTACTAGCTTTTCGTAGACACCCTCTTCACCAATCTTGCCGTTTCGAATATCTTTGACAATCTTTTCTACATCAAACTGATTGCGTCTAGCATATTTGTCAGCGCTCGTATTGACCGAAGCCTTGGCAAAGGTAACACACCTATCATAAACACCAGCATTAATTAAAAATTTTGGATCACTTATCGTCATGGAAACATCCTCTGACGACATATACCGGCAGTCTTAGCCGTATTTTCTACAAGAATAACAAATCATAGAGCCATCTTTTTGATTAGGCTCAGCATATGGGTAAAGCTCTTTGCATTTTTTACAAACACAACCTTCAGAATTCTTCTTTGGTTCCAAGTCTTTAATAAAATCAAAATCAAATGACTCTCCAAATGCCCAAGAATCATTGTCATCTTGACATTTTTGAACGTTCTGATGCATTGAACCAGAGTCAAGATCTATTAAATCCATTCCCATCATACATAAATAACACATTAAGTTGTCCTTTGTCTAGGTTTATGTATTGTAAGTAGCAGGTTAAATAAAGATATGTTCTTCATTCCTTACTGAATCATAGTACTTGGCGTTATTAACCTTGCATTCAATGTTACGAGAGACGTGAATCCAGCAATCTGTATGAGTGTGTCCTGCCAAAACTGTAACATTTCTCTTCTTACGCTCACTCATAACCTTCTCAATAGCCTTTCCCAGCCTCAAATTGACATTATAAGGCAAGAAATATGGTTCCAGCAACGTTCCTTCATCACGAGTTGCTTCCTTCCAAGGAGGAAAGTGAGTGAGAATGTAGATGGTTTTGTAGTCTTGCTCTAGAGCTTTCTCTAACTTGTCCGCTAAAATTTCACAGCTTTGGTCTGCAAGGCTGCGAAAACGGTCGATGCAAGCATTAAAATCGGGCAGTTTCCTAAAATCTTCAGTCAAAAACCAATCAAAAGAGACTCTAAGATAGTTTGGGTTGCCCATTTGGGCATCATACCATCCCTCAGTCCCAATGATTGCGACCTCTGGTGTCAATGAAATAACGTCAGAGCCGGTTAACCAAACTAGATTAGGATACTTTTTGCACAGCGCTCGGATCTTTTTATGCTGTTTAGAGATACTAGTGAAGTGATAATCGTGATTGCCAAGTACAAAATAGATTGGACACTTGATAAACCGGGCTAATAACTTCAAATGCCAACATGTTAGGATGCCATTCGAGATATCTCCGGTAAGAAAAATTCCTTTGGGCTTTTCTTTCTTAATGTGTCTAATAAATTTAATCAGCGTCCAAGGCGCTACCTTATCAAGATGAGTGTCTGTGTACCAAAGATATTTGTCCTTCATGCTTACACTCTATGCTGAAAACGGCAGATCACTACAAGAAAGTTACTTATTTGTTACTTGACCAAATCCAAAAACTCTTCTTCCGAAATCAAGTTAGTGCCCAGCTTACGTGCAGCTTGCGCCTTTGAACTTGTGCTGCTAGGGTCAGCAATTACCAAGTAGGTAAGTCCTTTGCCCACAGAACTCTTAACATCAGCACCAGCCTCAGCCGCCATCTTCTCCAAGAGTGGGCGCTTGTTCTTCATAGCGCCAGTGAAACAGACTGACTTGCCAGTCATATTACCAATTATTTTGGCTTTGACCTCTACTCCATTGTTAAGTAAGTCCAAAATCAATTTCTGATTGTGTCGCAAACCATCTGCCAAGAACTTTGCCTTGGTCGGACCAACACCCGGCACTTGTTCAAAGGCTTCGGCATTGAGTTGCCCAAACTTCTCTAGTGTATCACAGCCCGCGTTCATGATTGCCTTGATTGTGCTTTGACCAATCATCGGAATACTAAGGGCTCCAAGCAAAACTTCCAGACCAATCTCTTTGTTAGCCCATAGAATGTCCAAACACTTCTGCGCGGTCTTGTCCCCCAAGCGATCTAGCTCAGAGATATCTGTTAGCTTCAAGGTGTATAGGTCAGCAACTGTAGTAACCTTCTTGGCATCCACTAGTTTCTCAACCAAAGAATCGCCCCACTCAAGTAGATTAAGCTCTTTGACCCAGTTCTTGATACGACCAATGACCTGTGCACGGCAACGTTTAGTGTTGCCACACATCAAATTCTCACCATCCATCTTGGTCAGACCGCCACATTCAGGGCAGAAGTGAGGCGCCTTGGCAACTTTGCCAGTACCCTTGACCAACTCTTCAATGCGAGGGATAACATCATTGGCTCGGGCAACCAAAACAGTTGCGCCGATATCCAACTTCAACTCTTCAATGTATGACATATTGTAGATGCTAGCTCGGGTGACTGTCGCGCCCACTAGTTGCACAGGATCAACCACAGCAACCGGAGTAATACGTCCGCTGTTACCTACTTGCCAAATGATATCACGAATGACTGACTCGCGAGCTTCGTTATCAAACTTGAAAGCAATAGCTCCCTTGGGTCGCATATCCTTGTCACCAAGTGCAAGTTGCTTCTCCATGTTGTCAACACGAATTACCAAGCCGTCGATATCGTAATCCAACTTGTCACGCTTGTCATCTTGATACTCTCGCCAATGCTTATTGACCATATCAGCATTCTTCATTACCCACCAGTTGGGGGTATCGAGGTCTTGATTGACGAGCCATACGAATTGCAACTGCTCATTACCAAAGTCTACATCGCCTAGCACCTGATAGAACATGATGTTGAGCTTATCAACACCTACGCCATCCAAGCGCTTGCTGGTACCAGAGGCTGCATTACGAGGATTAGCCTTGTCAGCAAAGTATTGCTTGTGGTTGCTCCTGGTCATGATAATTTCGCCACGCAAGGAACCAGTAAACTTGTCTTTCAGATGAGACCGAACACCACCCATCTTAACAACGTTGACTGTAATGTCTTCACCAGTCTCGCCATCACCACGAGTAATGGCTTGTACGAGGCTACCCTTTTCGTAAATCAGCTCGATGGATAGACCGTCAAGCTTCTCAGTAACGAAAAGTTTGCCATCAGGGTAAGTATCTTCAACCCATTTGGACAGCTCGGCAGGTGTATTGACTTTATCCAATGAGCCCATGGGGATTTGATGCTTGGCTTTCTTCCATTCAGAAGGGACGATAGGAGCACCAATTGCAGTGACAGCCTTGCTGGTAGGGTCTAAAGTTCGCAATTCATCTACCCAGGCATCGTATACCTTATCCGAAACAGAGGGTTGATGGTTGTAATAATCAGTGCGGGCTTGGAAAATCTTGTTTTCTAGCTCTTTGATACGATCCTTCGTCATTTTCTATCACCTTTTAGAGGCGGGTAAGTGCAATCCAGGTAAAAATCAGGGCTTCGGATACACCTTCCCTCGCCCATCAAATATAGGCATTCGCAGCGTCCATGTCAAGTTGGCACGGATCTTGCCGGTTACTTTTCCTTGGGCTGCTTCATGTACACGAATGGGGCTGCAACACCTGCACTAAAATGAGCGGCAGCCTCCAAAGCAACCTTCATTCTGTACTTGGGGTCCTTGCCTACAGTAGTATACAATGAACCAAGAGCTAAATTAGAGCCACATCCAACTGCGGCATATTGATTGATTGGTTTGCCAACTTGGAAATCACTATCTACAGTATAGAGTGTACCCTTATACCCCACTAAAAAGGAACCGCCAGAGGATTCTGTGCCATACCCATTTTCAACGAAACACTTAATGGCAGTATCGATGAAGTCAGTGACCATGTATTTCATATCATCCATGTGCACCGTCTGTTTCGGCGGGCTAAGTTTGTATCTCAACAGTTGTCCCATACGAAATGAGGTTGTAAAGCCCATAATGAAAGGACCGTTGATAAATACCTTTTCGTCCGCTCTAAGAGTAATAGATAGCTCGCTTGCATTAACTCCAGCACTATCACCACCAATATACACGTTGCCTTTGTCTACTAACCCAACAATACAAGTCATGTAATTTCCTTTATCCTACGGTCGGCTCCTGTAGCTCGATAATGGTACTATATCGAGTAATCAGGTGCCTTATTTCATCTCTTACTACAGTGATATTTGACAAATACATCGGAGGACAAATTTGCATCATCTGATCAAACAATGGAAAATACTTTTCCTTGGTTTCTTTAACTTGCTTTTTCTGGAATTCGGGAGTCGTTCCAGGAATCATTAAAGAACGTAGGTTGTCTAGGCGGTCGCAAGCCTTGAGGGCAAGTGCCTTCCAATTTTTACAGTTGTTTAGACGGTCAAGATATCCCTCTTTAGGGACCTTGCTCAGGACCTTGACTAAGGATACTACTTCGGTTCCAAAGCAATGCTCTAATAGTTCTGGCGACAGGTCCTGACAATCCTCGATAGAGTCGTGAAGTAAAGCTGCAATAATCATGTCTTTATCCATGATTTTCATTTCATCCATTAGGACAATGGCAACTCGGCGAACGTGCTCGAAATATCGAGTAGGTTTTCCGTCCGTAAGTTCTTTTCTAGTCTGGGCACGATGCCCGAATTTGGCTAGAGTATATGCGAGTTTGACGTCAAGCTGATCCGAAGGGCTAAAGTAAGGTCTAATTCTGGATTGAAACGTTTCTTTATTTTCGGTTGCCATATAATTCAATTATCTCCTCAGCATATTTTAGTAAATCTTCTATTCTTTTACCGCAGGGCTGTTTTGTGCTCCAAAGTTCAAGATTTTCTAGCCTGTTATCATCCCTGTTGCCATTTTTATGATGAACATTCTCACTTTTTAAAAGAGATCTGCCCAAATATTTTTCCATAACGTATCTGTGTTCAAGAATATATTTACCATCTCTATATACTTTTCGGTAACCACCAGATTTTATTGAGCCATCTCTACCAGATTTATCAAACCTTTTGGTTCCTCTTAAAGGAATATTGTGCTCTTTTAATACAATGTACAGCTGTTCAGAACAGATTTTGAACTTGTTTTTGATTTGATTTATAGTATTTTTCTTATCAAGATACAAATTAATCAATTTAGTTTTTTCACCTGGTTTCCACTGCCTTTGATTGTGAGCAATTCTAGTTGGCTTATCAGTAGTTCCGTGACGTTTCCAGCGCCTATAATGCAAATCACATAAATCTCGCGCTACAACTTTTTTATTACAATCTGGTATATTACAAAACCTCATACAAGTATGGGGCAATATTACCATAATTACGGACTATAATCCAGGCTCCATCTCTAGCCTATTTTTAATATAACCACTGCGCGCCCTTTAATCAAGCTCGGTGGAGGCATCGCAATCTTTTTCGTCCTGCCATATTTTTAAAGCATCAGCACGTGATATCTTAAAGTGTCTAAGAAGAGCCTCTAATAAAATATAGTCATTTGCCTCTTCTTTACGACAAATACAACAGCTATATCTTGTGTTATCGTAATCATCATCGTTCTCATCATTATTTTCGTCCTCACCCTCTTCTTCGTCTAAGGGTTGTGGGTCAGCACATTTGTTTGAACAAAATTGATTGGAACATTCTTCGCAGAAATAGTAGTTTCCACAATCAGGAAAGTTACGACTACAATTTGCACATGTATAAAAATCAACACCCATTATCTCATCTCCACTTCTAGTTCTGAAACGAGCCTTTTTCTAATGGCTCTTTGTATTTTTTCTACTTCTGAGTTTTTTAGAGTTGTATCAATAGAACGATAAGTCACTCTGTAGCAATGCGAGGTTTTATCCTTCTTTTTAAACTGATCGATTAGTTCAATGGACTCAATGTAGTTGAGCTTATCTTCTTCACGGGCAATGCTACAGAAGTCATTGTATGTGAATTTAGGGCTAAGATAGAATGACACATCCTTATAGCACATCTCATACTTAGAATAGGGCTTGAATTTGGTAATCTTGCCAGCCTTGAATTGATCTAAGAAACGCGGGTCAGTGCTCCAGAATAGTCGAATATCAGGGATATCGAACATAACCATTGCCAATCGCTCTAACCCAAGACCAAATGCCCAGGCTTGAGTACCTGGTAAACCAAGGTCTTTCATGATATCGGGGTGAACGGTACCCGCGCCAAGGATTTCTAGGTCTTTAGTTGACCCATCTTCCATCTTGAACTTGACCTCTACTTCCAAAGAATCAACTGTAAAAGGGAAGTAGATGTTTTTGTGCTCTGAATCCTCTAAAAATCGGAAGACACACTTATCACCGAATAGGTGTTTTACCAGTCCTGTTAATCTTTTACGCAAATCCTTCTTAACATCAGTGCCAGGATCTACGATGTAGAAGGCATCCATCTGATGGAAAGCTGGATAATGGGTCGCATCAATGGCGTCTTTTCGATATACATCACCACAGGTAATATATCGAAGTCTACTTTGACCACTGTTAGTATGACCAAGTGGATACAAATAGCAAGTCATGTGTGTTCTTAATACAGTCTTTTCATCTAAATAGAATGTATCAGATGGGCTTCTAGATGGGTGATCTTCGGGAACACGTAATCTATCGAAATTATATTCGATAGGTACATATGGATTGTCAATATCGATTTTGGCTAAATCCGAAAAGTACTCAAATACCTTCTCTTTAACAATGGCAATCGGATGATTTGGCTCATTGTACAGATTCTTACCAATTTTTTCGATAATACTGCTAGGGATGTTATTCATAACGTACTTTTGACTTTCCAGATTTCCTTTAGCCATTTGACTGTGCCGTCCGGTGTGGGATGAACTCCATCACCCAGTGGTATGTTCAAGCTCTCTGTATCAATGTAAGCACAAGTTGGAGTGACTTTATTTTTTAATAAAGTGTTGATGACATGTTTTTCGCCATGTACGGCGGTTGGTCCCACCCAAATACACTTGAGGTGACGGGCGGTAACTTCGTTTAATATTCGCTGTACACTTGGTAACCATGGAAAATTGAAATTAACCGTTCCCAAAAAGATGATTACCACATCAGTTCTAGGAGATTGATTCAGTGCTTCTGTGAAATGACCATCATTCCAATAGGTAATTGGCGTACCACCCTTGTAATGAACTGTAATTGTCTCATTAGGCTGCCTGACGTCATTAAGTTTCCAGCTGGCATAGCCAGCAGTAGAATCTCCCACTATTGTAATGTTTTGATGTGGAGGAGCAACATCGGTTCCGGCATCTTCTTCTGATAAATTAGATGAAGAGGCTACTGATTGGCACCCCAAAATCAATGGTAAAAGATAGTACAGTCTCATTCTTCACCCTCATCTATTTCAACAGGCGGGAGTGGATTACTTGAATGCCATTTCAAGGCACAAGTAATCTTTTGCCTAGATTGCCAACTTTCACGGCAACGACCATCTGTATAACCAGAAAGCTTATCCAAAGGATTAATTCTTGGATTTAGACTTGTACACCAATTGAAGCTTCTTTCAACAAAGTTCAAAGCAAACCCTGCTGCATCTGATAAATTATTGCAAGTTTGAGCCTTGCTGGTATGTGTTTGCCATGGACCAAAGGCGATACCATTATCACCATTTCGTTTACAGGTAACAGCATTTTTCTCGTATCCAGTTTCAGTAGAGGCAATGGAGGCTAACAGTAAGGCAGTTTTTACCTTTCCATCATCTCCGCTAAACACAGGAGTACGAGATTCGTCTAGGGCGACCGTCGCCATAGCAAGCGCAATTTCACAATACCTTAGCAAAGTAGAATCTTCTTTTTCATAATACGAGTGTTCTTTGAGTGGCACCCATGAAACCATGGCTGTCAGCAAGTAACTCGCTAACATAATAACTTTAATCATGACATGTCCTTATTTTCCTGTTCCCAGGAATTTTTTAATGGATGGCAAGATTTCATTTCGGTTGTTAATTTCACTTAAAATCACCTTATCCTTTTGAGAAGTCCCAAGAAAGGAGGATTCTAATACTTTGAGGAAATTACCAGTTCCCGAATTAACCTGACCATAACAAAATAAATTGGAGTTAGGGATGATTTTCGACTCTAATAAAGAGACCGCAACTGCATCATCTGAATCTCCCCAATTGTCTCCGTCACTAAAGTGGAATGGATATACATTATATTCAGCAAATGGATATTCATTTTCCATCATAGTGGCACAGAATTTATACGCAGAAGAAATACTAGTACCACCTGATTCAGAGATAGTGAAAAACTGCTCACGATCTACTTCTGATGCTACTGTATCATGGATAATGAATCGGGATTCAATATCCTTGTACTGATATTTCAGCCATAGATCAATCCAAAATACTTCAGATTTAACTATGTGCTTTTGTTCGGCTCCCATTGAACCAGATACATCCATCATATAGATAACGACAGTATTGATATTTGGTTCTTCAATAGGAATAGCGGCACGATATCTCCTATCAGCCTTGATAGGAAACATCCCAGGTTTTCCTGGTTCATAAGTGCCAGAAGCGATATTTCGCTTCAGCATCTCTTTGTAGGTTCTTTTGAAGTGTTTGAGTCCTTCAGAACCTACCGTTCTAATTCCAGTATATTTGTTTTTACTGGAGGCAATTTTACCTTTGCCCTTCTCATCAACATTTGGAAGAGATAGTTCTTCGCTCAAAAGTTGAGCTAGTTCATCGGCAGTAAATTCGGCTTGATAGCCATGCTGACCCTCATCATTACCAGCCTTACCTTTTCCTTGACCAGGCTTGCCTTGACCGTCAATTGGATCACCGTCTTCACCTTCTCCTTGACCTGTACCACCACCATGACTGTGGGTAAAATGGGGCAGGTCAATACTATCAATTGGAATTGAAACGCGCTTATTTCCCTGCTGTCCGATTAACTGATCGGAGCTTACATATTTGCCAAGGTTGTGCTTTACCTTATTTCGAACGATGTTTTTAAAACGACCAACATCCTGATCTATTTTCATTTTGGTGGAATCCTTGTAGCAAGTACAGTCGTTTCCAGATCTCCCACAGCTTTCACCATGTCATTAAATCTTTTGCTTACGTAGACATGCTTTTCAATATAGCTTCTATCCTGTGAAAAGATAGGGATTTCGTTATCTACTACCCACTCAGTACGCTCTGCATTGAATACTTCACCAGTTTTGGGGTTAGTGCCCTGTTTCATCACTTTGGTCTTGACAATACAGCGACCACGTTTTTGAGAGGTTGGACAGTCATTCCAGTTGATACCCTTTTGGAAACATAGTTCTTGTAGCTCAGAATTACCTTTACCCTCTAATTGTTTGTGAGAGTATAGAGTACAAGCTAGCATTTGAACTGAGTTTCGGGTGGCATCCTGTTGGCGCCATAGAAAATAGTTCACCACTTCTTCTTTCGGAACAATGAAGGCGCGGCTATCGAAATAAGCTGGTCTGTTGAAATCACACTCACTCATAGGATCGGCACCAGCATCAACTTCAGCGGAAGTTTTGGGCGCCCAAATTTGCCAAGAGTTCATTGTAAACGTAACCGATGCCATTGATGCAGAAATACTAACCATCTTCTGTAGGTTATTATCAAACCATGATTGGGTGTCAACGTCTGTATAATTGTTTAGCAGCAATGAAATCTCATCAGATTGCACATAGGCAATTTGACAGCCTTGAACATGCTCGCAAAGATACTTTGCGGTTTCGTTCATACAATCGATCAAACCTTGATCTAGAGGTCGCTTACAGCCCTTGGTGTAAGTATGAAATGCTTTGCCGTCAATACGAAGAATAACGGGCATTCTAATGGGCAAATGTGTCCTATAAGCATCCTCATAGGATTTCATTCTGTCGCCTAGATTATCATTGCTCATAATTTCACCACATCTTATCTATACGGGTTTTCATCTTGATACACAAATTGAACTTCTTGTTAAGTAGTACGCGTTCTTTTCTAATTCTTTTTAGATACTTCACTCGTTGGCGAGCCTCTGTACCAGCGAAACCATATGTACTATGCGGAGGGTTTTCTTTAGCAAAAACTTGCTCATCCCTAATGGAATTATCTAATGTTTTTAAATCTTCTTGAAAAGAAAGAAGCAAATAATTTAGTATTTTTTCGTCCCCCAAACTATTAAGCATCTTGACAATTAACAAGTCTGTTTCTGCAGTTTTCTTATTTTTCATAGTGATTGCCTAGTTGAGTGTTCTTTGTGATGATCCCAATTTTGCTGATATGTTTCTGCAATTTTGGCATTAGTTAATTCGATACTATTCTCTGCGTTGCTATGCTCGGCAGCATTGGTAAAGTTGAAAGATCCAGTGAAAACAGTCTTCTTGTCAATAATCATAATCTTGTTGTGAGCAATAGCGTGCTTGTCATCAATGTAGGTAGTTATACCATGACCCACCAACATTGGCAAAACGCTTCCTTTGCCGGTCCTGTCGCTCTTATCAAGAATCACTTCGACATGCACACCTCGTTGATGGGCAGCCATCAAAGCTTGAGCAATTGGTACCGAAGTAAATGAATACGCTTGAACATAAACAGATTGTTGCGCTTTACCAAGTTCCTCCACTACATGAGTGGTGCAGCCACCATTGGGTGAGAAGTGAGCGTTCCACTGGATATCAGACGATTCTTGTACAGTGGTTGGGGCTGTGATAACGGGATCACGTTTGATTGGTTTTTCATTGATATTGGGCATGTCATTACAGCCCACTAAAACAAATAGAATGACAAATAAAAGTTTATGCATTGTAGTATTTATTGTAAAGTTCGATAAATGGTTTGTTTTCATTTTTAAGTTTGATATTGAATCCAGCAGGCACTCCAGTAGATAAATAAGCCTGACATTCATCCACGTAGACATGGGAAGTATATCCGATGCGTTTCAAGACTTTAAACATAGAGTTTCGAAAATTAGGCTTAAGTTCACTGACAAGAGTAGCCATTTCCTTTTTATATTTCGGAATCAAATAAAACATACCATGAGCCACTTCATGCTTCATGGTAAATAGATTCTTTGTTTTATTGCCAGTAGAACCAATAAGGTAAAAATCGCCTCCAGCTTTTTGGCTGCAAGCGGCATGTACATCTAACATGACTTGATCATACTTGTTTTTATCTGGAATTCCCAAGCTATGAACCATGGTAATGACATTGCTTGGGACATTGAACCCCGCCCAATCTAGTGGATAAGTAAAAGAGCCATTGCCAAAAGTTTCAGAATACCACTCCATAAAATCTACCAAACTAAAAGCGTGATTGCGAAATTTAGGATTGGGCGACTCATAATACTCTTGATATCGCAAGAAATGCATGGCGCATTGATATGGGTCTTTGAAATTCAGATGAAAAATCTTTGGCTTAACTTCTTTAACAGTAAAATGTCTCATTTTAATACCTGTAGTTTTTTAATAACTTTGGGAACTTGGCTTTTCTTCATTGGCCAAAGTCCAATAACTGTTTCACTCATAGGAGCAATTTCAGTCAAACCAGCATCCACCACAAGAACAAACTTGTTTGGAAATTCAGCTTTGATCTTGTCCCATTCTTTATCATCAGCTTTTAAAACAACTTTACGAAAAGATTCATCAAGCCACGCTTTAAAAGACGTAACTAACGAAGGGTCATGCTCTGGCTCCCAACCACACAAATTGTTTGCTTCATTTTCCGAACGAAAAGTGTCGTACTTTAACTGAAGCATTTGGGAAGCATGCGCACACTGTGCTGCCGTTTTACCTATACCCATGCCTAATGACTCTCGTACGATTAGGTACATTACAATAGGGTCTTCTTGATTAGCTCGCTTTGCAGCTGCCTCTGATGAATCCAGTGGTTCCATACAAATATCTTAATCACTAAAATAAGGAAGTCAAGCCCCGCCAATCTGAAAAATTAGGCGCCGTAATCAGTTTTCCAAGGAGGGAATCCGAGAACTACGAACAAATCCAGTTTGTTAGGAGTCGCATTGACTTGGGTTCGTGTAACTGAGCCGTAACTGACAGCAATCACATCGTCCAATTTGTATTTCAAAAGAGAATTGTTGGCAAAAACAATAGTACTTCCATTGCCACCAAATAAGAATAATCGATCGTAAATAATCGCAAGTTGCGATTGAGAAACTTCTCCAGGAATAGATGTCTTTGTATCTATCCATGAAAATGGATTAGACAATTGACATCTTAAGATTCTTGTTGGAGAAACATAACCATCAGTTGGAGTAAATAAAAATCCTTGATTACCTACTGTGGCAAACTGACCATAAAAACATGGAAATGGTAAAAAGCTAGTAAAAGACCAAGTAGTTGGTGTATTAATCGGTGCTGAATAAATATTCTTGGTAGTAGTATTATTGGTCGTTAATCCGCCAAATAATATCGCATATCCATCTACAATAGCTAGCTGTGAACCATATAAAGGATCTGGTAAAGTCTGTCCGGTATCACTCCACGATAGTGGGCTGCTAGTTGGGGCGCTTAGAATGGCTTTGCTTGGACCATATCCATCATAGCCGCCAAATAAATACATGTAACCATCAATAATGCCCAATTGGGAATGATGAAGATTTTTTGGCAGAATATAACCATCATTGGTCCAGTTTAATGGATTAGAGGTTGGAGCCGACAGAACTGCATTGGTTGGTGTTCCAAAGGTAGCATCTGTAGTTCCACCAAACAAATAGACAGAGTTGTTTACAATAGCTAATTGCGAGCCAGCAAGCGGTATTGGCAATTTAGCGCCAGTATCAGCCCAAACACCCGGATTATTAACGGGGGCACGAAGAATCTTGGAACTGTTCTGTCCACCAAATAAATAGACATAACCATCAATAACAGCGGTTTGTGAATCACAGGTGTAGCATGGAAGCACTCTTCTGGTAGTAGACCAGTCTTCTGCATTAGGTAAATTGAAATTAGCTACAACACTAGGATCAAGAATTTCATAAGCAGTAACATCCACTAACGGACTAGGACCTGATTTATCGCCAGTATATAGCGCACCAGTGAAATCCGGCGTATCATTCACTACCCAAGTTCTATATTGTATTGGAGACGAATCAACGTCTCTGCCAAGCATTTTGAAGCATACCATATCAACATAATGCTACATTATGACGATATTAGATCTTGGCTAGTTTCTTCACCAAATATAGCTCAGATTTACTACGAGTTACGGCAACATACCAAAGGTTATCTTCTTCTCCGCCCATTCCGCTTTTTCGATAGGTGCTGGTCAAAATAAAGACACGATCGCGTTCCAAACCTTTGGCTTTATGAGTCGTAGAAAACATAACTTTAGCAGCATCATCAACATCATTAAACAGTTTCTCGATAGTCTCTTTGAGATCTTTAATCGTCAAAGTTCCTTCGCATAGGTTCAATAAACATTCCGCTTTATCGATACATACTGTCGTATCTCTCTTCTCCGACAATAATCTTCTAATTTCTTGCTCTTTCCATTCAACAACATAAGCAATGAAATCATTAATGGTTTTTGCCTTAGATTTTTTGATGAAGTACAATAGGTTAGCACCAACATCTCGACCCTGAATATTAGCTGGGACACCCGCTTTGAGCAAAGCCATGCAGTGTTTTACCAATGGGGCATTAGTTCTTGATAGAACGAAATCTCCTGCCTTAACTGATTTTTGCAAATCTTCCACAGGCATTTCAACAACAAATCCATCTGGAGCATTGTCGTGAGCCTGAATATCGGGAACTATCTCTTGTGCCAGTTTCACCACCTTTTTAGGGCAGCGGTATGTGACTGAAAGCGGCAACGTCTTAGCTTTCAACTTATTAATGAAATTAGGAATAGCTTCACTGTCGGCTCCGCGAAACTGATAAATGCTTTGAGCAGGGTCACCTACCGCAATGATTCTACCACCTGGCTTGATTGCCGACATTACCATAGCAATTTGGGCAGCATTCAAATCCTGAGCCTCATCAACGAATACTACATCCCATTTGCCAACATTGAGACGATACACGAATGGAAACCAAATCATATCATCAAAGTCCACAACTTGCTTTTGAGACTTGCACAATCCTAGTGTTTTGATGACGTACTCAATAAATTTGGGTCGTTCTAAATCTAGAGGATCGATATCAAATCGGTCCATCAACTCATCGATTTTGGTTGGAGTGTCAAATAAAAAGCCTTTGCATAAAGAAACGCATTTGCAAATACTTTGATTAAGCTCCCACAAATCATAGTCGTCACCAATCAAAGTGGCGACCAATGCTCTGCATTTATCGTTCTCTAGGATGACATTGCCAAAATTCTGTTTGATGGCGCGAAAGCCCAAACTGTGAAGGGTTAGAGTGTCTACGTAGGATGGTGCTCGTTGCTTTAGCTCTTCAGCGATGCTTTTGTTGAAAGCAACCATGAGAGTCTTTTTACCTCTCGGAATGTACTTGAATCCCTCTACGATAGTGGATGTTTTACCAGAACCTGCGCGGGCAATTACCACAGTATGATCTGATGCTTTGGCAATATCTTTGAAGATATTCTTCTGAAAGTCAGACCACTCTCTCTTGGGATTGAACTTGACGAGGTGTGAATTATCTGGTCTTTTGGGTGGAAACTTACTGACCTTTTTTGAGGACATGAGGAAATCTTCTTTCTAAATCAGAAACCACTTGGACGCCAATTTTCCTGTTTTCTTCCTGGCGAGCGTGATCATCTTCTCCGCTACTATATCGTGATTTGACCTGAGGAACGCCACTTTTATCTCGCAACAATAAGGCAGCTTCATAAGCTAAAGCTAACCAATCTGGCTTCACATCATCCGGTACCTTGCAAATATCGGAATAATCTTTGGAGACAGGATAAAAGCTATAAACACCAGATGTCCAATATTTGGATTGTGGATCGCTATAATCGTCGTATTCGTTTAGAATCTCTTCATATCCATATTTTTTGAGAAGTTTCTTGACCTCTGCGGCTGCCTCAAATACTTCTTTATTTTCTTCGCGACGAGCTAAAGAATCAAGATAACTATCTGGGCTTGTATTCATAAGGCTACCATCTAACCAATCATATCCATTACCAATAGTAAAGAACCAATGATCAAGATAGGAAACTCTAGTCGGATAAATGTCTGACCAGTATTTGGCGCAGTACTCAAAAGACTCCTCAACTGTGGGCGGACCTTTCTTTTTAAACTCATCAATCCAATCAAGACAAGTCTTCATTGCTACGTCACGTGTTTTACCAGGACGTAAACAAATGCCAACGTACGGTCTTGATAATGGAGCATCATGAGTTTTTCCGTCAATTTTTAAGTCGTAATCTACCAGAATTTTAGCCTGATGAATAGATCCAAATTTCCAAGTATTAACGACAAATCTGTCAATTGTAGTGTACCATGTCTCATGATTTTGTTCCCAATCATGACCGAAACAATGTAATTTCTTGGACATGTTACCCTCTTGGAAAGAATGAAGAATCAGATCTGTTGAATAATTGACTGTCTAAAGCAATAAGCTTATCGAAGTCTTCTACCGCATAGAAAGCAGGATCAATGGCTTTCATGCCATATTTTGCGCCAAATAAGGCGCCGACAATAGCGGCAGTCGTGTCAGTATCTCCACCAGCCTTGATAGCAGTTACCACTGCATCATAGTAGTTATCAAACTTCAAGAAGCAATATAGTGCTGCTGGAACTGTTTCTTGAACGTTAGCCTTGGTACCAAGTACCTTGAGAGCTTGCCGTGGGCTAATGTGGTCAGAGCTAATCAAAGCATCTAAACTATAGACAGTATTCTTTACCTTACTATCTGGCAAGTGAGCCCAAATCTTTTCTAACAAATTGTCAGAATCATCATTGACAGCGTAATAAGCTGCCACTGCAATAGCAATCGAACCAGCCTCAGCATCTGGTGATACGTGGGTGATAGCACTATCAACTTTACAGATATCGACTAATGATTTGAGGTCATTGCGGAAATAGACTCCAAATGGTGCGGAGCGCATAGCGGTACCATTGCCAAGAGAGCCAACAATACCAGATTCACTCCAATGTTTGCCAGAAGTCAAATTCTGAATTGCCATCAAGGTAGTTTTGCCCCAACCTCTAGCTCGACCAGAAGTCATCCAATCTACGTACCTAGCAGACAAATCGTCTGGATTGAAACCACGATTCTCAATTAGAGATTCGGCAACCATCAAACTCATTTGAGTATCATCTGAGTATTGTCCTGGTTGTAGCTTATGGTGTTCACTACCCAAGAAACTTTTGCCATCCCATTCCAATAAGGCTGGGTTGTTTATTAGCTTAGTTTCAAACGGAACGCCAAGTGCATCTGCAACAGCTGTTCCTAATAGTACGTTACTCATGTATTATTCCTTCTAATAGCATTGCCAACACATATGCATGTCCCACTTTTAGATTTGGATTGTTAACTAGTTCCCAGTAATCAAACGTACCAGGTTCCAAATTATGCGCATCAAAATCTAAAAGAAATACTTTTTCGTTAGCTTTAGCTAGATCTTTTAATTTTTCAAAAGCAAACGTTCGCTGTACTGCACGAGCATATAGCGGGATGTATATTTTCTTTCTTGCTTCTACATAAGAAAATTTTTCACCGTCCCAATAAGAATACAAAGGTTTTGCTTCTTTGCCCATTGGATAACGATCGGCTCTGATTTTGTTCCAACCGCTCTATGCCCAATCGAAATATCTTTTGCCCACAGTTCCATTATCTTCTAGATAATATTCATAGACCTTGCTATATTGCCAAGCATTTTCCATATTTTGGGAAACATAACCATTATACAACTCACATGGTCCACAAAAGAATGGGCTTAAGGACTGGCTCCAATCTTTTGATCGAGAAGTTGCATTGACCACCAAATCACCAGGTTGGGACTTGTAGTGGTAGTTGATGACTTTAATCATAAATATCCTTCCAAAATCATACACAAAGCAAATGCTTGTCCTACTGGGCGGTCAGGATCATTAACCACCTGATCCCAGGATTTCTCTAGGTAACGATGATTATATCCTTCAAAATCGATCAAGTAACACAAGTATGTTTGTATGTCCAATTGCTAATATCTTGTTTTTTAAGCACCTTCATGACGAACTCTCTTTCTAATTTCTTCGAAATTATCGTCCACCAAAATCTCACCATTCTCATATACCGTCTTCATAACAGTGCGTTTATGAGAAACCTCATCTTCAAACAAAGGAACGGTTTCATAACCGCCGCGTTCATTGAAGCACAAATCCAAACGTCCTGCTTTGCTTGCCTTGCCCTTGTCAGTCACTGGATCTTTGAATACATCCACCGATTTGTCTCCGATGAAAATATGGCTGCACTTCATAGCAAATTTTTCAGTATCACGGTTGAGTTGTTGTAGCAAAGCGCCACCCATACCAAAAGCAATGTTCGTGGCACTGTAACCATTGTCCATCAAAGTGTCTAGGATCAGCTGGATAGACCTTTCATTGATGCCGTCGCCCTGAATGATACGGACATTTTTCAAGACCTTATAGCCCCTCTTGTTAATGGTCGTTCCAAACTTTTCTTCCAATAGTTTAACGGTCTTTAGCACTACCGTAGGAGGATGACCAGAGTCGGGGCGAATGATGACCACTGCACCAGAATCAATCACTTCCTGCTTCAACTGATCACCCCACAAGTGAGAACAAGCATTCCACAAGTCGTAAGAGTCCGATACACAGGCAACCAAGGCGCCCGGCTTAGCGAATTGCTTTAGCATATTACGATATGCTTCAACTTCATTTTCTTTGCCCCAAGAAGTAATGGAGCTATGTTCTGCTGCCGGAATGCTGAATCCAGCCATTGGAATATTGTAGTACTCATTGGCACATAACACTCCCACAACCGTATCACTTCCCATAAAATTGACCAAGTGGGCTGCGCCACCAATCATAGCAGACTCTTGGCTACTAACTCCACGCGAGCCAAAGTCATGAAGCTTAAAGCTGATTTCTGCTTGCGGATCATCCGAAGATGCTTGCAATGCACGCAAAATAATACCACGAATTGTACGACTGCGGCTAGCTACCGTGATAGGATACCAAACCCTAAGCAACATGGTTTCAATCCAAGAAACAATCCAAAACACTTTCGGATCAGTAGATTCAATACTGACAAGAATATTATGGGTTGGAACCACAGTTCCTTCTGGTACGGCGCGAATACGAATGGGGAGCTTGCCTTTCAAATCTTTGGCAATGTACATCCAGCCGTCATAGTTGAATGGCTCGCCATGTGCCGCAAAGAGTACCTTGGCTTTCTCAACCTCTTCTACTGTAACTCGATGAGTCAAATATTCCTTCAAGTAGTATTGCAATCCAAAGAAAACAGTTTCACTGTATTCTCCGCCTCGGCTTTCGATGTAGGAGAACATACTTGTGGTACCAGGAGGATACTGCAAGTAGTGGGAAACTTTGTAGCTGTCTGTATCAAACAAGTAACTAAAACGATTGGTTTTCATTATACTCTCCGTATGTTTGCCATTCGTTCTCTCAGTGAGAACTTGGCTCAGAACTTGGAAACAAAATACTTTATTATATGGTAGTGGTCCTCGAAAAATTCATTCTCCATCGAATGAAATTCGCCCAAAGGTAACCAAAACGCTCTCTCTGCATCGTCAGCTCCTTTTACTTGAGGGAGTGGACCTATCCCCAAATCAATTAGGTATGCATTAGTAATAGTACGACCGCGAGCAGAACGCAAGGGGTCATCAAATACTTTAAAGTCGGCTATCGATTTTTTTAAATCTGGAGTATTAATTTTGATACCGGTTTCCTCTTTTAATTCTCTGAGGGCGGCGTCTTGCAATTTCTCTTTTTGATTGACGAAACCACCAGGCAGAGCCAGCAAACCCTTACCAGGATTAGACCTTCTAGTCACAATCAATACGTGACCAGACTTCACAACTATTGTATCAACAGTTACAAATATGGGTGGAAATGGGGCTCCTCGCCATTGTTCTTTGTAATTGTCTATAAAATACTTTTCTTGCTTTATGTTCACGAATTCTTTGGTTTGCTTAAAATTTTCTAAATATTCAGCAACACCATTTGGTACCATTGTTTTGTAAGATGCGTTATGTGAAAAATATAAATCTCTAACTTGGGTGGCATGAAAATTATATTCTGTCCCGCATTGAATATATTTATATTGGGGAAAAAGTTTCAAATAATATGATGATTCATCACTTTCGTATCCTATTAGGGATACTTTTTCGGAATAATCCGTGGCTTCACTCACTTTTTGTTGAAGTGTTGATATCCACAAATTATCATTGTAAGTATAATCCTTCATTGAAATAAATATCACTCTATCTTTTTCTTCCGAAGAGAGACACCGCCTAATCATTTCTTGACGCTCATCGCCAGACCACGGATTTCTTATGGTGCGGGGCGAACCACAACTTCCCACCACCACAATCACCTTTTCTGCTATGGTAAGAGCTTTGTCCAAAATAAATTTGTGAGCTTTCTGAAGGGGAGAAAAACGCCCAATGAATACACAAAAATCAAATTTTTCCATATTAACCTCGCTCTTCTTTAGAGCATGCATTCGTCCTCTCAATGAGAACTTGCATTCAAACATATATCACGATATTAGTAGCACAATTGGTTTGAAATTTAATAAGTTGGTCTATCCATTTTACCCACGCCGAATATGACATATCTAATTTGGCACGATTACAGACCCAGCAACAAGTTACACAATTCTGTATGGTATAATCGCTATTGCTATCCAACCTATCTATGCCATTATAATTAAATATGATTGTGTTATCGGTTCTTTTAATAACTACAGTTTTATTGGGAGATACGCCACAATAATGGCAATCTTTAGATATTAGAGATGAGAATTCATCATACGATAATTTCCACTCAATATTTCTGCGCTTAGCATTTCTTTTATATGAATTCAAAATTCTTTTGGTTGCTCTATCATCTTCTGATAATAAACCAATTGTTGAGTTTTTATTTTGAGCACGCTTGCATCCGCAACTTTTTGATGCACCAGCGATTAAGTTTTTCGAAGGAATATAACAAATTGTTCCACAAATACATTTGCATTCCCATATAATTGAGCCATTATTCGATCTTTCATCAGTGATTTTCAATACTGACAAAAATCCAAATCTCATTCCCAAAAGACATGAATAATCTGCAAAACATACTCTTTTTCCACAAGAGCGGGAGCGACCTGTTACCAAGTCGGCTGTTCTAATTGATTTTTCAAAACCACAAATACATCTAACTAAGGTGCGAGATTTTGGCTTATTTATTTCGATTACTGTCCAAGAACCAAATTGATCATTACAAAAAACATGATATTTAGATTTTAAAGGCATAACTATTCCGATAGAAGTTACCTCCTCACCGGAGCATAAGTTTTTGTATTTCCTCTCTGGAAACTTTATAGATTTTGATGAAAGAACTAACCTTCATCAAAATTGACTAATTAATTGGGTTTTGACTCTGGTGGAGTTTGTGGATTGGAGACATCATCTACATGATTTCCGTCCTCATCCATATGAGCCCCACAATCCTTGCAGGTATGTGGTCTCTTATCCCATTCGTCCCAAAACTCATTCTCTGTCCACCCAACAGAAACCAAAAATAATTTCCAGAAAGATATAAACCTGACATCAAACTCATCAGGTGACTCATTGGGATGGAAAGTATCATGTAGTACATCAAAAAACGCGTCTATGCGCTCAAAATCCATTCTTTCGATGATAGTTAACCCGGTTGATTGTTCGTCCAATACAATATTTGCTTTTTTCATAGTATACTCCTATAATTTCGGTCTGTTAAACCTCCTCACCGGAGAACTATGTGAAAAATTAAAATCCCTCACTGGGATATAAATAATGATTCACTCAAATTGAAATATAACCATGCACTGCGTGATGTCAAACCAACCGTTATTTTTAAATAAAACGAGCAGCCTTGGACCATTCCAGACTGCCCGCTTCACTTTGAACGTCATGTCGCGTTGCTCAAATCCTACTGTACATTGGTTCAGCCTGCTCTCGTGGGAAAGCTCGACTAAAAGAACCAATTCTTGGAGTATTACCCAAGCTCATAATGTGTTGTTTCTTGTCGCCAGGAAAACCGGAAGCATGAGGGGCTGGAACATTGCGTTCCTTCAACTTGGCAACCAAATCGTCCCACCACATGTAACGGACTCTAACAGTTTCAGATAGAGTTGGCTTAATCAAACCTGTTACATAAGTAATCTTTTGATCAACATGTTCTCCTGCACCAACTGCAGCTAAACTCTCTAGTTCTTTAGGAGGAGAAGCATCGCATGTATAAATTCCACTAGCATCACCAATATTTATACTATTGGAAACAACTGAATCAAAAGATTGACTGTTTCTTAATACATTGGAAGAATTGAAAGTTGCATTGCCTGAACCAAGTCCACCAGTATTGCCGCCGATGGTATTGTACCAAATGACAGGATAATAAAATGGATTACTATAATGCTTAGGATAGTGATGATGGTGATGCTCTTCAGTAACAATAACAGGAGGGCTCAATCTAACTGGTTCCACATGACCTTCTGTAAAAACGGCTGCAGCGATAATTCCTCTGCTAGATAGATCGCCATGAGTATGAACGGCTACACTATTGTTCGCACTAGTAAATATTAATTGCGCACCGCCATTACTGGTTTCTGGCCAAGCTTTTATATTTAAGGTGCCATATCCATTTACAACCCACATATCATCGGAGACTTTTGTATCAGCCTTATCTCCAGTAAGAATGTCAGTTCCATCAATAGATAATTTTACTTGAACTTTCTGCCAAGAATGATTTTTGAATACAATTTCAAATGGTTCATCTCCCCAAGCTCCAACAGTATTGATGCCATCTACGTAATATTGACGGAGGCTCTTCTTATCGAACTTTGGGTGGTGTGAAATGATTTCTAGTGTGTAATTTGGGTTAGACATAATATCTCCTGTGTTAGTTAACCTTCAACACCGTATATATCATATCTTTCATAGAAATTATCACTTTTTATCATTAATTTCAGTTAGCAACCCATTTCGAACAATAAAATGTAACGTGAAGCGATATTTTCCCAAGTATTTTCATTTAGGTAATCAATTTGTTTCTTAACTTGAGCTTCACGAGCGGCAGGGTTAGTAAACAGTTGTTCTAGTGCTTTAGCAATATCTTCAGAGGTATCAGCCTTAATCGTGGGCAAATCTGAGAAGTGATTGACTGAAGATGTAACTACAGGCAATGCCTTTGACATTGCAATTCTTGCTGCGCCGGATGCGCCATATACTTCATGGGCAGGATGAGATACATAAGGAAATAAAGTTGCCTGATTCGTTCTCATATAGCTATCTAAAGTTTCATCTGACTGAAAACCACGAATCAGCGCCACATTTTCTTGGATATCAAGCTGTTCTATTAGGTCAGTTAGCTCATGGTAATAAACATCATGCTCTGTCTTGCTTTGTGCTGACTCGGAAAATAATCCAGTGAAGAAGACATCTGGAAACTTTTTCTTAAGTTCTGCAGTCGCCCGAATTGAATTTTCCCATCCTTTATATCTAAATCCAAATCCAAACTGCATAAAAGTTCGCTCTGACTTATACATGTTCCAAAGTCGTTCTTTGCTAGTACAAGGGAAACAACCATGAGGTATTACATATACTTTGCCAGGAACTTTCTTTTCATTCTTTAAAACTTCATAACCGCCCTGTAAGTGCACCACGATCTCTGGTATAGCAGCTTCACAAATCGTTTTGTCTTTGTGATGAAAGACTGAGTGCATAGTAACGATGACCCTATAATCTGATAGCTGACTCATCAAAGATAGCCAATGGCGAGCATCAGGAAATAATCCAAACTCATGCTGAATCCACACGATATCCGGATCATATTCCTTAATAGCTTTAGCCAAATCAGATGTTGGTTGTCCGCGCTTCCAGCAAACTTTAACTTTGTCATCTGGAATTATTTGCCCACCAATCTCATTTAGATTTCCAATAACCGAATTATCTTCGATGAATAATTTAAAATCTCCCACATGCTTTACGACTTCTGGCCATAAATTTTGGGAGTAAGTGGCAATTCCACATTGCATTTTCCAATTTCCAACCAAAGCCACTTTCAAATCTTTAGCTGACTTTTTGATATGCTTGTATTTAATTTTGCCGTTGCAAACGACGCAAGAAGTAATGAGTTCTGTAGGTGAGACATGTGAAAGCTCGGGCGGGATTTCAATTATCTCCAAGCCCTCATTGCTAAAACTTTTGTCTGACACCACACATATGCGGTTGTGCCTAACTCCAACAAATCTCGCCATATCCACCAGCCATTAGGTAAGACTTAACACATCTTTACTTAATGCCTCAAATATAGTGGATTCTGTTGGAAAACTATTTTGAAATTTCATTTTCATTGATTGCTCGAAAGAGTCAATCAATTTTCTCTTGGAACTATTATAGTAGTTTATGAAAACTCCATCGTTTGGCTGTACAAACCTGAGCTTATCATGATGGTGAATAGCTAGGTATGGAGTTCTGGTCATTTCAGATAGTATGATACCGTGAAATCTTTGTGTAATAACTGTTTCATATTTGGAAACAAGAGCGGTGACTGACCTGATACCTACTGGTAAACCATTTAAGATAAAGGTCTTGTCGCCCTTATCCATTGAACTAAGAAGCTCAGCTATTGCCCAATCATCATTATCTTTGTTACCTTGACACATAGACAAAAAGTTAATGCGATAACCTTCAGTAACAAGATAATCTAAAAACTGACTAAATTCCGACTTGAAGTAGGTCCAAGCCGCATGTTTCCAGTGCGGTTCAGAATTTTTCGGTACCACAGCAATATTAGGCATTATCAAAACTGATTTATTAAATTTTGACAATTTAACCACTTTGGATTGAAGGGAATAAACTAAATCAGGAATCCATCTAGTATTAGGATTTATTTCCTTTAACCTATCAACTTGATCAGGAGAACGTGTAGCTATTAGTTTTGCCGCCCTCATTAGGTCAAGATGAGTTGGATGAATGTCAATCTCGACACCAACACCAATGTAAAATATTTTTTTAGATTTCAATAGCTGCAATACTTCGGCAGGAATATTTGGCGGGCTGTAAAGAAAAGAGCCGCCTCCAAAGAAGACGGCATCAATATTTTCTAATTTTTTAGTAGTAATGGCGTCACAAAAAACAAACTGACAGTTGGGAAATAGTTGTTGAAATGCTTCAACAAACAAATCATCACCAATGTTTGATTGGTTATACCAACCATATACTAAAACTTTCATTTAACTTAATAGATTACAAACCAGTCAATCTCTCTCACACCAAATACTTCCCATTCTATATATAAGAAGAATTGGCGATCATGATGGTGATGAATAACTTTTCTGTGTTCATGTTGGTCTTCATCCACATGAATAATTTCCCAATCTAAATGATCGTGGTGATGTGGATTGCAAGGATGAGGTTCTTTTTCATGTCTGAAACGAACACTTACCTCTCTTGGTCTGCCAGATAGGAGAATTCTTGTTGAATTTTCTCCAGTTACAGTTAAAGCGCCTGAATGCATGTGCTTATCCTTTTAGTAGGCAACATGCCATTTAACTTCACGAACACCAGTTACATTCCAAGTAACAACTAAGACTACACCAGTTGCAGTGGTTTGTACCTCATATTCCAAAGTGTCTACATGCTGAGGGTTGCAGGGTACCAGCTCAAGGTCATTTATGAATTTAACTTTGACTTCTCCTGGGAAGTTGCGCAATTGAATTATTGCTTCACCTGCGCCTGTCACAATTAGTTCACCTGATTGCATAGTATCTCCTATGCCCTAATGTCTAATTATTCCAGCATTGCATACAGTTTTTCATTGCCATTGCAATATGTTTTTAATTTTTGTAACCATGCTTGCGATTTTATCTTAAACATTACGGGCATACGAGCTTTACTGTCGGACGCACCCTTACAAACTACACCCTCAAAAGTCATGCCGGGCAAGGTGGATTGCTTGACCTCATCAAACAATTCTGTATTAACTTTCCCCTCATATAGTACCTTTGGGGTGTCTAGGTGTCCAAAGTATTTAATAAATTCTTTGGGCTCCAGGATGCCCTGTTTATAGGGGTTCACGTCGATCAGCGTTACAGTCAAGTTCTCTTGGAAGTTATGGTTGCCTGCAAACGAACTTGGTCCCCACAACTCAAAGAAGCAAATGACGTCACGCCACCTTTGCTCTTTGAATACCATTTCCAGATCAGCCGCATATTTGTCCCTCAACAAATTAATCGCGCACCCAAATGGTTTATTGGTTTCATCGATTAATTGGTTCTTGGTTCCGAACTTATAGAAGCCCCTTTTGGCGTTCCACTCGGCACGGATGTTTGACCCATCTAGCTTGTCAAAAGCATAAATGTAAACTCCGTGTCTAACTTCTTTTGTAATTGATGGATATGATTTCATATAAATGTTTTTAATGTATTAGAAATAAATGGAACTAATCGGGCATTGATTGCCAGTTCTCGGTAAGCTTTGTGTTCTTCGCAGCAGCATTCTTCACTAAACAGACGCTCTTCACTATAGAGTACAGTGTATTTGGCGTCATTGGGGCAATCTTTACTGGTATTACATTTTTTTATTTAAAAAGGCTTGGTGAGCCCCACCATTAGCTACCCATTGATTAAATTCATAGGCGCGGGCGTCACGCTCCCAACTATCTTCTTTTAAAATGCCGCCACCCATATTTACCTGAAAAATGTCTGGTTTTATTTTACATTGATAGAATATCGAAACAGATTATACAGAGCCTAAACGCTGGCGACACTATTGTTTTGGAAGACCTTACTGGTATTCGCAATAGGCGCCTACATAAACCACAACGCACTCTCATCAATAGCTGGTCATACTTCCAGCTTGGTCAATTCTTGACCTATAAGGCAATGATGAAAGGTATCAGTATCGAATACATCGATGCTCGTTATACCAGCCAAAGATGTAGTGAGTGCGGTTGTATATGTCGAAGCAATCGCAAGCAGCACTCTTTCGAGTGCAAGCAATGTGGATTTAGGCTCAATTCAGACTTGAATGCAAGTAGAAATATTTGCAACAAGCATCTTGAAAGCTATAAGCTTTCGGATCGGGCTGATGTCAATCAGCCTAACGGCAGCAATGCCAATGTAGGAGCAGCAATGCTACTTACAAGCCACCAGCCTCGTGCTGGTGGTAATTGACAGGAAATACAAAAGCCGCCTCATCATTACAATGGGCGGCTAAAAATTGTTTGAGTTTAATTTTTTCAGTCTCTGAGAACGCAGGTAACGTTGTCTTCTCTTAAGACGAAGACAGTTTCTCCGCCATGAGAAACTTCAGTAGCCATATTCTTGTTAAACTTTACTTCATCGCCAACAACAACATCTAATGGTATAATCGCGCCCTGTTGTGTAACACGACCAGAGCCAACTCTAACTACCTTACCAGTAACTAGCTTCTCTTCGATAGTATCTGGTCTAATAATAAGTCCCTCTTGCTTCTTAGCAGTGACAACAGTAACAACAATTTGATCTCTAATTGGATGAACGCTCATGTGTAATCTCCTACACAAAATATATCAGCCACAATCAGATTCTATTATTCTAATCAATTGCTCGAAACAAAATTTGATGCGACGACGCTCACACATTTCAGTAAAATTAATATCAAACTGATAAATACTCATATAATCGGCAAATGTCATGGGTCTAATTTTTAGAACTTGGCACGCCTGCTGAATGATGGTATTGGGGACCGCAATGTCGGTTTTAAGACATTCCTCTTTGGCTATATTCAATACTTTGATTCTAAGATTGTTGTAATATAATTTTTTATATTTTTCAATCTTATCTTCCGAGAAATTAAATTGCTTACAATAATCAAAGAAAGGTTTATTTCCCCTCTTATTATTACAATAAGAGCATGATACGGTTAGATTTGTACTATTGAATGTACCCTTCTTACTGTCTGGAACAATATGTTCCATGGTAACAGTTTCGTCTGTTAATACTTTATCACAGTAGCAACAAATCATCCCATCACGATCAATAACATGTTCTTTAATTCTTTTTTGTCGTTTTCTTTCTTGTGCGCCCATATTAACTCTTTACTAGTAAGTGAGAACAGTCATTAATACTAATCAGTCTCCAACCTTCTTTTCCAAAAGAAAGCTTTGATACTGAAGTATTGTCTATAGTTACCTTCCAAGTAAAATTTCTTTCAAAACCCATTACATAATGTAATAGGCACTTTATAGTCATGCCATGACTGAAGCAAGCAATGTTGAGTGGAGGGTGTTCGTTCTCTTTTTTCCAGGCAGAAAGCTCTGCCATTTCTTTATTGTATAAAATTGTTTCTTCCAACCATCTAGAAGCTCGACGCTCTACCTGAGTCATTGATTCACCACTGGGTGGCAAGAATCCATGATGAAGGTAGCCCATTCTTAACTTCATTTGGTCATTAAGTGTTTCTTTTCTGCTGGCATTAGTCCAATCGCCCGCGTCATATTCTCGCAGCGGCTCAGCCAAAATAATTTCTTGGGACGACTCTCCGCGAACAATCTGTGCAGTATTGAGTGCGCGAGTGTAATCAGAAGAATATATTTTATCGAAATAATTTCCATCCAGCACAAACTTATTATGTAATGCTCTTGCTTGCCGCCTACCTACATCGGTTAACTGGACATCTGCCCGTTGCCCCATAATATCTGGCTTGATGTTAATCTCAGATTGTCCGTGTCGAATAAGGCTAAGCGTAAATTGAATGTCAGCGAGCATCCTCGGTGGTCCTTCCGATAGTTAAGTGGAATCCAAAGCGTGGCTCTCTAGATAGTCCATATTTCTCTCTGAGTTCAGAAAGATACGGACATTTAGCTTTGAGCCAATAGTATTCCTTGTTGTCTATAACACCACCATCATATTCGAATTCAACAAGTTTATTAGCATCTAAACCCCACAGTTTTATGTTGGGGATGAACTCGCCTCGTATTACGGAGACGTGAGTGCCCCATACAGGACGGGTTAATTTACCAATTCGCTCACCGTTTAGGTAAGGGTAATCCTTGGTAAACAGGTGCCTGTAGTATTTGGAAATCTCATCATCGCACATCAATACTAGCCACTTTTCAGAGGAAGACAAGTGGGTGCGCGGAGAATACACCAATTTACCAACAGACTTCATAAAAATACTTTCAATCGATTAATCTTGTGAACAACTTTTAGAATGTGACAAATTTTATCAACAATCTCATTAGGAGAGTTAGAGTCAAATGTGGCTTCGTAATGATCAATAACAAATATTTTTTTGATTTCTTCTATCTCTTGAAACCTGTTATCAATAAGTGGTACAATAGTTTTCTCTGCGATGATTTCGCCCTCTTTGTCACGCGTCAATTCAGTTAGACTAAGTGTGACAGTGCGCCCGGTTTGGCTTCCTTCCGGTCTAACTACTTCTGCTATGACCTTGTAGTGCGGTAAGACTAGATAGTAATTGACCTGAGGAAGCGTACTTATATAGAACGCTGCCTGCTTTCTAAACTTAGAAAGGTCTAATTTTTCACCAAAATCTAATCGTAATTTCATGGTTCCGGGGTTGGGGATCGAACCCAAATCAGATCATTCGGAATAACCTATCCTGCCATTAGACGAACCCGGATGGCTGGGATACTAGGATTCGAACCTAGATAAAAGGATTCAGAGACCTTTGTCCTGCCGTTAGACGATATCCCAATCAACATAATGTAAACTTATTACCAGTCACTTCTTTAATACAACCGGTTGTCTAGAAGAGCAGTAACGCTTGCAATTTTCCAAAAACTCTTCTTCTGGAGACAATTTTTTAATCATGTCTCCCGGCTTAGTTTCCACTGTTCCATCACGAACTTTACTTGGCATTTGTCTGCTGAGCCACCAATAAGAGGCGTCAACTAGCTTGAGAAAAACATCGACAGCTTTCATTCAGCATAATCCAAGAAGGGATGCCACCCAAGTGTATCCAACCAAAAATTGCAGAACGTATGGTAATCCTGAGTAACTACGTCTTCAGCGAAAGCTTTCTTTAGTTTGGTAAGCTCATCAAAATAAGTATCCTTATCTTGCCTTAAAACGTCCACTTGCTTTGCAAGCATATCAGATGCAACACGCGGCTCCCAATTAATAGCGAGAGCTGTGTTGGTTTTAACCTTACGAAGCTCTATCTCTACTTCATCAAGACGATCAAATAACAAATCAAATGCATCAACCATCTTTGCAAAGAACTCAATCGGATCTTTATTTCCAATCATGTGCTTCATATCTTTTAATACATCTTCACGTTTCATGTTATGCTTTCTCGCTCTCGTTTTGATTTTTCCCAAAATTCTTTGTATTCCTTGATATCCCGCTCTAATTCGGAAGGCAGATTATTCATGCGCAACCAAAACTCTTTAATGAGTGAACCAGACATATCATCTGCATGAGTAAACCCTAAGGAAGTCATTTGGGCGGCTAAGGGTCCACCACTCCAAAGTCCCCAGTTGTTACGCATCCACCTACCCAAACCATGATGATATCTATACAGATCTTCTCTAGTACCCTTGGTCAACTCAATTTGTTCCTCAGGAGATAATATCTTGGTTAGAGCCACCATCGCCTCTTCAAAAGTGGTGGGGACTTCAGCATTTTTTGAATTCATTGGCTAACCAAGTCGCCTAACTCTTGAACTGGATCTTTTGGTTGCACGGTCATGGCAACAAACTTGTTAGCAAGTTCCTTTAATGCCGAAGGAAGATCGCTTCCCTGAGCCTTGCAAACTACCAACTTATCCTTGGCGAATGCACCAGTATAACGAACCACAGAGCAATAATAGCCCTTCTTGAGAGCAGAGACTGTAACTCCTGGAGACGTCTTGTCGTCGCGAAACCTAAAGCTAACCGCCTTAGTTAGTTTGTCCATCAATTGATCGGTTGTAACATTCATATTCTTCTTCATAGTATACCTTTATTGTTATGCACCAACTTGGCAACGGATAAATCCAACTACTTGAATGTCTCCGCCCAGTTTGGCGCTCATATTTTTCACGACCTGTTGAACTGAAGTCTTAGGCTGAACCACTGACTCCTGCTCTAACAAACAGACTTCAGTATGCCACTTCTTGAACTTTCCTTCTAAAATCTTTGCCCAAGCAGCCTGAGGTTTGTTCATTTCCTTCAGTTGCGCTTCAAAGATTCCCCTTTGTCTTTCAACTACCTCGGCTGGTAAAGAGTCAACAGAAACTGCAACTGAACTCATGGCTGCCACTTGCATTGCTAATTCCTCTCCAAGAGTTTTGAAATCTTCAGTATTAGCCGCCTCTACCGAGGGAGCTACCATGGAAAGCAAGACACCAATCTTATTATTGGAGTGTATGTAGTGACACACTCTGCCAGCCTCTGGCATCACTTGCTCAACCCACCAACGACGAATGACAATGTTCTCTTTAGTTTTAGAGATTAAGTCCTTTCGTGCATTTTCCAAGACGTCGCAATCATGATAGAATGGATTAGACTGAGCTACATCGGATCCAAGTTGGAAAGATACTAGATCCACAAACTTATTAAAGTCAGGACTATTAGCAACAAAATCAGTCTGGCAATTGACCTCGACCATACTCTTGGTTCGATTATCTCCAACATGACCAATGCGAACAATACCTTCCGTAGCAACATTATTGCTGGTGCGGGAGACTACATTAAGACCTTTGATCTTTACGATATCCACTGCCTTTTGCAAGTCCCATGCGGCTTCTTCGAGGGCATCTTTGCAGTCCTTCATGCCAGCTTGAGTAAGTGCTCGTAACTCTTTGATCAGATCAGTGTTGTTCATAGTAATACCTTTGCGCAAAGTAAATCTTAAAAATTGTAAGTCAAGGGCGGCAAATTTTTAATATAATCCAAATATCTTGAGCCGCCTCGACTCATATAACGATTCCTGCCTCTTTTTAATTTATAAACTTAATGTGAATAATAGATCATACTGATAATAGAATTAGAGAGGAACAATATGCTTATTGCTGTTATTAATCAATCTACAATGGTAAATAATATTGATGTAAATACCATGTGCCAAGCCATTCAAATTCAGCTTAGTCTGCATGTACTACCTGCTTATAATATGAAGGCAGCTACTGTTACTTTCTATGCCGATAAAACTAAAGTCCCAGGCTATGCTTGGGTAATTAGCGTGCTTGATAACTCTACACAAGCTGGCGCTCTTGGTTATCACTCCGAAGACAATGATAAGGTTGATGGATACATCTTTGCTCAACCAGTTTTAAGTAATGCTGGGGTGGTATTGTATGATACAAACAATCCACAAAATGTCAGCGTTGCTTCTGTATTGAGTCATGAAATTTGTGAAATGGTTGGTGATCGCTTTGCCAATGCATGGGTCGATGGTCCAGCCATCGCTCAAGGTAGCGAATATGCTCAAGAATTATGCGATCCAGTAGAAGGCGATTCTTATGCCATTACTGTTAATGGTGCAAAGGTTTCAGTATCTAACTTCATCTTTCCTTCTTGGTTCAATCCAGAAGCAACGACAGTTAACTTGCCATTTGATTATCTAGGAAAACTCAAAGCACCATTTACCATGACTCCTGGCGGCTACATGATCGTTCGTCAGTCTGGTACGGTCTCTCAAGTATTTGGTGAAGAGATGCCAGAATGGAAGAGAGAAGTTAAGCGTGCCAAAGCAGCTAAGCGTCCTTCTAAGACTAGAAAAAAGTTTCTAGGAATATTCTAAATAATGGAGCGGGTGATGGGACTCGAACCCATGATGATGTCTGCTTGGAAGGCAGATGCCGTCGCCACTGAGCCACACCCGCATTTTAACAGCTTTGCACTTACTTGGAGCGGTTAACGAGAATCGAACTCGTGTCCCTAGAATGGCAATCTAGGATTCTACCATTGGACCATAACCGCTTAATAGACGACTAAAATTGATGAGATCTTTTTCCAATCTCTTACGAGAAAGGTTGATGGGTTTGAACCATCTATTCTAAAGTTTCCCTTAGAAATTTACCATGTAATCACATCAGCATTCGTCTGTGGAGCGGATGACGGGGCTCGAACCCGTGACATTCTGCTTGGCAAGCAGACATTCTACCACTGAATTACATCCGCATGGTATGGAGCGGGCAACCGGAATCGAACCGGTATAGCTAGCTTGGAAGGCTAGAGCACAACCATTATGCCATGCCCGCGTATTCATTATTATATCACGTTATGCCCTATTGTCAATCCCGACTATTGTTAAAAATTCTATCACTTATCTGTCATAGAATTAAGTTAAATTAAGTTTTGGCTCTACTTAAAAAGAGGATAATATGACTGCTCACTCACCATTTGCTTGTGCTTTCGCTGGTATGGCACGTTTGCCAGGAGCAACCAATAAGGTTGTGCTTCTTGATTCAGGATCGTACCCAGCATTTTCTAACTATGTAAATGCAACTTGGACCTGGAACGGTACCGACTGGACTGCCGTTACTACTGCTGCTAACGGTATTGACTCTGCTGGTCCATTACCTAGCCGCCAAAATTTTGCGATGACTTATGATGGAACTAACATCATGATGTATGGTGGTCAGGCAGGTTCTGAAACTGGCGGTTCCTTAAATGATACTTGGACTTGGAACGGAACCGTTTGGGCTAAGGCAACAGGTACCGCACCATTCGCACGTACTTATGCTGAAGCTTGTCAGTTTAATACTGGTGCTACTTCTGCTATTATGTTCGGCGGATTCGGTGGTGGTGGCGGTGGTACGTTCCTAAATGAAACATGGTCTTGGAACGGTGCATCTAAGCAATGGTCCCAAATAACCACAGCTGCATCTCCTCCTGCTAGAATCGGACACTGTATGGACGGTGGACCTTCTTACACCATTATGTTTGGTGGTCAAGGAACCAACTCTCTTCTAAACGATACCTGGAAATATGATGGTACCAACTGGACCCAACTAAACCCAGCAACAGTTCCTTCTGTAAGAACTGGCGCTCAAATGTGTTATGACCAAACTCGTAACGTATGGGTTATGTTCGGCGGACAAAACACCGCAGGTCGTTTGGCAGAAACCTGGATCTTTGACGGAACCAACTGGACACTATGTGGTCCTCAAAACTCCCCAGCTGGAGTTACTTGGGGTCAAATGTGCTGGGACGGTCATACAAACAGAGTTATGATGTTTGGTGGCTTTAACTCAGGTGACAGTTCAATTTCTACTGGCGCAGTTACATCTCAAACCTGGGCTTGGTCTGGAACTACCTGGTCTCAACTATAACCTTTGAGCTTGCCCCAGGCAAGCCAAATGTTTGCAATGTCTTCGTGAACTCCCCGCGATTCCTCTGGAACGTGGGGATGTTCTTTTGTGGGAACTAAATCAAACAAGAGATGATGAATAGTCCAACTAGGATCAATCTTATCTGCCTCTAACAAAAAGCCTACAATTACATCAGGCTCTGCTTTCCCCCCAATGTAACATTGCTTGATAATATGGGTGTTTTGTTTCAGTGAAGGAAAGAAACTTAGTCTCTTCCTCAAATGAAGAGAGTAGAAATTTGAATATTTCTTTCTTGTTAATCATGGACAAATAGCCTCATCGTGCCCACTACAGGCACCAGTAGATGTGCAGTGATCAGTTACCCAATGTACTGTGCATTGTTTGCCGTCCACCATGATATGGCGGACAGGCGCTTTAGCTTGACCACAAACTACAATTACAAGTACCAGTGCTGCTAATCCTAAAAGGATAAGTGGAACTAACCAGCGATCATCCGTTGGTCGATGACAGTCACATTTACCTCCGCACGGACAAGGCGGTCCTGGTCGTGAGCGCTTTCTCATTTGACCAAACATGGGATTACCTTAGCAGGTAACGCCCCAACCTTGACCATAGCAAAAACATGTATTGCCAACTGGTGTCCAGTTCTCTAGAACACAACGGACATTTCCGCCAGCATCACAACACTTACGACTCAATAAAACCTGAGCTTCAGCTGGTTGAGAAGGAGCCAACACACCAACTAAAATCATACCAACAACTAAAATTGAGATAAATTTCTTCATAATACTTTCCTTTATTTTTAAATAGTAGGCGATTAAGTTTATGAATGATATATAACCTACCATGGAACAAGTGACTAAAAAATGTGAATGGTGCCAAAAAGATTTTAGTGTTGACTCATATACTCATAAAAGAGGTAATGGCAAATTTTGCTCACTAGTTTGTGTTGGATTTCATACTGCTAATAAAAATAAACCCAAGCCTAATACTTTTTGTGCTTTTTGTAAAAAGGCACTTTATAGAAATAAAACGGCTATTAAAAATTCAAAAACAGAACTTTTCTTTTGTTGCATGGAACACAAAGTATTAGCTCAATCTTTCGGTGGTCCATTATACAATGACGTGGTGACGAAAGATCATCGACTCATTGTATTTAGAAGTGGTAGACCTTTAATTTGTGCAAATCCTAACTGCAAAATTGATGACGTAGATCTATTAGAAATTCATCACAAAGACATGAATCACTCGAATAATGTGCTTACGAATTTAGAAATACTTTGCGCTAACTGTCATACAAAAGAGCACAGACGCGCTTGTCTCCAGTGAAAGAATCGAACTTTCATATTCTGCAAGTCAAGCAGATGCTTTACCACCAAGCTAACCAGAGATAGTTTGGTAGGCAGTAAGGGAATCGAACCCCTGAATCCTCGGTGTAAACGAGGTGTTATACCATTTAACTAACCGCCCATGGTATCTGGTACGCGATGTAGGGCTCGAACCTACGACTTCCAGCTTGTAAAGCTAGCACTCTACCACTGAGTTAATCGCGCATTGGTATTTTATATGCCGCTAAAATCATATATCAGGTATGAAAAAATCTCAACGCCATCTACTTGTTTTAGCTAAGAAATTCGAAAAGTATGCCAACCGTAATGCCGAAGATTACCGTTCTGAGATTGAATCTGATATCTGGACCAACCTAAGAAACGCTGCAGGTCAAAGACAATATGGCATCATCCCATTTCCACAAATGGCTACTACTGATGGCATCAATCTATCATTTGATGTTACCAACAATGATAGAACCATTACAGTTTCCAATTTGAACATTGCTCCAGCAGAGAAAAATAATCTGCTGCCAAAATATCAACCATTAACAACTCAAATCAAAGCCTTCTTAGAAAAGTATTGGGAAATCTATCCTACCAAAAGAAATGGTGAAGAATTAGATTACAGTAACTTCACCGTTCACTTGAGTTATCCAAACGAACCTCAAGTAGCTCAGAAATAAGTGGTGGTAATTAAGAGAATCGAACTCTTGTATTCCGCGTATGAAACGGACGTTCTACCATTGAACTAAACTACCGTAAACATATGTACTATTATTTGAGTAGCAGATTGCATTTTCGAAATTTGAAATTCTATGCATACAATTATATATCTGTATTAAACCGCTATTTGACGTGTCCAAAATTAATGAATTCCAAGATAAGACATTGCCACTGGAATGTGAATTTTGCCAAAATTCTTTTTATAAAGAAACCAAACAAATTCGAAGTGATCTAAAATTGGGTAAAAATAAATGTCGCTTCTGCAGCCCAAAATGTTTTAATGCATCAAGAGAGGTAAGAATACTGGCAACCTGTGCTAATTGCGAAAAAACATTTGCCATTAGATTGAGCACTAAAAAACAATCAAAAAGTGGAAATAATTTTTGTAGTAAGAGCTGTGCTGGCACCTATAATAACACACATAAAACAAAAGGTAATAGGCGTTCCAAACTAGAAGCATGGCTTGAAAAACAATTAACTAATAAGTATCCGCTACTGAACATACTTTACAATCATAAAGAAATCATAAATTCTGAACTCGATATCTATATTCCTTCATTGAAGATTGCTTTTGAGCTAAATGGAATTTTTTCACTACGAACCTATTTTTGGTTCAAAAAAATTATCATCGATCCAAAATAATGATAACAGAAAATTTCAAGCTTGTTTGGAACGTGGTATTGAATTAGTGATATTAGATGTTTCTGCCCTCAAATATTTCAAACAACAAAATGCTGAAAAATATCTTCGCATTGTTTGTGAAATCATTGATCTAAAATTAGAATAGATTTAACTATCTGGTATCTTCAATTTTCATATTCTTCATTGGAGCATAGGACATGCGATGCAAAGGAGAAGGTCCGAACTTCTCAATGGCAGCCAAGTGATCCTTTGAACCATAACCGGCATTTGAATCCCAACCGTATTCGGGATATTGTTTATGCAATAATTGCATCTTCTTATCTCGATACACCTTGGCAAAAATGCTAGCAGCCATCACCGTTGGATACTTGCTATCCGCCTTGATGACGCTCTGGATACGATAATCATCCACGCCCAAGTTGTCAAACTTTAAAATTCCATCCACAATGATCGTTGACTCTTCGTCGTACAACCGCTTGAAGCATTCTACGTAGCAATCCTTTAAGGCAACAGCTACTCCTACCTTATCAATCTGAACGTTGCTTCTTTCAGCAAGAGCGAACCTAATGGATGCATTGGCAATCAAATCGTTCAGCTTGTCACAGACGGATTCCCTTTTCTTAGCTGACAACTTCTTGCTATCATTGAGTCCATCGATTTTCCAATCGGCAGGAGCACGAATTGCACAAACTACCACGGGTCCAGCTAATGGACCATACCCTACCTCATCCGCCCCAATAGTATATTGTATCATGTTGACCTCTACAGGAATGCCATGTTTTTAACCACTCTATCGCAATAATCACGAACTTCATCTGGAACCACTGATTATCTGTAACTCCCCACATAATCTTTTTTTGAATGATTTGTTTACTAAGAAGGGGCAAATGATAATTACCAGTCAAGTCTAATAAAAATTCTTTAAATGGTTTGCCATATATCTCAATAAAGATATTGGAAATGTTTTTATTCTTTTTGGTAACAAACTCAATTCTATAAGTTAAATCTTCCGGCTTATAATGATATTCTAGGGACATATTACTAACCAAGTATAATGATATGAGTTTTGATAAAGTAGCCGATCTGGCAGATGATTACCTAGCTAAAATTGCCGCACGTCATTATGAGGACAATGCCCCTCTAGATGTGAAGTCTGAAGATTTAACTTGGTTAGACCCAGGTGAGCGCTGGCTTATCAAACAAAATGGTACTAATGATAAGTACTTGCCTCATAATCCTCCAGGCGTTGTTGCTAGCGAGAAAACCTGGGACAGAGCCAAGAAGTCCGTCAAGAAGTACTGGAAAAAGTATGATGAGCCTTGGGCAGTTGTCTATGACGTATATCGTAAAATGGGCGGCAAGCTAAAGAAAAAGAAGTCTAAGAAAAAGAAAAAGTAATTATTTTAGACTCAGGAGGATAGCTCCACCAATCATTGCCACTACACCAAGTATTTTGGTGACGGTCATTTGCTCATTCAAAATAAACATAGACAGCATCATTGTGATGACTGGATACAACGAAATCAACATGGCGGAGGCACCAGAGTTTTGATTTCCCTTCAAACCACTATACAACAGTACGTTGCCACCAATAGAGATGAGAGTAGCAATAGAGGTAAGTATAATACTATTGGTGTTCCATTTGGGGCTTGGTCCAGCCAACTTATAAGCAAAGGGGATAAAGAAGACGTAAGCTACTGCCGCCACTATCTGCATTAGGAATGGAGATAACTTCTCAGCTGACATCCTTTGGATGAAGGTGCTAACGCCCCAAAACATTACCGCCAATAGAATTAGTAGTGAGCCAGCATTCACGGCTTTGGTCCGCTTAACCAGCCGGGAGCCCCAAAAGCTTTCATATTGTCCCAGTAATTACCAGCTGTACGCCGTCCGGTAACTAGACGAGCAATTCTTTCTTCAGATTCGCCCAGCTCTCTAAGACGTGCTTCTATTCGATCACAAAGCCCCGCATGATTTGTAACTTGCTTATCATATTTAAAAGTTTGAGTTATAAACCCAACCATGAGAGTTGTATCTATTTGAGTAACATCTAATTTTGCCAGGATATCATTCATAATATCAAAGCGATCATACAACTGCCAGAATACATCAAAGACAAGATCTAATCCTTCACCCTCATCTTTTTTCCTTTTTTGTAAAGAATAGACTCGGTTAAGAAATTGATCAACATCCAATCTCAACTCTCCCCCTTTATTGCCACAAGAACATTTGCCATTCTCGGCGGGGAACTCAACACCACAATCACATTTGACTGTAAATAATCCGTCTGATAAATCTTCGCACATATTATCCTCACAACTCTCGCTTGACACCATCAAAAACGGCTACTGCCGTGGCTAATAGGTTTTCTTTAAGACAAAGCTCGTCACATAGTAGCATGCGACGGAAGCCAATATCATTTAGCCAAGCAATCTCAATTAGGTCGGCACACGATGGAACTGGGCTATCAATGACTGAAAGCAAGATGCGAGACCCAACACAAGCCTCGGGGTCTGCTTTAATAATTGCACGCAAAGCATGAATCATATGGTGTGGTTTGTCAAGCTCAACGAACAAATCTCCACGAGCTGCCACCAAAACCAGGTTGTCTTTCTTCTTAAATGTGTTGATGGCATACTTCATGCCAGCAAGGCTTTCAATCTTCAACCAGACCTCAGCATCACGACCAACCAGTTCCAAAAACTGATCCACATCACTTTGCTGCTCCACATAAGACAGATAGTATTTGTTGAAGCCCGCTGCACGAACCTTCTCAATCTTCTGAATCTCTTGGGGAGTAAAGATGTTTCCTCGAACTTCTAGGCTCTTATCTCTAATGTGTAGTGACTCTCCAGCAATTACATTGTATCGTGGTCCACCCTCGAAGATAAGCCTTTGACCATCCTCTTCTAGGCGATCCAATAAGGCTACGTCAGCCCCAGCCTTGAACAAGACTACGCTAGGCGTCTTAACACTGATAGGATGATTGAGTCTGATATCTAAGTAATCTTTATTAGGGATTACCTCAGTTACCCTCAATTGACGTCCTTTAACGTCAAAGAAGAGGGGATTAGAGCTAGTCATGCCTTTAACAATCTCTAGCTCTTTATCCAGCTCAGGATTGCTCATCATAGCACTATTGAGTCGAATACCATCCACTCGGCTATCATGAGCAAAACGTTTAAAGTGTGGAAAGCTTGGCCATAATGTAACTGATAGTTCTGGAACTTTATTTTTCATGGCAGTAATCGCTTAGTTTTGCTACCTTTCATATGAGTATGTAATACTGATTTGCCACCACTGTCAGTAACCTTAGCAGGAATAGCGTGGATGGTCTTAAGAGCCTTGTAAACTGTATCTACTTGGTCTTCACGTTGACGTTCTTCAATTTCTTCCTTGAAGTAATGAACCTTGTTCTTCTCTTGCGCCAAGATGCCGAAGATGACGTCTACCACTCGATCAGCCGAAGGAAGGATGGCGATGTGCTCTTTGCCCACCAAGTCTTCCCACTTCTTCTGAATATACTTATCATCACCAGAGTCATAAGGTTTGCGGATCAAATAGACCGAAAACTTTTCCTTCAACTCCTTGAAGATGTCTTTGGTAGAAATATCATTGCCTTCTAACTTGACTTGAGCTAGAGCGGCATGTTTCTTGATGACGTGATCATAATAACCTTCATCACCAATGATAATCATAATAGGACGTTTTGCATTAGGCATTTCAGCATTACGAGCATAGTATAAGGCTGTTAGCTCATAGCTCTCATGGCACTGACCACCACCGTTGCCTTCGATGACTAGCTCCTTGAGTTGCTTCTCCATATCACGACCTTTAGCAAAAGGACGAACTTGAATTGGATATTGATCAGAGTTAGCATCACCAACTGCACCAAAGCTTAGCTCAAAGTTCTCTCCCAAATACTCCTTACACTCATTATCCATATAAGGAAGCTTGGAAAACATAACGGCTGGCCAATCTCCCATTGAACCAGTTACGTCAACTAAAATTACTAGAGGAGCTTCACTCTCAGTCTTAATAGAGGCTGGAACTAAGTCCGCTGTCCTCTTGTTGTCTGCCTTTGCGTCGCTATAGCTGCGCCCTACATGCTTATCGTAGGACTTACGAGCTGCGTCGAAGTCATAACCTTTCCAATCGCCGGGACTATAATTTGATGATTCTGACATGATAATTCTCCTGTTAACTATTAAACCCTGGGATATTCTTCATTCCTGAACGGGAACGACCGAAAGACTTGTGGCGAACTTCAACGAACTCATCGAAGAGATCGCGTTGCGGTCTTTGTAAGATATCCTTCTTTGTAATCTTCTGAATGAAATCGCACATGGGATCAGGCACGTTAGATGGTACCTCTTTTTTATCCATACGCTTACCACCATTGAGGGCATATACCATTAGCATTCCGAGGCTATAGTAATCGCTCGCTGGTAATAAAGCCTTGCCATCAATTTGCTCGGGGGAGGCAAATACTGGTGTGTATCCTAGTGACTTGTCCGAACTTCCTGGCTTAACCATTGCTAAACCGAAGTCTACCAAAACTACTGAGTGGGTATCAGGTTGAATGATAACGTTCTGTGGCTTGATATCTCCATGAATAACACCATGGTGATGAAGGTAAAGTAGAGCATTAAGGATTCGCTCAACGATCCATGCTGTGCTCTCTGGCTCAATCTTTCCAGCCTTCTCTACAATCTGTTCCAAGGTAGGACCCTTGATGTAGCTCATAATGAGTGCCAAGCTACCATCATCTAGTCTCTGAAGGTCACGCATTACTGGAAGCGCGTAGTGACGCAAATCCCAGATGGATTTCATCTCTTGGATGAGAATCTTGTCATGAGCGGCTGATACCATGGAACAGTGCTTGATGCATACTGGATCCTTGGTGATAACATGCTCTCCCTTGTAGGTAACACCGAAACCACCCTCAGCAATGTCTTCTAGAACCTTATAGTTCCCAATGACAGTTCCACCTTTAGGGTTCTTGGTCTTGTCATATTGCTTACGCTTGACGGTATCCGAGAGCAATTCGTAAGCTTCGTTCAATTCTTGGGCTTGTTCTTTGGTGCCGCCATGGTCTGGATGATGTTTCTTCATCAGAGCTTGGTAGGCGGCTTTAATAACTAATTGACTAGCCCTAGAACTAACTTCTAGCGTTTTATACGGATCAAAATCAATCATGAATAAATCTATCTTAGTACTCAATGTAACCATTTAGAGGGCTCGTGTCAAGTGGCGCCCATTATTTCGTCCCATCTTGCCTCAATTATGTCAGTATAAATCAAACTGTTCAAACCATAATTGCCTAATGCAAAAGCATCATTCACTTCCACTAATAAAGAACGTCCCTTGTCATCAACACCAAAATCAATGGAATAGGCGACTGGGGCGCCCTTATAAGCGGCGATAGCCTGTTTGATGACCGCCACGTCAGGCACCAAGCCAAAGTCGCCCTTATAGTGTTTTAAGCCCACTAAATCGCCTCGTAGGACGAATCCTCGATACTCTGTTACGAATTCAACGGGCTCGGAGATTTGAATCTCCATATCCATTTTCTGAGATGAGGTTTTGATTAAATCTCGGAACTGGGACACCACATGACCAACAAATTGCTTCTGAATGTAGCGCGGCTTAATGAAGACAGGCTTAACATCATAGTCTTGCTGGTGAATCTCTGCCAGAGTTCCATACCTAATATGCCTTCCACAGAAGGGTGATAGCTAGCCTATCAAATACTTTCCTTACAATAGGGATGTAACCACAAACGATATCGTCTTTGGTTAAGGGAATGTTGTCTAATTCTTCGGATTCAAACTCACCTTCAAAGAAAAGAGTTTGATATCCTTTCAATCGGAAACCTTCCCAGGCATAGTAAGTATTGGTGGTAATCAGCTCGCCATTCTTCTTTTGGCAATAAACTTTCCTCATGCTGATATACAACTTTCTTATTTAGTGTCTTGAAATGTTTTGAATAAACGGTCCCAGTGGAAGGCGAAGATGCCGTAGTTCTTGCTCATATCCACATGGTGGATGTAATGGAGCTTGGTCCACCTAGCGAATATAACACGCAGCCCAGGCACGCGGGTCATCCAATGATTGTTAATATGGAAGGCATCATGAATACGATCGCTCAATAATCCTATTAGTCCTTCCATAGCCAATACGATTATCACTAAGTGTAATGGTAAGAATCCTAGAATGCCTAAAACAATTGGAGCTATGATAACTGGTAGGGCAACCAAGGCAAAGTACCTTGGGCTACTGCTAGAACCAGCATGTCTATAAACATCTGAAGTGAAGTCCTCAGGAGGATACATCTTCAAATGATGTGACATATGGGCTTGATTTAAGAATCCGGTCCAAGACTGATGTAGCGCCCAATGGATGAGATGACCCGTCAGACTGGCAACGATGTAACTGATGAGAATTGTAAGAAGAATGGCTACCATACTAATATGCAGTATGATAGCCCTAGTTTATCTCACAAAAGTTCCAAGTGATGGGCGACAATGCTCATTTCTTTTACCATGCCAGACTCCCCAGCATTTAAATCAACTAGCTCATCTATCTGATCATTGATTACTTCGGTTAGTGTGTCTAAGACATCCCGAATAGGATAATTCTTTATAATCTCTGCCAATGCCTTTTTGTCTTCTGCGTTCATGATATTCCTCAAAAGAAAACTGCTAGATTAGATAAACGATGTAAATACTTAATTAATTCGCACAAGTTGATAATGGGCATGCTATCGCCCGTTCTTGAGCCCCACTTATCGCCATGTTTAATGGGCTCATAGTTACAAAAACGAGAATCAAAATCCATATTAATGAAAGCCTCATAGACAGTATGTCCGGGACCCTTCTTATTTTCATAAAGCTGAACGTCCACATCTTTGTGTTTCGTGATGCAATCGTCCAATGACTTATCAACACTATGAGTTCCATCTGGATTAATAATCCAGTTAGACATAATGTCAATGGTGCCAGCTTCTTGAATCTTATGGGTAAAGATTTTGACAATGAAGCCTCCAACATAGTAATGAAAACAAGAATCCGATTTGTGTTTCTTTAGCTCACCAAGTCTGTGCTTGATAGCATAAATGTTTTTCGGATTGTCTTCAAATACTTTCATAATTAACATTAATAAAGTTGTCGTAAATCTCTTCTATGATAGATTTAAAATCGTTAATGGGCAACTCTCCTTTAAGATAATTGATGGAGTTACGACATAGAACTACATTATCTCGTGTATACCCTCTTGAAGAATCTAAACGATCAATAGATACTTTATTAGTATTATTAATTTCCAATGATAGAGGTTTCTTTGTATAATAACATAATCCATTTTGCTGTTCCCAAAGCTGGAGCAAGAACTGTAAATCAATATCTAATGATAGATTTTTATTAGATGCCCTGATCGTAGAAACATATAAACGATCTGCCAACACATCCCTTAAAGATGTTTTAACAAAATGTCTATCATTAAAATGTCTTTTGCTTCGACAGCCTTGACATTCTTTGTTGAAAGAAAGATATCCTGCTTGTTCAAACTTTTTAAGGCAAGGAGTAAAATTATCTTTCAAGGGTAAAATTTTGTGACAAACTCGACATTCAAGCTCACCACTCTCTACTCTCTACTATTCGTTTCCAGTAGAGTAGTGGCTTTATCTTTTTTATCTTGTTCACGTCTTTGTTGTGCAGGTGTTAGCATGCATATAATATATTGCATGCTCACAATATTTTAGTTTTTAACTGAAAATATTATATCTTTTTCACAATATGAGTTTATTAAAAAGATACATTCTTTGGCTTGCACAATGGCATCCCCAAAATAAGCGTTCTTGCAAATACTTTCCAAAAAGGACTTGATATGGGGCAATGATTCTCTTTTTACATTACCGCTTCTAATGGATTCTTCGACGCCGACTTCTAGGATATTTTCGACTTGATTCTGTATTTGCCAGCCAAGCTTATTGAACTCTCTGCAAATTGAAATGATGTCAGAGATATCTAGGGGGATGCTGTATTCGTCATCCTGGTCGTTAGAGTTTGTTTCGGAAACAGTTAAAACTTCTAAGTCTTGTGCAGTCATTGCAACTCCATTTTATGAAAATCAATCAGTAAGCGGTTTTGGGAAATTCAGAATTCAATTACCTCCTCAAGTTGGTTACATAAGATATTCCATTTTATTAATATCTATCTACTATATAACGCCTAAAACAAGGTATTTATTGACTTAATTTCTTACTCGCTTCTACTGCTTTCTCATAATTGGAATTGATCTTTCTGTATAGATCGTCCGGTGCATATCCGGGGTGAGCCACTCCAGTTGAGTGAAACTCTTCAGCTTTTTTATGGCACTCCTCACACAAGGAGATACCGTTTTCTTTGACGTATCCACCGTTAGGCATAATCTTTCTGGTCACATGATGAGCGTCAAGCTCCTGCTCCGATTTCTCCTTAGAAGACTTCATGTTACACATGGCGCAACGGAAGCCGTCACGCTTGTAGCAGGCGTCTCGAAAGGCTTTTCTAATTAGTTTCTTTTCGGAGCCCATAGCGATTTCACACAAATAAATTTGGCATTAACAGTGTCAGTGTCATGCTGCTCTTCAAAACTTTCTTGCCAATCAATAAACGCGTACTGCTTATCTCGGACTGCGCAAAAATGTTTAACATGAGCTATTACATCATCTCGTACCGCAATGATTGGATACCCAGATTCTGATATGACAAATGACATATCCTCATAAGAAGCATTAGGTCTGATAGTATAACTCTCTGCGCTACATCCTATAGTCACGGCGCACATGATCACTAATAGATTTTTCATAGCTCAACCGTCCATTTCTTCATAGATGACATCGAAACCGTATTCTTCGTACAACTCTTTCAAAGAATCACGAACATCAGTATATCTTGCTGACAGATTGGTGACAGCATTCTTGCCATCATGAATCTCATAAAAAATGTCTTGCAGAATATTGCTGCCGCAAATTCGTTCCAAGCGATCTAACTCTCTGGCAAGGACGCCAATATCGCTGACCAAGAAGCTAGAGGGCAACTCTTCCAGTTCGTCTTCCTCTTGACCAATGTACTCAGCTTCCTGAGAAATGTCCACTACCTTGGGAACTTCGCGTTTGACTATCATATAGTCTGGATTCTGAATCACCAACCTGGACGAAGGTGAAGCAACGAAGTCTTCTTTACGAGCGGTCACGCTGCCAGCAAAGTGAACCAATACTTGAATACCATCGGCTGTATCTGGAATATGACGAATGGTTTCTTCACAGGCGTACTTGACGTACACTACCAGTCTTCCATACGGGTCTACTCCAACATCATGGAACCAGTCTTTACCTTTGAACATTTCACTGAGTTGGTGCATGCCTTTAGTCGTATTCATTTGATAGCTTCCTCAATTTTGAATCAATATAATCATGCCAAATAAAAAGTCAAGGCGCCCCGAATCTTAAAGATTGGGAGCGCCTTACATTCTACAGTGGCAGGGGCAGTAGGAATCGAACCCACGTAGGAGGTGTTGGAAGCCTCAGTCTTACCATTAGACGATACCCCTGTATCTTATCCTTTTTGTTGATTCCAAAGCATTGTATAGCTCAACAAGGCGATAATATTCCCAAGTGGCGGAAAAGGAAGGATTCGAACCTTCGGACCACCGTTAGGCGGTCTCTTGTTTTAGAGACAAGCGGTATAATCCACTCACCCACATTTCCATCTTACGTGTCAGCCAACACAATAGACTATCTCTTTAAAAGCACAACGAGAACAAACACTTTCATAGGTACCAGCTCGTTGTATCTTATTGTTGAAGATCAACTTATGATAGCCTAGCCAACACAAAACCTTATCTATCATTGGCGGAAGGTGAGGGATTCGAACCCACGGAGGGCTTTTACACCCTCTTCAATTTAGCAAACTGACACGATAAGCCTCTCTGCCAACCTTCCGTATTGTATGTATTATATCTCGATATTGATAAGTTCGTCAGTCAAATCCTGCAATAATTCGAAGTTTTCAACGCTCTTATACTCTTCTGGAATGCCCTCTAAACCATACAGCGTGCCAGCCATAGCGCCCACTATAGCAGCCGTTGTGTCCGTATCGCCTCCACCCTTGACTGCCATCACAACACAATCTTTAAAATTATCTGTGGCGGCGAGACAATAGAAAGCGGCGGCTACCGTCTCAGGAACATAACCCCTGGTCCCGATTTCGGCAAGTGCCTCTTCTGCCGGAACCTCATCTTTCCAAAGTTCATATGCCAATTTCAATTTGGCAACAACAATACAATCGTTAACCGAAAGGACATTAATCACTCCCGGAAGAACTCCAAGAGATGAATGTTTGACTGCTGGAACATCTCCCATAGCCAATAAAGCAGTTCCCAATGCAACTGCAATGGATCCCATTTTAGGTTCATCCGAATTGTGAGTAATGGAAGCATCTTCCACTGCAACCGACAATAGCTTGCTTAAATCATGACGATAAGCCAAACCAATTGGTGAAGCTCTCATTGCAGTACCATTGCCACCAACAGGAGTGCCATCATTGTTAAGTGATAATCCACTTTCCAAGTAAGACATTCCGTTCTTGATATTATGAAGAGCAGCCGCAGTAGTCCCACCAATACCTCGGGTATTACCAGACTCCATCCAAGCCAAATATCTCTGAGCAACGTCCTCAGCATTGAAGCCATTGTGTTCTACTAGGCTAGTTGCCAATGCAATACTCATTAGGGTATCGTCGGTGTATTGACCTGGTTCACCAACCCAAAACGTACCACCAGCTTGGAACTGCCCATCCCAAGCAACTAGCTTTGGATTGTCAGCAGGCTTTGTTTCAAATGGGTTACCAAGGGCATCACCAATGGCGCAACCAACTAATGTAGCAATCTTCTTCATTGAATACCTAATAAAATAACTGGAGGAAGTAGTAGGATTCGAACCCACGGAAGGCTATTAACCCCCTTTCGCTTTCAAGGCGAACGCGATAAACCACTCTGCCATACTTCCCTAATTGCTTCTACTCTCTTCTTCTCTTTAACCAAAATTTTGTCGTATTTCTTTACAAGATCCGCCATACAACTAAGTAACCTACTTTAATGATTCATCTTCATCCACTTTCTTGAAAAGCTTTTCAACCTTAAGTTGGACATCAAGAATCTCACGACCAACTGCTCTTTTAATGCACTTATCACACATTGTTAACTCTTAATATTGGAGGAAATGGTGGGATTCGAACCCACGGAACCTTTCGGTTCTCTTGTTTAGTAGACAAGCCTTATAAACCACTCTAGCACATTTCCACTTGGAGGAATGGGAGGGATTCGAACCCTCGGACGTCTTGCGACGCCACAACCTTTCCAGGGTTGCCAGTTAAGCCACTCCTGCACCATTCCCTATTCTCCTTAAGTAATGCTCTTCCGCATGACATAAGGGGCATATTAATTCTAGATTATTGATATCGTCCGGACCACCTTTTGATTTTTCTATTATATGATGAATGTGTAATATTGGATACTTATTGTATCCGCATCTTTTACATTCATTACCATGTAATGAAATTAGCCTATTTCTAAGAGCTTCTAAATCTTTTACCTTATCTTTTACTGGTCTACCAAGCTGTTTATATCTCAAACCAATTTTTTGTTTATTGGCACATTTTCGACTACATGTCTTTTTATGTTGACGTGACAAAATCATATTGTCACACATAGTACATTTATTAAGCTTCTGTTGCGACTTTCCTTTGCATTCATGTGAACAAAAGATTACTGTCGTTTTTGCTAACTGAGCAGGTCGTCTATAGATTGGTTTATTGCAAATCGAACCTGGAATATATGCCAAATTCATCTTACTCATTGGAGTCGTAGGCGAGATTCGAACTCGCAACCAACAGTTTTGCAGACTGTGCCCAATTCCAATATGGGATCTACGACTTAGTGTATGTATTATATCGCGATATTGATAGCTTAAATGAATGCTTTTAGCTTGATAATTTTAAGCATTTCTTCTTCTGTAACCCACTTATCCACGCCCCAATATAACCATTTGTCAGGAGGACAATTTTCCCATAATTTGGCGTAAACTCTCGGTTCATCTTCGAGCCATTTGAGTTCTGCCGCACTTATAGCTATGCTATGACCATGAATATCACCATTAGGTGTGAGGAAAACCATTTCAGGAGTTTCTTCGTCATCCAATTTAAGCTTCCCCGCTCTTTCAAAGAAAGCCCTAATTTTAGGATGCATATCTTCAATTCTGAGATATTTTATCATTCCTTGAGGACTTTATCCGCCAAACTGAAATTGGTAAATCTTTTATCTTTTGTTACTTCCTTCATGACTTTGAGGAACGGAGGTAACTCCACAGTGTCATCCTTGTCCTTCAATTCAATCTCAAGAATAGCCAAGCCTCTTAGATGTTCTTTGAACAAATCTAACTCAAATATCTGATCATGGTAATTGAAAACGAATCTGGTCTTACTTATGGTACACTTGGATGGATTTGATTTCTTCAAGAATTTCTCATATTCTTTTTCGGAAATCTCGTGCTCCGTCTCTTCATGAACTCCGGTATCGCCAGTCGGCTTCTTCTGATTGAAATGGAAAACCGTATCGGTATCTCCACTCAAACCCTCAACTGTCTTCCTAACACGAGCGGCTGGCTCATCCCCTTTGGGAGTTAGATAGGTTTGACTGATTCGTTTGACATCCACGATTCCATCAAAAAGTTCGGCTAATGCTGACCACGACTTTGGAAATTTTACTAAGAATTTACGCTCAATTTCTAGCTTAGTACTCATTGCCAAGCCTGATCTTTTACGATCTCAAATATAGTGGAAATTCCTACATCATATTTTTTAGATAACATTGTTATCGCTCCATATTTTGAGCCAGTCTTAGGGTTTTTGAAATCATTATATTCTGTTCTAATTTGATTAACTTGCCATAGTGTTAAAACAGAATTAGCATTACCGCCACCCCTACGACTAACGGACATATGCTTTTTAGTTTTAGAAGAATGTTTGGTTCCTTTTCGAGAAAATCCTCCACCTTCTAATGTATTGTAACCATGTTTTATGCTATCAAACTTATGTATAAAGTAAGTTTCCCAATAATCAGACTTCTCTTGAGTATGACAAATGGTTAGTAGCTCAATCCAAAAATTTTCACTACCATACTTTTTAAGTGCTCTTCTTAGTTTTATGCAGTGATTATATGTACTAGGCAGCAAGTGGGCGTGCCATCTAACGGCAAGTGAACGCCAAGTTTGTCCAACATAGACTTTGTTGTTGATAGTATTTTAACCACATAGATAAGACAGAAAGTCATATTTGACTATATAACTTTCGTTCAATCACTCTATTGGCATGGGAATGGTGGCATTGTGAATTTTGATGCCAAGGGAGGGCAAATGTAACCACGATAGCAGCTGCATCAAGGGGTGACCGACCAAATTGTGGACCGCCCATCGATGACGAAGGTACTTCATTCGCTTACCTTCCAAAGCCTCTGGGCACAGCCTCATGACCAAATTTAACGCCTCTACCCCACTAACAACCTCGTCTACATGCCCAATTCTTTTAACCACAACTCTACCTTTAGTAGGTAAATCTTCATAAGAAACTAAGGTAATGTCTTGGCTGTTAACTATATTTCCATTATAATGTACAAAAGTCATTTGACTTCCACCACATTACGATTTACTTGGTCAGTAGACTTGGACAGATCAAAATTTCTCTCAATGAAGTCAATTACCTTCTTAGGATCGATGCTATGATTGAAAACGATGTTTGGTCCATGCTGGTCTAGAAAGACGCATTTGACACCCGGAACCTCTTCCCTAAGACCAATGCTAGTGTTCTTTCCACACTCATGACTACCACACTCGAAATACTTCTGTTCCCTAACTGACAGCTTAGCTTCTGGCTTAGGCGGGCAATGGAAGTGAACAATGCAGTCTGTTTCAGGATGATCCTTGAATACAATCCTTTGAGACTGTCCACCAACAGATGGCTTGGCTCCATGGGCAATCACCGAATTATCGCCATCAGCTTCACACAAAACCACTCCAACCTTGCTTAGGTTGTTGAAGTCTGTCTTACGCATAGACGTAATGAACTTAGAGTCACTGACCTTGAATGCGAAGTGACCAACGGTAGATCCATTGAAAGGTTTGTATGCTCCCTTGGCAATGCAGTGATCAACAACCGCCTTCAAAGAATGGGGAATGTTGTCCATATCCCATGGAACTAGGTAGCCGGGAACCACAGTAGAGCGAGTAAACTTAGCATCTGCTCTATGGATTGTCATCTTAGCCAAATTCTCAAGAGCTTCCTTGCGATTAGTGGTAACACAGTAGCGAGCCTGCTCAGGAGTAATGATCATGTTGACGCGAGTCTTAGTATCATTAGCCAAAACAAGGTTACAGCTGGAGGATTTGAGCAAGTGCAATCCAGTTAAAAACTGCTCATCTGCTGTAGCCCCGCAAGTTGTTTTGAAAGCAACCAAGAAAATATCTTTGCGCTCTTTACGAATTTTCTTTAACACCTTATCGGATGGTGTTAGAATCATCATCTGTTTACCTTGCGAAGTCTTGAGTCGATCTTCGTATTTACCACTCTTGGTTGGCAAATCATCTGCCCAGTTATACCCAACTGGACCAGACGCAGCAATGCTACCTTCATAGTCCACTAAAGCGGGGTTGAAGAAAATGATTCGTGTATCCTTGTTGGCAATCAACTCATCAACCAGCTTTGAAATGTCTTGATTGGTTTCCAAATTTCCTACACCAGCATTAGCCATTTTGGTTAAATGTAAGTTGATGTTGTAGTAATCAGAGCCGTGCTCGAAGCACATTTCTTGTAATTGTCGGGCTGTTTCGCCATAAGCAGGCGCAGTTAATGCGAGATGGTTACGGACATGAAAGACCGTACCACCGCCAATAATTTCTAGGTTCTTCATCTTACACTCACCTATAACTTAGCCACAAGGGTTTCGACACGAATAACAAATCATGGAACCGTCAGCTTGGTTAGGCTCTGCATAGTCGTAAAAGACCATACATTTTTTGCAATGCATGCCAGCAAGACGACGCTTTTTGTTCTCAAGAAAGACTTCCAAACGATCCGCTAAAGCAAGCAGATCGATGTTGGCATGCTTCTCTCTAATCACCCAAGTCAAGTGTCCTCCGGTTTTATCCAGAGCTTCTTGAGTGGGGTCTAATTCTGCAATCACAAAACCACTGTGATGGTCTTGCGCCCAGGACTTAATTAACTTTTCTATAAATTCGCGGTCTCTAGTCAAACAAACCTCGCAACTAGACTATATCTAATCTAGATGCAGGATTATTAGACAGTTGGAGTCGTAAAAGTATCAGCAGCCTTATCTTTCTTGCTGACCTTTGGGGTCTTGACAGGCTTGACACCTTTGATGATTCCACCATTCTTACCACGAGTTACATAAGCAATCTTGGTATTGTGGGCGAAATGATTGACAAAACCTAGCACATCCTTGGCTTCCTTGCCAAGCTTTGCTCCGACTTCTTGTGCCAAAGTCTTGATTTGTTTGCGCTCACCAAGCTTCATCGAATCGATAACCGTATGTGCGGCTTCAAGAATGGGCTGAATGCTTGCCAATTGTTCTTGAACATCTGTATTTGTGCTCATTGTAAATCTCCTATAATTTGCAGGGAAGGTTCCCTGTATATGCCACTACTATAAGCATTTACTTTTGATTGTCAATATCTTGAATTTAAAAAATTACCTTTTCTGTAATCTTTTTAGATATTCCTTAGTTTTAACCTTGGTCATGAAAACTTCATTATCTACGACGCCTTTGACGACCACGCCCTCATTAACATCATACTTACCCTTGCGAACATCCTCGGCAAACTGCCCGGAATATTTTCCTTTATAAATAACCTTAGCAATTTCGAATTGGGAAAAGTCTTGAATAAGTTGTTCGGGAGGCATCAACCTGCCATTTATCATAACATCGATCATAACAAGCTTATGATCATCTTGTGCGACATGTCCGCCCGAAAAAGAGTTAGGACCATAGAATTCTGTAAAAACTATAATGTTATGTAGATGCAACGCACTATTTATGCAAAAAAACATTGTTAGTTGATCGCGCAATGCTTCGTTAAAAATATATGGTGCCGATGCTAGCTCTGAATGTTCTTTTGAGAAGGAGGCGATACCAATTCTATCCAGGGTAAACTGAGTGCGTCTAGTTCCAAAGTGAGACCATCCCATATTAGGGTCCCATTTCCAATGTAGATTGGTCCCATCATACTTTTCAAAGGCAATGCATTTGCCATGAAATTTATCAGAGTTCTCTGGAATTTTTGGATAGATGAGATCTATTTTCATAGAGTCCTTTTAAGTGCCGCCAGCTCTTTTTTGGAAAGTTTTGCCTTGGCAACTTTTGCGATAGCAACATCAGTGTCTTTTTTCTGACGCCGCTTTTCTTGTTCAGCAAGTTTCCTGGATTCTTCTTTTTCCTTAAACTTTTTCTTTCCTTCAGACAACTCTTCTTCGAAGTCTTCAAATAACCATCGTGTTGGAATACTATCTTCAAATCCCCATTCACTTCCATCTTTGAGAAGGATTATCATCTTGTCACCACCAACAGCATTAATTACCACCACATTAATATCATCTTTATTATAATGTTTCCAAAGGTCTCCAACATCACCTTCTTCAGCTCCATAAAAATACCAGTAGGCTTCTTTTTTATTGAAGGTTTTAAATATTGATACCATTATATAGTGAATGCGCTCAATAATTCGTTCTTCTAATCGACCCGCCTTAGAAGCTAAATCTTCTGCTTCTTTAACTAATTCTGGTGTGATTGGTTTAATGGGAATAATTTTCATAATGTCATGTTCTCCAAATAAAAAATGAGAGTGGATCTATAAGCGGAGTCCTGTCTATAAAACGAGACAATCATTAATCTTGATGATTGGTCACCCAATCATTCTAGCACCAACCAGAGAGTATTGACCGAGCGTGTCACTCTCTATTAGGCTTGCAGCACTTGGGGTTTGCAATGCCATACTTGTTACCAAATATGCGGTAAGCTTTTACCTCACCTTTTCACCCTTACCCTTACGGGCGGTATATTTTCTGTTGCACTTTCCACCACCTCACGGTGTCCAGGCGTTACCTGGCAAGTTGCTCTAACTGCTCCGACTTTCCTCGATATAATCGCGATTGTCCAATCCACTCTCAAACTTTATAAAAATATAGGGTACGAAAAATTTCCCGAAGGAGCTGGTTTACAAATGCTTCCTGCTTAGTCTTGATGGCTAATGGCTCAGAGCTTACTGCTGACGATGCTATAAAGGCTAACTGCTAACCAGCTTAAAGATCGCTGGGGAGAGTATCGATATCGAAAGCGAGTTTTGCTCTTATCAGGAGCAGCCATTTGTACTCAATGAATGCCCGAGGGCATTATCCTATGAGAGAGGGGTTCCAGTCGCTTACAGTACGTTTTGCGTACCCTAATCCTGCGCCCTTACGGGCAAATCTTTTCACACCGTTACGGCGTGATTTGCGTCTTCGACTGCGTTATTTAACGCCTCAAAACGATCTTGCAAGCTCTTGACTTGAGAGTCACGATCTTGCTCGGTGAGATCCGAAACGAAAGTCGTTTCGGTTACACGCGAGATGTTTTTCATCTCTATGTTATCCCACTCGGTCAGACGCTCTTTCACCGTCTCACTGCGCAAATGCAATCCCTTAAGGAATGCAATGCGTCCCTTCAACTCTTGAAGGGTACGAATGGCAAGAGCCATTGGCATTTCAACGCTGCCGTCTTTAACGGTTGCGCTCGCATTGGCGATTGCCACGCGAGATTCTAACTGCACCATTTCGTCTTGAATGGCAAACATGGCAGTCACTGCTTCCTTAAATGGGAAGGCTGGTTTCTTGGAGGCATCATAAGAGACACCAAATTGGGCGCGTTGCTGATGTTCAGCAATCTGTCCCTTGAGTTTCTTAATTCTACGAAGCGCTTGCGCAATAGTCATATTAGACATACTTATTTTCCTTTTACTTGTTAGATGGTTTAGATTTTTCACTTTGAGTCAGATCAAAGTCGAATGTATTCCATACACTTCCACCGTAATCTAAATTGATTAGAATCGGTAAAGCGATTAATCCTACCACAATACCAAGCACCGTTAGAATAGTTAACATTGAATACCTCACAGAATCGTGTGCAGCCAATATAACCACCCCCGGGCTCGGGTCAAGCGGTATTAATTTTTAAATTACTCATCCCAAACGTCACACATATAGTCGATGAAGTAATCAATACTGATCACTGGAGCAGATGCTGCTACATACTTCTTTTTGTAGTATTCACTATCTACTGCCTTCTGCGAATCAAACTTATCAATTAGTTTGAGTTGCAGCTGTCTACTATACTTGCCAGCACAATTCCTAGAACAGAATGGACCAGCTTTGTTCTTACGAGCCTTATCTCTGATTAGACGAGGACTACGTTCAAATTCTTTGTCGCACCAAGCACAAATAAACTTTACTGGTTTAACACGTCGAGTATCTTCTGTCGAATGCTCATTCCTTGGCATAATCCTAAGATTACTTAATTCGTTGTTATTAAAATCACTATCAATGTGATCCACAGTCTCTAGATTTGGGTCAAGCTGCCTGCCCAATTGTATTTCCATTAACCATTTTGGATAAGATACAGTTCTACGTTTACCATTATTCTCAATGATAATAACGATTTGCCTGCCGTCTCTTCTTTTATATGGTCCATGGACTTTGAAATTTTCCATAATTTATATGATAGAATATACGCATTATCTATTTTTGGTATAAGCAAGAATATCGTCGCGGATTCGTTGAGGCATAGATTTAAAGAAGTAAGCTTCGTCATCGGTTAATTCACCACGTTGACGGAAAGAGAAAGGATGATCCACTTTGTTCCAGAAATCGCTGTGGATTTGAAGGGTCATAGTATAACCAGTACCACCTGGGAAGAGAGGAAGCATCTGGCGCTTCTCTTCGTGATGACCATTGTCACGTAGATAGTAAGCAAGCTTTGCATAAGAATATGGTGGAGGAGGATATTCTGGATCGAACCAGGAAGCCATCCAGATACCATCGTTGGCGGAAACCCAGTGAAGCTTCCCGGCATCTTGCATAATCATGCGACCATCTAACCATTTACCGGCAGCCATATACTCTTCTTCGGTACAAGCACGAGGACCGCGATTACGACGGCGACGGTTACCAGCTTTTTGAAAAATACCTTGTTAATCAACATAGTAATCGGAATATGCCCACCAAATACGATTGTTGCTACTTTCTTTTGGGATATTGGGATCTGCGATGTAGCCGCGATCATCAAAGCCGCTTTCGGTCTCGACGACGGAACGAAGAAGATGATCGAAGGTAATATGACGACCAGCGGTAGTACGAGTATCGAAGTTTTGGAAAACCTCGGAACGAACATCACTCCAAGGACGACCTGCTTGAGAGTCAAGCCAGCGATACATTGGAGCCAGTTTATCGGTAAAGCCCTTGTAAACTGGTTGACGTTCTTCCATTACCTCTTCTTCTGCAACCTCTGGATCAAGCTTTGCCTTTTTGCAAAACTCTTTGGCGCGGACACGTTCTTCTTGAGAGGATTTTCTACGGTCGTATTTGTTGCCGCCATAACGACCGCCCTCGATAACGGTCTTAGCTAGATTTTTAGTAGACATTTCATTCTCCGTAAAGAGACAAATTATTGAAAGACTAATATAGTCTTAATTCTATTAAGTAGTTTTTCTCGATTAGTTTTAGTAAAATCAAACAAAAGTTTATTAAAGTGAAAGTGTTTAGGCTTGATATTATCCAACACTCTATTCTCTAAATCTACTGGCTTGATGTAGATATCAGTGCAAGGAACTGGGCGTCCTAGGAAGTAATGCTCTTGCTTTACTTCATAAAGCTTGGTTCCCTCATATAGCATCACGGTTTCTTTTTCGATACGAATGGGAGCTTCCCAGTGAACAAAAAAGATAGCGTAGTGCATTTGATCCACTACACAGCCAAAATTATTGCCTTTGCTACTAATAGGCTTTTTATAAGTTAATAAATCAATTTGCCCGCCACAAATTGGACATTTAAGAGAATTGAGTATTTTCTTTGCTATTGGATCCACATATTAAATATATCAATTAATATGGAGCCCAAGTAAGCCCTCGCTCACGTTTTTCGCGGCGGGTAAGAAGCCAGTAGATTAGCTTAGAAACATTTCGATGACTCATGCCATCGGTTCTAAGTTTAAGATACTTTGCCAGACGTAGTAGATTCTCAGGCTTAGCTTTTTTTAAGGTGCTGCGCTTGATCTTCATGACAATTTAATAACTTCAAATTGGTAGCAGATAGCGGGAGTTGAACCCGATGTCTCTAGGGTATCCGTGGTATGAGCATGATGCTCTCACCTTGAACCTAGCGTGGAACCGTTTCACCCATCTGCATATATTTTCGTAACTGGTTCGGGAAAAGAGAATCGAACTCCTATTCGTGGATTCAGAGACCACTGTCTTGCCATTAGACGATTCCCGAATAACTGGATGAGGAAGTAGGGTTCGAACCTACACCGACCTGAATCAAAGTCAGGGGACCTACCAATTGGTCTATTCCTCAATAACAAAACTTACTTGGTGGATCCCCAGGGAATCGAACCCTGAATTTTTGACTGCCAGCCAAAAGTTATCCCATTTAACTAGGAACCCATAACTAGGAACAGTTTATTTTTCTATTGAGTCGGTGTTCCAGGACTCACTAGGTCCGTGTAGGGACCAAAGTTGTGCTCAATCTGACGCTGATTAATGTGAGAAACTGAACGTTCTTTCATTTCTCTAATCAGCCAGTGAGCTATTGATAACCTCAAAAGAATTAACCTTTGAATTTATTTAGATTTCAAATCTTTTATCTTCTTCTCTAACTTAGCTACCTTTGCTTGTAGCTTTTCATTTTCTTCTCTTAACGCATTCAACTCAGCTGAATATGTTCTTTTAGCTGCATGTTCTTGAATGTAATCGTTTCTTTCTTTTTCTTTACGATCGAATTTTCTCGTCATAATTTGGTGGACCCGGAGAGAATCGAACTCTCAACTTTTCGGTGCAAGCGAAAAAGTATACCATTTACCCACAAGCCCATAACACAATCTATATATCTCGCTATGCATAGATTTGCATGTAATGCAAAACGTTTGCGCAAAATCAACGAGGTACATATGTCAACTATTACAAGAAATTGCTTACATTGTCAACAAGAATTTAAGGCTCGCTCACAAGATGTCAAGCGCGGCTTTGCCAAATTTTGTAGCCAAAGTTGCTCTAGCATTTATAATAGAGCACAAGAAACTAAACCAGAACCTAATGTGGAGTGCGCTTATTGTCAAACAAAATTCTATCTAAACACTACACAAAAATCTCGCTCCAAAAGCGGTTTATATTTTTGCTGTCGAAAACATAAAGATTTGGCGCAACAGATTGGTGGGGTAGTTGGAATGCAACTTCCACATTACAAAACTAGAATCACACATTATATGGACAAGGCTCTTCACAACAAACCACCGAAATGTGAACGTTGTGGATATGATGAGCACATAGCTGCTATTGTTATTCATCATAAAGATAGAAACCGTGACAATAATTCACTATCTAATTTAGAAGTGTTGTGTGCTATTTGTCATGCAATAGAGCATTGGGTGGAAGATATTCAATTAAGAACACCTTCCGCTTGAAGATTATTTCTTAATGTGATACCAAACATTCCATCTGCACTCCAGTCCCCATTTGGAGAACTATTGTAGCCTAAGCTAATGTATTCTGCTTTGGTAGAACAATCAGCTGGACAGCGCTCGGTATCCCCAATGAAACTGTATTTGATATCAGCACCATTGATTTTGGCATAATCATGCCAGCCACAATAGGCTGTACAAAATCCACCCATTCCACCAACTTCAGATACATATTCATCAGTTAAAACAAAATAAATACCGTTTTCATCTGAAGGTAACTGATTATTAGTAATTTGCTCTTTAACGATATCTCTGATATCGTTATCAACTAATGTATAACCGTGAGTATAACCGATAAAGACTTCTTGAGCCAGTGATACCTGACTAATAACATAAGTCTTCGGAAGACCGCTGTCAAGGGCAGCATCGTCACTGGCATCATAAGTGCCTGAATCCAAAACAACTCCACCATCTGTGGTAACGTTCCCAGCATCAAAATGGAAGATGATTCCCGACTCAGTACCAGCATCACTTGGTGGTAGTTCATAATAAGTGGTATTGATCTTAAACCAATCACTAGATCCTATGTCAGTAATTAAATCTTCGATGATTGGGACAGTGCGTCTGTTTTGCCAGTTACCATACCAAATGAGATATACATGGACTGGGTTAGTCATTACTCTACCACCATGATATTGAATTGGTGTGGGCTCTGTTCCTCCCAAATCAAACCCACCATATGAAACGCTTGCATCCATATGTGGTAAGGAAGCATCTGGCAAAGTAGGTTCATCGGCTACATCGGAAGATGCATCTGGCGAGCCGCCTTCCGATTCATCTGCGACACCATAAGCACAACCAATAAAAACCAAAATAACTATCAATGCCAAATATCGTTTCATCTTACTACTTTCTTTGGAGTTGCCGCATACTGATTCAAATTACTTCCAGCAAAACAAATCTATGTTTTGCTGTCTTTGAAATATATTACAAATCTTAATGATGTCACATTCCGGTCTACATAGTCTTGACGCATCCCTACTTTTTCTTTTTCAGAATAAGGTTTTTCGCAAGCTAATAATATTCCACAGAGAATTATAATCTTTTTCATTTACTTTACCGTTGAAAACATATCCACCATCTTTTCCACTTCAGGCGTACAAGGAACATTAGTTATAGATGTTGATTGCAAACCAACGTGATAAGCAGCGAAACATAAATGTGTATTACTGTCTTTGTAGTAATGTAGCTCTTTGGATAATTTTTGAGCTGAACTGGTGATTTCATTTCGTTTCATTTCCACCGGATCACAACCTACAAATGAAAGGAGGGTGCCAGCTACAACAATAAGAAAACCAATTACATCCCACTTTACATTATAATTCATGACTCACCTTGAGCAAAAGCATGTCTGATTTTGCCACTCAGAGAAACAAATACGAATCCACTGAAAATATCGCCGTCATCAACAGCATCATTTTTGAAATCAAAAGAAAGTAAAGCCTTGTTGGCGTCACTAGTTCTAACGGAATATAACATCCAATGTTCTGGTTTATGTGCTTCTGCTTTGAGAAACTCTGCCATGCTATCGTTATCCTCTAGCAACTTGCTGTAATCTCCCAATGGAGCCATGTTAACAAAGTCTTGCGTCAACTCTTCGGCATGCTCCATTGTCCAGGCACTTAGAGCCTGTCTCATTTCATTTACAGAAATGCCGAGTTTATCTTGAATCTTCTTCTCAATGGTTTCCATTTCATCATCATGCGACAATTCTAAATCTTCCAATTTTTCAATCATGACTTATACCTTACCTTGGATTTTATTCATCACTTTAAGTAATTCGGATTCATCTGGAGTAGATTCAATATGAGGCATCTTAAAATCTTCTAATAGTCTTTTGATACCACCATCAATTTCACGTGCCTCTTCTTCAGTTTGATAGCGACCTTCGCTTAAGTAAGGCTTGTTTCGATTAAGGAAAACGTGAATATGTTTATGACCATCTTCTGCGGCTTGACGATAGAAAGATAAGGTTGAAGCTCGAACACCTTCTGCCAAAGATTGCGGACAATATTTTTGGGCGTAGTAAAGATTCATCATGACTGGAGAGTCTGTTACGATCCAGTCCACCTTTCCATACAACATGCTCTCTCGACGAACTTGTTTGCCAAGGAAATAGATTTGATCGTAGGTACTAATCTTTCGACCTTCCCATGCCCAGTCTTTGACGTACTCTCTGACTAGCTCTACGTTCAAACCCTCTGTCTTCAAGAGGTAGTAGAAGTAGGCAGCTGAAGTAGATTTACCACTACCAGGACCTCCATATAAATTGACGATGGTGGTTTTCATGGTGTTGTCATGCTTCATGTCTTCCTCTTATTCTTTAAATTGAATCCAATCAGTAATCAATGTAGGTCTATGTGGACAAACTTTTTCCTTACAGGGTCCTGTCCAATTTCTCATTGGACCATCTTCGGTACACAGATCATAAGTATAACACGTGTGACAAATCCATGCACCATGGGCAGTCTGAGCGTGTCTAGAAAGTTCATCGCCAAATTGACAACCTTCACAATCGCAGTAATCACAAAACATTTGGTGGATCAACCCGGATTCGAACCGAGACCTAAACAGATTAAAAGTCTGCTGTGCTACCATTAACACTATTGATCCATATCTATATTTTTATACCAACCAAAATCTTTAGCTGTTTTTCTACGATGACAATTGGAACTGTTATTGTAAATCCATCAACACATATAGTGGCGCAAATAGTATCTTGTTTAATATGATACACTTGCCCAATCATATGCCAATGATATTCTGGTAAACGTTTGCAAGCATGCCACCCGCATTCTATACCAGACATTTCTAGTTTATATGTTTTGATTTCAAATAACATGGTGGGTCCTGAGAGAATTGAACTCTCATCAACCGGGTAAGAGCCGGTAGCTCTACCATTGAGCTAAGAACCCGTAAAGATTCATAAGAAAATCCATAACTTTGGATTAAGAATCTTTCTCATATCTTCATACAATTTATCAATACACTCCCTACAATAGTAGGAGGTATTGCTTCCCGCTGCACTTCGGATAGTTATACCAACACATGTGGTATCTTTTTTGATGCGACCTTTTTCAGAAATGTAAGCTGGATTATCCGTGCAATTGGGTCCTCGACATTTCGCTGACCCACTTGCTTTTTCTAATTGTATTTTCATTAGAACGTCGTTTCCTTTGTATAAGACTTCATAAATTCAATCAGTGCCCACTTATCATTATCTGACAAATCAGTTCCAAATTCGTGTCCACGATTATCATTGCCGTCACATGATGCACAAGAAACCTGGAAATCAAATCCATCTGGCAAGGTCTTATCTTCTACGTAACCCAGCTTCTTTGAGTCGTAAACAAACCCACCAATATGAAATTGTCTTGGACGTTGCGCAGTTGGTTGAAGCAAATCCCACATAGTTGGGACACTACCGTTGTGTAGGAACGGAGGAGTTGCCCAGACACCATACAATGGCTTTGCTGCAAACCCATTGATAGTTGGAGTCTTCCAAACAACAGGAGTTCTGTTGGTCTCGTATGGTTCTAAGAAATAAATGTTTTCATTCTTTGCTGCAGTAGTTTTTACCTTAGCCATGAATGGAGTTAATACGTCCTTAAACAAATCCTTGCCATCAAGCTTTTCTAACTGACCTTTGAAGTATGCATCATCTGTTCCAACATCCATGTATTGATAATACGCAGAGGCAGTAACAGTATCATTCTGATGAGGATCGTGACACCCTAAGCATTTGGATTGGAAAAGAACTTTGCCTTTATCAGCAAGCCCAGTATCAATAGATCCTAATATACTCTCTGACCAAACTGGTGGAGCTGTTCTCTTAGCATAAGAAACTACTTGGTCTAACTTCCTAATGGAGACAGTACTCTCAAAGGTGGTGTCATTGAAGTCTGTTAACAGGGCAACACCTTGTGCCATGTTTCTTTCTACTAGAGAGTTGGTAACACCAGTATAGAAAATCCAGTGTTGACGATCCAAATCCCAATTGAATGGAGTATTCACTGGACCACCTTCAATTTGATAAGATGACTTAGAGTGAATAAATTTATCATTTAACATCTTCTTGGTAGATGACCAAGGATTGGAGCGACCTAAGCCGGCGTCAGCCTCTAAAGAGCCGCTGACTTTAGTTCCGTACTTAACTTGCTCGAAGAAGAAAATGAATCTCTTAGCAAGATAAACATACATTCCCAACTTAGTAGACAATTGTTTTTGAGTTGGATATGCGGCGGAAGTCAAAGTAGTTGGTCTCGAATCAACTACTGGTAATGTATTGAGCTTAACTTTTAGATGCGTCAAATCAGATTCAGTATAGGACTTTTGCACCAGAGTAGCAATTTGTTGACGATGGGCTCCAGTATCTTCTGGAACTTCTTCGGCAGCTAAGCGTGCGCGATAACGAGCATAGAAAGCTTCAAACTCTTCTGGATTAACTAATGTGGCAACCAGCCCCTTGATCATCTCTCCAAAGAAACGATCAATGGCGAATCTTGAAGCTCCACCATCTACTAAGAAGAACTTTCCGTCTTGATTGGAAATCATTGTAGTATGGCAAGTAGCACAGTTAATGCCCGCCATCGGAACATAATCCCCGTCCGTTGATACAGTAATACCTAATGGAATATCCGATTGAGGATTTACATAGTTAGGTAACAAGCCAAATCTTTCAGGATGAGCAAAGAGAAGTTCATCCATTACTCTTAGTCCCGATGCGTCAGTGCGCTTCAGAGACATTAGTACATCGATAGGAAGGTATTGAATACCTTCATCCATGGAGTAATAAGCCTTACGTTCCCCTGCCGTTAATCCATTAGTTATGGTTCCATCAAAAGAGGAACCAGGCAGATATTGTACGGGGCGAGATACAATGGGAGCGGTAACAGGAGCTAACAAAGCTCCGCAACCCACTAAGAATAATAGAAATGATAAATACTTTAATTTCATAGCTTCCTTAAACTTGAACATCATAACATTTGATATCTACACAATGCTCGGAGCCCCAATCGCATGACTCGCAGCCCTCACGGTAGTATTCATTTTCTAAATTGATTTTATCGGTTTTCAATTTTTCAGATAACCATTTCAATGCCGAAAATGAAACTAAATTTCCAAGACCATGATACATCTTGGAGATATGAACTACGCATTGATTCTCTTTAAAGGAGACAGTAATTTTTGGACGTTCAAAGGATTCATTGAGTGCATTGAAGTACTCTGTAATATCTTGAATTAATTTGTCTTGATTTTTCATTGCAGTTCTCTAGTAATATAACATTGGTGGTGCCGAAGGGAATCGAACCCATTTCGTCCCGTTTTCAGCGGGCGGTCTTGAACCTCAAATACGATAGCACCAATTGAAACAACAAAAATTGGAAAGATTATTTTTTCACGTGCTGCCATTACACTACACTGCAATAAAAACTTTTGGTCGCAGTGGAAGGAATCGGACCTTCTCCTTGTTCTCCATATGAATGTAATCCTTACCTGGCATTTGTTTCAAACTTTTTAGTCTTCGTCAGACTCAACATCTTTATCTGAAATAATTCTGTTAATCTTACTCAGGAATGCGCACTCTGGCAATTCATCTAAATTGAGACTAACTATTCTTTCAATACCGATACACGCTCTAAAAGCGAATAGCGTTGTATAGGTTGGGAAACTTCCAATGAAGGAAATCCTTTCCAAATCTTCTTGACTTAGCAATTGCTTTATCATTTCTTCTTGTCGCTTGGCTACAGCCTTCTTTCGAACACCCCAAACTGGATGTTGATTCAGCATTTTTCTTATTGGTAAACGAGTATAGTCTACCTCTTCTTCATCTTCTTGATCACTGAAATATGAAAGTGGAAGATCCATTTCCTTCAGAAATGAAGTTTCGATTGATTTGTATTCTTCACTAAAAGCTTTACGAATAGTATTTTGTAATGCAATCTTTCGATCCAACCATTCAGTTAATAATTTCGATTCTTCTATTGCTCTAGCAAGCAGTTTTATTTCTAGAGATTTTGATTGGTGCTCTTTAAGAAACGTAGAGTCTAACAATTGCTCGTTCGTTACTTCCAATTTATCTGGATGCCCATCAAAGAACTTGGTTAGTTCTTTTCTAACTTGTTTGATGTCTGGTTTAGACGGCACATGAAAACGAATTCTATGACCTTCAACACGGCTGAAAAAAGCTGAGACAGGCGCTGTGTCAATCTCTACTTTGTGCGAAAGTAGAAAGAAAAACTGAGAGGCATTGCCGCCCATTCCAGAGCCCACATGCTCATTGTCTGATCTAGCTGCTAGCTCTAGTCTTAGCTTAGTATAGAATTTAGCAGCCTTTTCTAGAAGTTCATCTCTATTATGTTCTGCCATCAACTCATCGTAATTTGTCTTGCTCATGAATGCTCCAATAAAGAATTATGGTCGTACCTGGCAGAGTCGAACTACCGTTTGATGTTTATCAGACATCCGTCTTAACCGTTGGATGAAGGTACGATATTTATGTATTACTATCTATTATCTTTTGAATCTCTCTGGCTTTGTCTTCCAGACTTTTACAGAACTCATCAAGACTTACTTCCATACGAGCATCGCAACCTTTGCTCATTTCAGCAACTGTTTTTAGCAAAGCTCTTCTTTCAACCTCTAGTGCAACAAGTTCTTCTTTGGTCATTCTCTACGCAGCCTATCTTTATTTTTCTTCGTTTTAGTTCTGCCACCAGGATCTTGCTTAGAAATGAAACTGATTTGCTTAGCAAATCCCTCATGCGATAACAAAGCTTCTGGTGAATGATATGTTTCTTCTAATTCTTTATTGGTAAAGTGAGCGTGAATTGCTTTGTGACAATCTTCGCAAATAGTCTCAGTAGTCTTACCGCCCCTGGACTTTGGAACCATATGATGGTCTGATGGAAAATAATTCGGGCGCTCACAGATTGGACATACCAATGGAGGAGCGGCTAACATTTCTTTAATGGTCGGCTTATTCTTTAACACAAGTCTTACCTTTCCTTACACAATAAGGTGGGCAGCGACAAAGATTGTGATCTGGCTCAATGTATATCGGTGGTGCGCTTGGCGCAACTGGTGGTTGCTTAGCAGATCCACAATTCATGCAGCTTAACATAATTAGAAAATAGATTAGGTGTTTCATAACCTATTATATATCATGGTAGTCCAGGTGGGACTTGAACCCACAAAGGTACGAGTTTTAAGCCCGCATGCTGTGCCTTTTGCAATTAACCCACTAGACCATGGAAGACTAATCTATTGTTGTTATATATCAGTGTGCCATGAGTAAAAGAACATATACTAACGAACAATTTATCGAAGCTATTAAAAATAATTACTCTGTAAGAGGAGCACTTAAAACATTAGGTCTAGTACCCGCTGGAGGCTCCTACAAATTATTTTATCAAAGAGTCAAAGAACTCAATTTAGACATTAGCCATTTTACAGGGCAAAGTCACTGGGAAGGAAAACCTCATCCTAACAACGCTAAAATTCCGTTAAAAACCCTTTTGATAAAAGGTGGCAAACCATATAATACTCATCAATTACGTTTAAGATTGATTTCGGAAAACATTTTTATCAATGAATGTATTGAGTGTCATATTTCTAAGTGGCAAGGAAAACCTCTTTCTTTGCACCTTGATCATATTGATGGAGACAATACAAATAACGAATTATCTAATCTTAGATTATTGTGCCCAAATTGTCACTCTCAAACGCCCACCTATTGTGGAAGAAATAAAAAAAGAATATAACGACAAGTAATTGTTAAGACACTTTATGACCTGCACATTGCAATCTTTCGATTGCCGTTCGCCCCGCATCTTAAACTCAAGGAGTTCAGTGGACCTCAGCATTACCTGTTTGATCGTTTTGATGCCGTCGTGTGATCCCTCTCGGGACTAGTAGCTACTTTAAGGTCGTTAGCTATGTAATCCTAACTGCATTCGTTACTGGTCGTACCTGATGGAATCGAACCATCGACAGCCCAATCACCTGTATTGGCAAATGTAAATGGCTCAATTCCATTACCAGAAGGATAACCTATCACATTGAATAACCAGAGTAAATTATCTCTATGATATTTATTAAGCTCTATTACCCAAGTTTGATGATTAGGATAATATCTTGAATAGGTGGTAGCCCCTATTTTAACACTTTCACCATTCCTAATGATGTTATCAAGTGCATCTTGAATCCCTTGCACAGAAATATTATCACATAATAGTTTCATGATTTCGAATTCGACATCACGATTCTTGTTTGGCTTATTAGTTATCATTTGAAGTTTATAGCAACCCATGCCGCAAACTTCTAATCCCGACCAAGTGTATTGCGCGTTATAACCACATCGAACGCAACGCTTCTCATCTTGATTGTTCTCATCTTGATTACGCATTGCTGGTCGTACAGCTGGGACTCGAACCCAGAACTTCCACCTTATCAGGATGGCACTCTAACCATTGAGTTA